CTATTCAATTCATCAATGATGAAATGATCATGGTAAATCATAAGTACATGGTGATTGGCAAACAAGATTTGTTTCATACACCTTTAACAATCATCCAAATCAATAGAGATGGTTCAACAGAACAAAAGTTTTGCAGTTCAAGACCACATCACTTATGTTTTATGATCGAACTTATGTTTAAGTGAACTTGCAATAATAAACAAAGATAAAGTGTTTTATTTATGTAATCAAAAAAAGGAAAAACAAAATGATTTACATAAATGATACCTATGCAGATACTTTAATCACTAAACTTTCAAATGACTTGAAAGTTGCATCTGTTGAAATTGATTTTTTCACTTGTCATCTCAAATTTGATAGTCATATTTTGACAATCAGATTTAATGAAAACACAGATGCAAGTGGTTGTAGTCAAAGATCAGAATTTTATCTTGATCACAAATTTTTAATCAATGGCATTAAAAATCCCTGTGATTTACAAGATGCAATGAATGATTCTTATGAGTGTCTTAAAGAAGTAAGATTTAGTCTTTAAAGAAAGCAATATAACAAGTTGCATAAAGACTAATTGTTGCTAAGGGATAATTTAGCAATAACCAGCCTGTTGCATAAAGAAAAATACTGCAAGCTGATAATAGGAAAAGAAAAAAGAGAAGTCGTTCAGAAAACATTTTTCTACCTATTATCACCACTGCCTTGAATAACACCACGATTTAAACGATCTAGTAGCTTATTCATGTTATATGTAGCAATATCTTCAAGATTAATTCCAAGTTCATCTGCAAGTCTTGCTACATACCATAACACATCACCAATTTCTGCTTTCATATCTGCTTTGAAAGCATCATCCACAGGTCTGTTATCTCTAATAACTTTTTTAACTTTATTTGCGATTTCACCTGCTTCACCTACTAAACCTAAAGTGCAGTAGTTCATCCCTTGTTCTTTTGGATACTTTGCAGTCAATGCTGTCTGTTGTTGGTATTCATTAAAGTTCATCTTAAAAAACTCCATTTGTGAAAAAAACTTCGTAAACTTAATACAAGAAACTTATAAGATTCTTGCAACTGAAAGGCAAAAAAAATGCAAAATGTTTTAAATCTCTTACAAGACAATAACTTTGACTTCTTTGTAGATGATGAAAAAATCTACTCAAATACACATAGATCATTACTTGAAGATAGTTTTTCTTTTGAAATTCAAATCCTTGATGATGATGAACTGTCTGTAACAAAAACACATCACTTAAAACATGATGATAATCTTTACTTCGGATATTCACTTTGTCATATCGATACAAAAATTATTCCTGTTAGTGATCTGATCGCATACTTAAATGTTCTACAATTTGAAAATGATGAATACTATGTAGATGAGTTTAATTTTCATCTTACTTACCGATGATTTTATCCACCAATCCATTCTTTAAGCAATCTTCACTAGATAACCAAATATCTCTTTTCAAAATCTTCTTAATATCTTTCTTTTTCATCTTTGAATATTTCACATAAAAATCCGTCAATAATCCCATGAGTGTTTGTAGATTTTGTGTTTCATCTTTAATCTGTTCAAAACTACCTGTACTCCAACCACTGACTTGATGAATAAGCATAAAAGACAAATCTGTAATATATCTCTTTTTACCTGCCATACTTAATAAAGTTCCTGCACTTGCAACACCACCTTCTACATAGGTATATACAGGTACTTTGCAATTGCTAATCGCAGATGCACCTGCTAAACCACTATAGACATCACCACCATAGGAATGGATATGTAAATGCACAGGTGGTGGTTGATCTAAATCATATTCAATTTGAATTTCCCTGCTTAGTAAAGATGCAGATTGCAAACTTATATTTAAATCTTGAATGCTTTTCTGATCTACATTGCTGTAATAATAGATATGCAGGTGTTTATGACTTACAGGACTTTGGTTTGTTTCACTATTAGTAGCATAAGATACAAAAACACGATCTTTAGATTTCTTGTTTTCAAAATTCATTCGCTTATATCCTTTATAAGTTAAAGTCTTTTCACTATACAAGACAATCCATTAAAGACAGATATGTTTTATTTTCACAGATGAAATGAAAAGATTCTACTGCATACTCAAGATATGCAGGGTCAATTTGAAAATCTTCAATTCTAATAACTTTAATCACATCACAGATAACAGGTGGTCTAGCTTTAATAACAATAGTGATCTTTTTAGAGGATTGCTTTTCCATATAGCTTGCCATAATGTCTATGCACACATCTTTGACGGATATGTAAAATGTAGATTTAGGATTTAAGATGTCATTAATTTGTGTTTGGATATATAAATCTTGTATATTCATTTGAGAGCCTCGAAGTGATTTTGGAAGATACAATGATATTAAAACCTTTTTTTAGTTATTTTGGTAGCAAATATAGAATTTCTAAACATTATCCATCACCAAATAAAGATATTCTTATAGAACCTTTTGCAGGTAGTGCTTGCTACTCATTGCATTATCCAGAAAAGAAAGTAAAACTATTTGATAAATATGATGTCATTTGTTCAATTTGGGAATATCTAATAAAAGTATCGGAATCTGAAATCTTATCTTTACCTATTTTGAATGAAGATGACCATATAGATGATTTTAACATATCACAAGAGGCTAAAAATTTAATAGGTTTTTGGTTAGCTATTGGACACACAGTACCATCAAAAAAACTAGCAGGTTTTTCTCTAGTCCATTCTAAAGAAGGCAAATTATTATATAAAGATGGATATGAAAGAAAAACAATGCCACATAAATCTTGGACGGAAACACAAAAACAAATTATCTCAAGTCAATTACAATATATAAGACATTGGAAGATTGAGCAAAAAAGTTATGAACAAGTAGAAAATGAAGATGCTTGTTGGTTTGTTGATCCACCATATCAACAAGCAGGTATTCTTTACCGAGAAAACTCAAAAGGTATTGATTTTAATCATTTGGGAAATTGGTGTAAAGAAAGACAAGGTGAACTTATTGTTTGTGAAAACAGTGGTGCAAATTGGCTACCTTTTAAAGATTTTAGATCTTTAAGAAGTACTATCGGCAAAGCTACTTATGAAGCTATTTATACTCAAGGCTTTCAAGAACAAATTACTTTATTTTAGGTATTAATCATGAGTAAAAAACCACTAAAACCTTTTTTTAGCTACTTTGGTAGTAAATATAACTTATCAAAGAAATACAATCAACCCAATCAAAATACAATCATTGAACCTTTTGCAGGTAGTGCTTGCTACTCATTGCATTACCATTGGAAAAAGGTAATGCTGTTTGATAAATATGATGTTGTTTGTGGAGTATGGGATTATCTTATCCACACAAAGCAATCTGAAATCTTAGCATTACCACTTATTGATTTTGACAAAACTCTTGATGACTACAATCTTTGTCAAGAAGCTAAATGGCTTATTGGCTTTTGGCTTCACTTGTCTAATCCAAAGCCCGGAATCAAGCATACAAGTAGAGCAATCAAAGTAAGCACAGGATTCATAGACAAAAATGGAAAAAAAGAAAAACCTAGAAACTTTTGTAGCTGGACGATTGAGAATAAGAACAAAATCGCTAGTCAAGTTGAACACATTAGGCATTGGGAAATCAAGCAAGATAGCTATGAAAACATAAATAATGAACAAGCAACTTGGTTTATTGACCCACCTTATCAAATCGCAGGCAAAGGCTACAAGGAATCAAGCAAAAACATTGATTTTGATCATCTTGCCAATTGGTGTCAGAATCGACAAGGTGAGGTTGTTGTTTGTGAGAATCAAGGTGCTGATTGGTTACCTTTTGAACCTTTCTCATCTTTACGAAATGCAAGAAGGAGACAAACACAAGAAGTAGTTTACTATCAAGGCTTTGAAAACCAATCAGAGCAAATTACTTTATTTTAAAATTCTTAAAATAAAGTATCCTTGACCTGTTGATACTTTTACTTCTGTTTTCTTTCCTGATTTTAAAATGTCTAAGGCTTCAATAACTTCTTCATCTTCTTCATTCACATCATAAAAAGATTTTAAAGTGTCTGTTGCTTCTACTTTACCTGTTTTAGCATCGCTCATTTCAATCATAGTGTTATTGTTGATCTTTAAAGATGCAAGTCTAATTTTCAATGCTCTAAGGTTTGTCATTTTTCTTATCCTTAATATTGATTAAATGTTATCACAATTTGTGTGTCATTAAAAAGGATTTTAATAAATGAAATATAACAATCCAAGAGATTATGTAGATTATATCACAGGACATTTCTTAAACAGTCTTGATTACAATGTAGAACGAATAGAATCACTTATTGAGAAACAAAGTGAGAAATGGCTACATTGGAATCAGAATGTAGTAGGCAGTAAAGATCCTGTTGTATTACCTGAAGAGCAATATCAAGTGATGAAAGGTTTCTTTAATAAGGTAGGCAGAGAGCTTGCACGATTAGATAAAATGATGAGTACAACCTTAAAGCTACTTTTAGAGATTGATATTGAAGAATACACAGAAGATTTAATTTTAGTAAAGACAGCACGGATTAAGAAAGCATTTCAAGAGAATGGCTGGCATTATGGTCGTACCTTATGGACGAATTTAAAGGCTTTGCTAGATTTATTAAAATTGCATTTGGCAAAGCTAAGGTCTAAATATAATGAGATTATAGATGATGCAGTAGATAAGAGTTTAGTTTTAGAATGGCAACTTGCATTAAAAACACATTGTCAATCTATGCAAGGCTTGATTAAGAATGTTTTATTTACATTAGATAGTAGATTAGAAGAAGTCATCAAAGAGTTTAAAGATTTTTAATATTTTATTTATATCTACTTTCTTTAATATTAATCTCTTAAAAGAAGGATAAACATTATGTTTAATCATTTAGAAAGTCGTTTAAATCGTCTTCGTAAGGCATCTCACCTTGATGCTCAAATCTCTAAATTCTCATCTGTGCAAAAACCCGGGACTGAAAAGCAATTCGCTGAGTGGTGTGTCTATGTTTTTGAGGCTGTTGGAAAGTGTAAAATCGAAGATTTTAAAATGGTGGGTGACGATGCTTTTACTTTTGAAGGTACAGATAAAAAAGGATTAGTCTTTAATGCAGGATTAGTTTATCATGGTCTTACTTTTGAATGGACTGTTAATGTAGGTAAGAGTAGTTATTCCGATAAACAAACTTTAAAAAGTCTTTTTAGTATGGCTCAAATCCCAATGGAAATGGTTCGTCCAATTCAAATGGGGAAATTTTAGACAATCTCTTTTCCAATATTTAAAATACTCTTTTAAATATACCTTCTACATCTATATGCTGTTCTACATCATTTAGACCTAAGACATCTGATAACTTTCTATTTTCTTTATATGCCTCAAAACTTGCTGATTGCACAAGCTGATAAGCATAATCTCTTGAATATCCTTGATCTACATATCTTGTTAAGATCGTCTGTGATAAATATAAATCATTCGCCTCTTCTATATTTGCCAGCATCCTAGCTTTATCTACTTCAAGATTTAAAACCATCTCATTCAATCTCTTTAAAGCATAATCACATAAGCCTGTTGCATCTTCACTTATTACTCTTTCTACACTAGAATGAGATATATCTCTTTCATGCCATAGAACTACATTCTCAAGAGCAGGTATGGTATATCCTCTTAATAGTCTTGCAATACCTGTTAGGTTTTCTGCACTAATAGGATTTCTTTTATGTGGCATTGCACTAGATCCTTTTTGACCTTTGCTAAATCCTTCAAACACTTCACCAACAGATGATTGATGTAAATTTCTTATCATCACTGCTATTCGTTCAATAGATGATCCTATTAAACCAATGATACTAAAAAACAAACCATGTCTATCTCTTGGAATGATTTGTGTAGATATAGGCTCAACCTTTAAACCTAATTTATCTGCTACGATCTGTTCAACTTCCATAGGTACAATACTATAATTGCCTACGGGTCCTGATATTTGCATATATGAGATTTCATCTATTGCTTGTAAAAGTCTTTCTTTATTTCTTAACCATTCAGAATAGAAACTTAAAAGCACAAGACCAAAAGTAGTTTTCTCTGCATACATACCATGAGATCGTCCCATCATATAAGTGTATTTATGGTCAATCGCTTTCTGTTTAAGAGTTTCTAATAAAGCATCAATACGATTGACTAATTGATTGCCTGCCATTTTTAATTGTAAAGCAAAAGCTGTATCTAAAACATCACTGCTCGTCAATCCTCTATGGATATGTTTTTTAATGTTATCTGTTTTAGATACAGATGCAAGGAAAGCTAGAACTTCATGCTTTAAAGTTTTTTCATGTTCTTTAATAGCATTAGGATCAATATGGATTTGTTCTAGTTCGGTAGAAACACCTTTGGGAATAATGCCTAGATGTTCGTATGCTTTACAGACTTCAATTTCAATTAAAAGGAAAAGATTAAATTTATCTGTTTCATTCCAAATGGAAAGCATTTCATTAGTTTGGTATCTTGTGATCATATAAGAATCTCCTTATATGATATGATACAAATCAAGATAATCTAATTCGATTAAGTCTTTGTTTAAGTTTGGCATATTTTGACAGTCTTTCAGGTGCAATTGCACCTGCCATGTCTTTATCATAAATAATACCTGTGCCAAATACTGCATTTTTTCCACCACCATAAGAAATCATCTCTACAAAATCAGCTGATTGCACAGGACTAGGTAGTAAAGGTATATTCCCAAAAGGTTCTTTTTGAATAAACTTTGTGTACATATATGGATTATATGTAATAGGAATTTTTTTGCCATGTAATACAGGATTAATTGGTTCATTACTATGATAAGCAACATAATCCACTAATGTACCACGAACACCAGCATGAACATTTTTAGCTTGTTCTTTAATAACTCTTTGCCTGCCACTTTCACTTACATAGAAAATACAATTTTTAAGCATGACATAATCACAATGTAAAATCACTTTACCTGAAGCAATAGATTTTACAGACCATGTATGTTTATGTAAATTAAAATAAACTTGTACTTTTTCGCCTATATGTTCTTTTAGCATTTTACTTCTCTTTTCTTTTTTTAAAAATAGAAAAGCTATAAATATAATATTAAAGACCAACTATTAGGATACAAATCAAATTATCTCTTTGGAAAAGCTTCGTGTGGGTTTTCATTATAAAAGGCAATATCTTTAGCAAAAGACTGATATAGTTCTTTAGCAGATAAACCTACATAATGACCTTCCCTTTTCCAATCCAATGATGTTGCATCATCCTGAAGTCTACTAATCTCATAATTAGGTTCTGTATTATAATAAATACTCTCACCATCTGACTCTTCTATATATTCATAGTCATCGAAAGCACTAGCAGAAGTTGAATACTTTTTCTTTGTTACTAGATTATAGATGTGAAATTCGATATCAGCTTTAAGACCATTTGGATAACCACCTGATGTGTATGCTTCTATCTCGAAAGAGATATTTTCTAATTTCTTTTCAAAAGAAGATGAATAACCTTCTTTAAATGCTTCTACAATCATTTGTTCAAATTTATCAAAAGATAAATTTGGGATAACATTTGGATTTGCTTTTTTAAGATTTGCTAATCTATTTTTTAATCTTGATAACATTTTTCTACTCTCTTTGTTTAAGAAATTCACAAAAAGAAAAATCTATAAATAAGATATTAAATTTAATCTTCTAAAACTTCTTGTCGTTCAAGTCTTTCTATACGATCTACAATCCAAGCATATAGTTTTTCAATATCACCAAGTACTAATTGGTTATCCCAATTAGTTGGTTGTGGATTCTTGAAATATGAATTACGAGTGACTGTAAAATGTGCTGTGTCAATATCCTGTGGATCAAAACCTAATTCATTTCTTGTTTCATTTGTGATTGTATAGTGGTGTTGTAGACCATCATTATCAGTAGTATGTAACAATCCACCATAGGTGGTGAGAGATAAATCATATGAAGTGTTATTATGTGGATTATGTTCTTTTAATTCAACACCTTTGATGTTTTGTTTCACAAAAATATTTCCTAATGCTAAACTTGTAAACATATTTATTTCCTATGTTATAAGTGGTTTGATATTACACTTATATTATTAAAGACCAACCATCTTTAATGTTTCAGGAAAATGTTCTGCTGTGATTTTATAAATTGCTTGTGCATACTCTTGAATTTCTAACTGTGCACCCTTCTCACTTCTTAATTGTAGAAAATGCAAAACTGCTTGCAAGCTGGCTGTCCATATACATTCACTATAACTTGCAACAGGTAATAATACTCTTGCCTGTTCTCTACAGACACCTAGCTTTAATAAATCATTATATCCATTTTCACAGGTAGCATATACATGATCTAAAATCTCAAATGCTTTAACAGGATCTAAGATTTCACCTGCACTTGATTGCTTATTTTTAGCATCCTGCATTCGCCATGTTTCAGGTCTAAAAAAACCATGTCTTAATTCCGTGTATCGTGCAGACTGTTCATTCCAAGCACAACCTACTTGATGTTTCATCCACTGTCTTAATACAAAGATAGGAACTCTTAATCTGAAAGTGATTTGTGGATGTCTAAATGGACTTGTATGTTCATGAATCCATAAATATTTTAATAGCTTTTCATCAGCCTCTGTCCATTCGTCAGATGTTTTATTATAAGATACTCTAGCAACATTGACAACACGAAGATCATTTCCCATGTGATCTACATATTCAACAAAACCTTCATTTTGTACATTGATTTTCATAATGACTTATCCTTTAAGTGATTTTAAAGATAGCATACAAAATCTATGTGTTTTAAATTCCTACTTGTTTAAACTTTTTTTGACTTGTTCACTAAGTGAAAGTGATTTAAAACCTGCTAAGATTTCTTCAAACACTTGATCTACATCTGTGTTATCTGCAATCTCAATTTTTTGAAACAAGTGAGACCAATAATTTAAAGTGTATCCTGAGTAAACACCTTTTAAAGTAGAGAGAAGGATTTTATTTTCAGGTGTATTATAGACTACACCTTTTTTAGTAAATTCCAAAAGGTAAGGAATACTCAAAGAGATTTCATTGTTGATGTTTATTCTCAACTTGCTACAACTTGATGTTGGTTTGTGAACACTGACTTTAAGTGTTTTGCGATCAAACATTTTTTCAAATCTTGTGCAGATTTCATAGAGTTTTTGGTTTTTTTCTTGAAGGTTTAAAAAGCGATCCATGATCATTTTCCTTTTTTAGGTTTGTTTTGTTTGGTAATAGATAAACACTTATGGTTTAAGTTTATTGCAAGTTCGATAATAATTTTATTAAATTCTTTTATGTATAGACACTTATCATAGGAGTACAAAATGTCTTGTGTAATTCCTGATGGTGCTAAGGTTAAACTTATTAATGGTAAAATCATTTGGCATGGTAAAGAATATAACCAAGCTGATTGTGCTATTGGTGAAGGTGTTACATTCACTACTGAAATCAAAGAAATTGATGTAGATGGTGAAGAACAGCCTAAACCTAAGAAAAAGAAACCTGCACCTAAAACTGAACAGAAGTCAGTAGAACAAACTTCTGATAATATAGAGATTGAAGATAATGCAAACCAAGACACTATAAAGGATATTGATATGGGATTACCTGTTCAAGCACCTCAAGATGCAAACCCCGGGCAAGGTCAAATGCAACCTGTTGCTCCACAGCAACAAATGCCTGTTCAACAAATGCCTATTGCACCACAACAACAGATGATGCCTGTTCAACAAATGGGTTTGCCACAAGGATTTACTGTACCACCACAATTCCAACAACAGTATCAACAATTCCAACAGCAATTCCAACCTCCACAACAAATGACTAATGAAATCCAACATCCTCAAGATGGTCTTAATGTTAATATGATTAAGCAAATTATGGATTTGGCTCAAGGCAATGTTGCAGTCATGGCTGTTTTAATCGCAGGCTATCTAGGTTTCACTTGGATGAAAAAGATGGAAAAGATTAAAGAAAAAGAAGCTGAAAATGGTGGAAACCATGCAAGTGCCTGTGATAATGATCGTAAGCATTTATCCACTAAACTTTCAGATATTGACTTTAAAGTTCAAAAGGTAGAGATGCTAGAAAACAAAGTTAAGCAAATGGGTGATGTTAATGGTCGTCTAACTAAACTTGAAGAAAATAGCAATGGTCTTACCTTTAATGATACTTCTGAACTTGAAGAAACTTTAGCCAAAGTCACTAAGAAAATTGAATCACTAGATAAGAAAATTCAAGCATTAACAGTAGCTAAAGAAACCACTCTTAGTAAAGAACCTGCAAAGAAATCTAAAACACAAGCAGTTCAACCATTACTACCACCTGATGATGATGATGAATAAACAATATTCACTAAAAATCCTAAATACCTTTTTTGATCTTCATTTAAAATTAAACTGTTCACTTTCTCTTCTACATAATTTAATCGTCTAGGATCTTCTTCCTTCTTTAAGCATAAAGCTACATATAATCTTAAAATATGCTTTGGTGTCAAATATTGAAGTCTTTTCAAATGCAAATCTAATCGATTACTATCTCGCATTAAAAGAGCTTGGTGTTGTCTTTCTCTTTCTCTTGATAAATCCATTTCTCTAATCCTTTAATAAATTTCTTGTTTGTATATAGAAAAAACACAGGCAGGAACATATATGTTTTATTTACTCATACTTATACATTTTGTCATTTTCATTTCAACATCTTATGCACAGGATGTTCAAAATTTCTCTTTGGCGAATGATAAATTTAAATACTTTAGTGTAGATCATGCAGATGTCTTAGAAAAAGGCGAACTCAATCTTAACAACTCTTTAAGCTATGGAAAAAATCCTTTAATCCTAACCAATCCTAAAGAATACCTTGTAGACCAAATCACAACTTACCAAATAGCAGGTGCTTATGGCATCTTGAATAATAAGTTTCAACTAAACTTTGATTTTGGTTATGGTTTTACTACAGGTAGAAAGCCTGCCTCTTTAGACAGTGGATCAGGTTTTAATAACTTTAAGATTGCATCTAAAGTGAAAATCTATGATCAAAATAAACTTAAAGTTTCTTTACTTATGCCTATTGCTATTCCTTTAAAAGATAGCAAATCACTTGGATCAAGTTCTTTTCTTATTTCATTTAAAGGTATCGCAAGCTATCAAATCACACCTGTCTTAAATGTTTCCCTTAATCTAGGTTATCGCTATCGTTTAAATAAATCTAATGACTACTCGCTGGATGATGCTATTCTTTATGGTCTAGGCTCTCAATATAAAATACTAGATGATTTTAGTATTAAAGCTGAAGTCTTTGGCAGGTACTTTTTTGTTGATAGTATTAATCCTTTAGAGTTTTTACTTGGTGCGAAAAGAAATGAAAAAACATGGTTTGTAGAACTTGCTATTGGTAGAGGCATCACATCTGATTACTCATCTGTCAGTTTTAGATTTCTTTTTAACTTTGGTCTTATTTATGGTTTAGATACAGATAAAGATGGTTTGCCTGATTCAGTAGACCAATGTCCAAATCACTCAGAAGATAAAGATGAACATTTAGATGAAGATGGTTGTCCTGATACAGATAATGATAAAGATGGCATTTTAGATAATGCAGATAAATGTCTAAATGATGCAGAAGATAAAGATAACTTTGAAGATCAAGATGGCTGTCCTGATTTAGATAATGACAAAGATAATTTAGCTGATGCTTTAGATCAATGTCCTTATTCATCTGAAATCATAAATGGTATAGAAGATCATGATGGTTGTCCTGATGGTGTAGCAAAGACAATAGAAACTTTAGAAATGAAGAATGAGATTTATTTTGAAAAAGGTACATCTGTGATTATGCCAATGAGTTATCCATTTGTATATGATTTAGCACAAGTGATAAACAAAAACGAGGCAATTACTGAAATTGTTATAGAATCCACAAGTGAAAATATTCAAATGTCATTTGATCGTGGTGAAGCAGTAAAGAAAGCATTAAAGAGTTTAAATGTGAAAGCGAATATAGTAGTTAAAGGTGTTCAAGGTACAGAAGAGAAATTTGAATTTAAAGTAGTATTGGTTTCAAAGGTATTACTTCTTAGTCCCTAGTGCTTTTTCAATAAATACCATTGGATCAAATTTTAAAGTTTGCTTTTTATTTAAGACAATATCTTCTAGTTTATCTGCCACTTCACCTGTCGCAAGGAATGACAATAAGACCTGTGGATTGATATAGGAATTGATAGTAGTGTTTTTACTTTCATGATTTAATGCTTTCTCTGATTCTTCAAATGCACCTTTAACCATAGATAAAACCTTATCTACAATTTCTTCTCTTGTGCTTTCTAATTCCAGATCTTCTAGCTTTTGTATTTCATCATATAGCTTATCTTCCCTTTTCTTTAAACTGTCTAGCAAGACTTGAGATGCTTTTAATTTTCTAAAGTCAGTTAGGTTTAAGATTTGACCAGATGCTTGTCTTAAATACTTGGATAAAACATCATTTGGGATAACAGAACCATCTTCTTTTAAAGTAGTACCACCAATCTCTTTAAGAACTTTAATAAGATTTGGATCATTGACAACAGCTTTATTGATAGTGCCTTTCTTTCCTCTAAATTTAAGTTCTACTCTATTCCTGCTAAGAAACTTAATATGTCCTTCTTCTAAAGTAGATGCACCATAGGTTTCCTCTAAATCTTTACTTTCAAGGTTGCCGGGACGGATGCCTGTTTCTAGCATTAAAGAAATAATGACAGCACATAGCTTTTTATCTTCATCTTTAGATTTAAGATCTTTGGATAATTGTTTTTTCAAATCGTCTATGCAGTTTAATAATTTCTTTTGTCTGTCCATCTTAGCTTTCATGTCATTGATTTGCTCTGCATAGACAGTTTTCATTTCTTTGATTTTGCCATTTTCACCAACATTAACAACAAGACTTTTAGGCAGGTATGTTAAGAAAGATTTAGGTATAATCTCTGTAAGTTCTTTTCTTTCCCTTTGTAAAACTTTCTTTTTCATGCCATTAATAACTTTATTCTTAATGTTATCTTCCCATACATCATCTACATCACTACCTTTAAGAACTTCAACAATACCATTGATTAAACTTTTAGGTGTCATGTTATGTCTATCTAGGAATAATTGAATGGCATCAGCTTTATCGTCTTTAAGTGCTTGTTTAATTTCTAGGTAAAATGATTCTTGATCTTGTTTAACTGCATTCCAAAGACCTTTTAAAGATCCTTTACCTTTGGTTAAACCTGTAGCAGATGAAAGTAATGCTTTAAAATCTTTTTTACCTTCTGTGCATTTTCTACTTTGTCTTCTTTTTTGTTTAAGAAGTTCTGCATCTTTATCTTCATCAGCATATCTTGAAAACATTTTTATTACCTTTTAACCATTAGCAATAGCTTGTTCTAATAAAATTTGTGGATCAAATCTTAAAGTAGTTTGACCACTAACAACAATATCATCTAGCTTATCTGCCATTTTACCTGTGGATAAGAAAGAAAGCAAGACTTGAGGATTGATATAAGAATTGATGGTAGTGTCTGCACTGCCATATAAATGTTGATGGTTTAAAGCAATACTAGCATCCAAATATGCTTTACTTACAGCATCTAATGTTAAACTAATAATTTGATCTTTTACATCCGTGACTTTAGCTTTATGTAATTCTACAATTTTCTTATATATTTCTTTTTGACTAGCTTTAAGACTATCTAAAACTGTTTGACTAGCTTTAAGTTTTCTAAAGTCAGTAAGTTTAATAGCAAAACCTGCAATGCCTACTAAATATTCTGTGAGTTTTGCTTGTGTAAATAAAGCACCACTATCATTTTCAAAAACATATTTATTTTCGCCTGTGCTTTCTATAATCTTTTCAAGAATTTTCACAAGCTGTGGATTGGTAATCTGTGCGATATTTAAAGATCCTTTTTTCCCAATAAAATTTAATTCAAGACCACCATCTCTTAGTTTTTTAAAATGTTGCTTTAATAATGTAGATGCACCATAGGTTTGAACTTTCTCTAATTCATTTCCTTCTTCATCTATTTCATCAGTAGGCACACCCATACCTTCATTGCCCGGGCGAATACCTGTTTCTAACATAATGGATATAATCAATCCCATAATTTTCTTATTATGGTTTGATCCTGCTATGTCTTTATCTAATGCTGATCTAATTCTACTATATGCAAGTAATAACTTCTTTTGTCTTTCTATCTTTGCTTCCATATCATTCATTTTTTCAGCAAACATAGTCTTAATACCTGTGATCTTTTTATTGTTATCTACCTGCACAATCAGTGTATCAGGCAAAAACTTTAAAAAACTTTCAGGTATTGTTTCTATTAAAGTTTGTCTTTCTGTATCTAGCTTTTGTACTTTATATGATGATTTTAAACCATTTTGAATCCTTGTCCATACATCATCTAAATTGGTTGAACTCACCATAAAGTAATCTCTAATTGCATAATAAAAAGCTACAGGTGCATCACCAGCAAAATACTTTTCTACAAATAGCTTTACTTGACTACTATTTTCACCTGCTAGGTCTTTTATTCTTTTCACAAATAAAACTTTGTTTTTACCTACTGCATTCCATATATCTTCAAATTTACCTGCTTCACCATATACATTTCTAAACAAAGATCTAAAATCTTTTTTTCCTTGCTCTAAATGCTTCTCTTGTTGTTTCTTTTCCTGTTCTACTCTTTTTGCTTTATCTTCTCTTAAAGTATCTTTAATCGGTGGATATGATTCAAGATAGAGTACTTTTAATAAAGTTTCTTTCTCTGCCATCAATTGTTCTATATTGCCACCTGCAAAATACTTATCTCTTATCATATATGCAAAAGTATTCGTTCTTGAATCCTTGTTATCTTTATTAGTGCCTGTGTATTTACTAATAAATGCTTTAAATGCTTTATTCGTCAATATCCGTGCTTTATATTCTCTTGCTGTTTCACTTTTTTTAGGTGGCAAACCATCTGCTACTGCTTTCAATTCATCTGTAGCATTACTCTTATATTCTGTTAAAGATATTGACGATGTACTACCTGTCTTGACAAATGCTAATGCTTTCTTAAGCCAATAATTAAAATCTTTTCTTAACATCCTTATATGCTCCTTATTCTTAATTTAAAGAAAGCATATAAATTATTTATTAAGGCATCTTGCCTGTGTTTATATACCTAAGCACACCTTTACATTCACTATATTTACTAGCTGATTCAATTGCCTGCTCTATCATCCATTGATGAAAATCAGGATCACTTTCCTGTCTTGCCTGTTCAATCCATTCTGCCATCCTGTCATTATGGTATTTCATTTCCATAATCAAGTGATGTAATTTCTCTTCTTTAATTTTATCTTTGTCTACACTTTCCACTCTAAGGTAAATAAGATAACCAAGATTTAAGAAGAGTAAAAACGATAAAGTAAAATACTTCATTTAAAAAACCTTTCTTTTGTATGCTATTCTTATAAGAATAGAAACCATAGTTTCATTTTCAAGGTCAATTTTTCAGTGCATTTTCAATATGGCTATTTTGACTGCAAAGAAACCTTTTGGAAATTTAATACAGCATTTCTAGGATAAAGAACTTTTTATGACAAAAGAAGATTTAATAAAATTATTAAATGAACATGGCAAAGCTAAAACCATATCTACAATCACAGGCTTGTCTTTAACTCAAATTTATAAATACATGAAACGATATGACATCAAATTGCCAAGTAAACAAATACCTAAAGAAAAACTACTTGAGATGTATCAAAATTTAAGTAGCAGGCAAATTGCTAAAGAACTTGATACATCTCATCAAACGATTGTGAATTGGCTGGATAAATACGAAATACAAAAAAAAGATCGTGGAATGCCTGCACACAAAAACAAATATCAGATCAGTAAAGACTTATTAAGTGTTTATGTAAAAGAACACAGATCATTAAATCAGATCAGTAAACATAGCAATATACCTTTAAGAGTAGTAAAGACTTTAATGCAGGAATATGGACTAAGTAAAATTGTAATCGATAAAGCATATTTAGAAAGAGAATTTATATGTAATCAGAAATCAGTAAAGCAAATTGCAGATGAATGTAAAGTTTGTGATAAGACCATTTATTTCTATCTTAAGAAATTTGATGTAAAGAATTAATCTAATGCAATTGGGATATAGGTATCAGTGAGTGCAAGATAACCATGTTTGTTTAAAAGATACTCTTCTAAAAGAAAGAAAATATCACTATCATCATTTGTATCACAATCATAAACTTCATCATCATTTTCAGGATTGACTACTAATTTAATGGTATCTACAATGTTTTCTACCATGACAGGTGGAAGTTGGTTTTCTAAATCATGAAAAGGTAAAACTTCATGATTGACAAATGAATTTACATTTTTGATTTCTTTAAGAACATTCTTATGTGGATACTTATCCAACCAAAAAGTAGTTTTAATAGTTTTATCAATGGTATCATCAAAAGTTTTGAGTAGGTAAATATCTTCTGTATTGAAAGTCCATACAGTTTCTTTATTGCCTACTGAAAAATCACCATTAGAGTCTTGCTCAAAATTTTGCATGATGAAAGTGATGTCATCACCTTCAATAGATACAAGACTAAACAAATTGTTAAAAGTCAATGCTGTTAACATATCATCTTGATTAACAAGTACAAGTGCAGATCCTGCTAATAAACTTTCGAGAAAGTATTCTTTTTTACTTTGCATTAGTTTTTTCCTTTTCTAATTGCAGTGAAAAATTGTTTGACATTGAAATCTAAACCTTTGATGTCTAATTTAGAACTGAAATCTAAATAGATCATCAACAAATCGCAATATGCTGGATGTTCTACATACTCACTTGTTTGGTTGAAACTATAAAGTGAATCTCTAAAATTTGTTTTTTCTTCTGCATTTAAAGACAGTAGATGTGGTGCAACAAATTTATGAAATCCACTAAAAAAGAACACTACATCTTCTAAACGATCTGTTCCTTTTTCTACAAGTGTTGCTATTTCTTTTGGTGCTGTGTCTAAACACATTTTACCTTCAAAATAAAAACAATACATTGCAGGGATTTGAATTGGTCGACCACCAAATGTTGTGTGAATGATGCCATTCTCATTTATTTCTAATGGTCTATCTGTTACAAGTCTTAAAATGCCATATGGTGGCATATTGAAATAATAAAGGTTCATTTGCTTTTCCTTTGTTGAAGTCATAAGCATAAACACTTTGATTTTAATTTTATTGCAAGTTCATATTTATTTTTTTACAATTACACTAAAGGTATATTTCCCATCTTTGTGATTTAAAACAATCTCTTCTAATTCATTCGTTGAGATGATGTCCAATAACTGCATTGTTACTGCATTAAACACTTTGTTTTTTAAAGTTGTATTTTCTTCCTGTAGCTTTTTAGCTTTCTCTACATTGATTTGGGATAACTTCTTAAAAACCTCAAATTCTTCTTCTTTATCTTTGAGCTTCTTTTCTAGTTCTTCTATCTTTGTTGTCAATGGCTTACTGATTTCTTTATTATAATCAGTAAACATACCATCCCACCTATGAAACAAATCACCTAACTTTGTCATAGGCATATATGCAGGTGTAGACACTTTCTTTACAATATTTTCATCAAATGAAAATCCCTGTCTTAAAAGTTCAATCACTTTCTTTTGACCTTCAGGATTATTTTCAAGAATAATCTTTTTAAGGTTGCCTGCACTATTATATAAGTATGCCACCTTGTTTGGCACTTTATATCCTGATTGTAATTTCGCAAGTATCTCTTGAGGCAATACTCTTTCTTTCATGCCTTTAAGATTTATTAAAGTTTTTCGTTGCATCTCTTTTTCCTTTTTTGAGAAGTTCAAAACTCTTATATTTTTTTTCATCAAACTTACAATCTTTTTTCATCCTTTAGTGTTTCTATCTAAACACCAAACCAAAGGATTAAAAAATGTTAAATATCATCTCTGCACTTCAAAACAAAGACTTAACCATCACCATGTCCACTGATGTAGAAAACACAGGCATCATTTCTTTTAAAGAGATTTATCTTGATTTCTATCTTACACCTTCCCATTTTACTCTTGTTGAGTTCTTTTATGATCATTCTGTAGATTTCTATAATGAAGTAGAAATCTTATCTCTTGATACTGCAATGGATATCGACCTTCTTTCTGAACAAGTGAAAAACATTTTTCTTATTAGAGATTATGAGAAAACTGCATTTAATATTTATATGAGTGATCTTAGGAATTATTAAAACTTATAATATAAGTCCTTTCAAAAAAAAGGACTTGAAATGAATAAAACTCTACTCTTAAAACTCTATCTTGAAAAACCTGCCACTGATATTGCCAAAGAACATAATCTTAAACCTGTTCAAATTCAAAAACTCTTAAGACTTTATAATATACCTAAACCTTATCGTAATAAAGATGGCAAAGCACTTGATGTAAATCACATCCTTGATCTCTACCATAACCAAAAGAAATCTATTAAAGAAATCAGCTCTATGCTCAACTCTACTTTAGATATGATCACTAATCTCTTATATGACAGAACACCTACACCTAAACCTACCTGCGACCAGCTTAAAGCCTGCTTAAACCTTTCCAAAAGACAAATTGCTCTCAAATTCAATCTTAAAGAATATGATGTGCATAGACTATTACTTGAATATAAACTTAGCTACAATCCTTTTAACCTGTCTAAAGAAGAATTACAGAAAGAATACCAATCACAAACCATTTCACAGATAGCTAAAAAATATCATGTAGATGCTATCTATGTTTCTGTTAAACTTAAAGAATATGGCATCCTTAATGAAATCAATATAGAAGAACTTAAAAGACTTTATTGTGATGAAAGAAAAACCATTAAAGAAATCATTTATTTGTTAAATTCATCTGAAACTACTTTGTGGCGACTTATTAAAAAACATAAACTGCAAAGACCTTTCAATCCTAATCCACATGAATTTTTTAAGCTGTGGCATGACAAGACCAAAACAGTAGATGAGAATATACGATATATGGCAGAATATTATAAAGTGTCTATAGGTATTATTCGCTTGACTGCTAGAAAATTAAATATCAGTAAAAAGACCACACCTATCAAAATTAAATATACACAAGAGCAATTACAGGAACTTTATGACAAGCATGACTTATTTGGTTTATCTGTTATTCTTAAAATGAATGTTGCTAATGTAAAACGAGCATTAGTAAGACATGGCATCACTATTAAAAAGCCACCTGTTAAACCAATGGATTTAGATCGGATTACACAGCTATATAAGACAAAATATTTAGATTTAAAAAACTTGTATGCTATTCAAGAAATTGCAAAAGAACTAGATGTTGCACCTACAACACTTCACAGGTTTATTCGTTCACATAAAATTACAAGATAGTTCGTATGCTATTTTTTTCAAATCCTTTGGTTGCTGGTATTTTTTGTTTTGCATGATTTGTTGATTATCTTTATACTGATAAAGACCAATTTCTGTATGACTATCAAATTTTTCCAAAACCAACTTATATTGACTACTACCTTTTTCAAAGGCTACAAAAAAGAAGTCTTGTTTTGGATTAGTCCAAACATCATGTAATGCAATGCAGTGATTTACTGCTAAAATCTCAAGTGCAAGTTTACTCATTGGATGAGTTTTATTTAAGTATGCCATATTCGTTTTTCCTTTTTCATCAGTATTGGCAAATGATAAAACACATAAGATAAACTTTTATTGCAAGTTGCAATTTATTTTTATTGATAAATGTTTAGCTAATATCTGTAATTTCAAACTCTTTAAAAAGGAAAAACATCATGTTAGAAATGCTTATTGACTACACAGACCACTTATCATTCATGGTAGATGAAACCTACTTAGATTTTCCCAACCACATGATTGCATTTGAAGAAGATCTTTATGGCAATCTTTATCTTATTCAAAAGGATTGGATCTTTAGCAAAACACCTGTAGAATTTGAAGAAGCAGTAGAAATTGTTAAGAACTTGCCTGAACCTATTTATTATCTAGATTAGGTGCAAGGTAAAGATCACTTGAATTCTGCCACTCTGATTTATGTAAAGATTTAGCTATACTTAAAGATAGTGAACATCTAAAATATTCAGGATATACATAAAAACCTCTTGTACCACCATCTAATCTACAAGACCTTGAACTTATAGAAGACAAAGCAAATTTAAAAGTCTTAGAATTTAAAACTTCATCTGATGATATTTCTAACCAATAGATCATTTTATATTTCACCACACTTTCCTATATACCTATCTGAATTATTTATCCAAGTAGGTTTAGACAACACTCTAGCACCAAATAAAGCAATTGCTAGTCTAAAGTTATCTGTGTATAGGTAATGTCCTATTCCTTTTATTGCCAGCTGTTTTGTTGGTGAGGTGGATGATGTTATATAAACACCTTGTAATGTATGACATACATCATTACTGTCATTGCTAAAGAAACCATAATGACTACTCATTTATCTTTTCCTATATACCTATCTTGATCGTTTATCCAATTATGTTTGGATAAAACCCTTGCACTATATAAAGCAATACAATGCCTTATGTTGCTTTGGTGTATATATGTTCCCATTCCTTTAATATCTCTGATAGTACCTGCTGTTGTAGATGATGCTAGATAAACAAGTTGACCAGAAAACTGTACATTATTTCCATATGATGCAAGGAAGCCATAGTGATTACTCATTTATATTTCTTTTCCTATGTAAACATCATTGTTATTTAACCCTGATCTCTTAATAAGAGATCTTGCACCAAACAGTCCTATGGACAACCTAAAGTTATCTTTATACATATATGTACCAAAACCTTTAATATCTTTAGTAGTGGCTGGTGAAGTAGATGATGTTAGATACGCCCCAGATGCAGAATGACATACATCATTACATCCATTGTGAAAAAAACCATAAGGTGTTTTAGTCATGTTAATTCCTTTTCAATATCTTATAAGATTTCTACAAGAAAGGACTGCAAAAAAAATGACAAAAGAATTATTAAATGATCTTATCCAAACCATGTCACATACTGAAATGGCATCTCATCTTAATATCTCGCTTAACCATTTAAGAAGACTATTAAGAGTTCACAATATCAAAAAACCTTTAAAAGATAAAGCAGGCAATCCTATTAATCTTAAATATGTTGAAACCTTGTATGATGCAGGACATCCTGTTTCTAAAATCCATATTATGGTTAATGCTTCTTTTGATGCCATCTCTAACTACCTCAACCTAAATAAAATTCGTATTAGTAAAAAACTACTACAACACTACTTTATTGATGAAAAACTTTCCCTTACACAAATAGCTGATCGTTTTGGATCATCTCTTTCTACTATTAAAAAATACCTACTACTCTATGAAATCATAAAACCTGATATTCATATTGAGAAACACGATTTAGAATCACATCCTAATATACTTGTTTCCGAACTAGCTATTCTCTTTAACACAGATAAAGAAACGATTAGCTACTTTCTTAAAAAATATGACTTGTCTAAAAAAGGCAAAGTCAATCAAGAAAAACTACAACAGCTTTATTGTGTTGAACATAAATCACTACAAGAGATTGCAGACCATTTTAAAATCTCACATATAACTCTTTGGCGAAGGATTAGACAATATAAACTCACTAGAGAATTTAATCCTGATATAGACCTCTTTGAGCAAAAACTCTCTGAATATAGAGACCTACCTATGCACAAGGCTAAACAAAACCTTGCGAAATATTATAATGTTTCTGTTGGTGAAATTGAAATCTTTTTTAAAAAGCACAATCTACTTAAAAAAAGAAAAAGAAGAAAGGTTACCTACACAAATGACCAGCTAAGAAAGATGTATGAAAGACTTGGGATTAAAGGTCTTATGAAGAAACTAGATATGACTGAATATAATGTTAAAAGAGCATTAAAGAGAAATGGTATCTTGCCATATAGCAAACCAAATAAAAGACTTGTCTTATCTATTCCTAAAGACCATATCAAATATCTCTACCATAAGAAATATGAACATTATAATGCACCTAGTGCAAGACAAGCAATGGCAGATGAATTAGGTTTATCTTTATATGCAGTTACAAGGTATATTCAAATGTATAATCTAAACAGACCAAGAATTTTCTAAAAGGACACTTCTTATGAAACCATTAAATCAAAATGTGATTATCAAACCATCACCTGTAGAACCACAATCCCAATCAGGTTTATTTATTCCAGATACTGCTAAACAAGACCAATCTATTGCTACTGTGATTGCAATAGGCACAGGTTATCCAAATGGCAAACCTTTAACAGTAAAGGTTGGCGATAAGGTAGTTTATTCCAAGTATGCAGGTGTAGAACTTAATTATGAAGATCAAGAGTATTTGGTCTTATCTGAATCGGATCTTTTGGCTGTGATTAAAAATTAATATTTTATTTATATGCAAGTCTTTATAAAACAACTTTGAAAAGGTAAAGATAAAATGAGAAGATTTGCAAATACAGAATCATCAGAAATGCAAGCTAAAGTAATCCAAAAAATTCTTGAAAACCAAATTGCAGATAACTTTTATATAAATGATGAAATGAAAAAAAAAGTTAAACAGCTTTTAGCAACTATGGATATGGAAGCTATCGATGAAGATCTTATGGATGATATTGATTATGCTTTTGATGCTTATGCTAAAGCCATGCAGAATTTCTTTTATTATGCAGAGAAATTAGAAGATCTTATTAAACTTGTTTAAAAAACCATTTTAGAAAAGAATGGTTTAAACCAAGTTAGCATTATTGTACTTCCTATTCCACAACCTAATGCAGTTCCTATAAAGCACAGACAAAAAGTTAAGATTGCTTTATTTCTTATCTTATTATCACTCGCATCTACATATCCTGTTCTCTTTAAGAAAAACTCTAACTCATTCATTTATCTTCCTTACATGGTGCTAAATACCTATTAGGATTTAATATCCAATTTCCTCGTCCAATAACTTCTCTATTTCTTGCAGTGGACAAGGCTACAAACACTCTAAAATTAATAGGAAAGATTTCAATACCTGATTTACTTGATGCTATGCTAGATAAGGTAAAAACACTATGCTCGTTTCTAGTAACTTCATTACTACTTGTTTCAAACCAACAGATCATTTTTCTTCATCCTTATTAGGTGCTAGATACACATTTTCATATTTTATCCAATCATCTTGTATAATTCTTTTTGCCACAAATAAAGATATTCTTTTCTTATCATATCCATTTAAAAAAGCACTATGTCCTATTTTAGGTATGCTACTTAATACAGTAGTGCCTTGTGCATACAAATGCACAATATTACTATCAAATACAAAATACACTTTTAGTTATCCTTATTAGGTTTTAAAAACCTGTCTTGATCATTTATCCTAGTATGTTTAGGTAAAATTCGAGCATTAAATAATCCTACACTTTCTCTAAAATTACTGTCCTGTACATATAAGCCTCCACTATGAGAATAAAATTTACAGGATTGCAAATAAACAAGTTGCTGTCCTTGCCATACATTATTTGAATCACTTATGAAATAAAATCTCATATCATTTCTTTCTTAAAGCTAGATAAACATCATCTCTATTTATAAAGCTGGCTGTACTCACTAACCTTCTACTCATATATAAACAGACAGATCTTCTTATATTAAAAGGCTCTACATATAGACCATGATTTACAGATGATACACCACTTAATAAAAATACATCCTGTATGTTTTTTCCTATGTTGTTATTATTGTTCTCAAACCAATAAACCATAAGCTATCTTCCTTATATATAGAAATCGTGATTTTTTACCTATATTGTAAAAACATAGGTAAAAACTTATATTGTTTTACCTATATAGACATCGTTACTGTTTATCCAATTTGATTTTATTAATGATCTAACACTATATAAAGTAATACATCTTCTCATATTATTCTTATACATATATAAACCATTTCCCTGTACCTCTCCCCTATTCATATGACCCGGGGATGTGAAAGATGTCATATAAGCACCTTGAGTAGCTCCTGTAATGTTATTTTCTTTAGATGTGAAAAAACCATAGTGATTACTCATTTATCTTATCCTCTCTTCCCATGTACCTATCTTGGTCGTTTATCCATGTGTGTTTTGATAACACCCTTGCACCATATAAAGCAATGACTTGCCGTATGTTACTTTGGTGTATATATGTTCCAAATCCTTTTAAGTGATGTTTTCCACCATCGGATGTTGAGGACATTAAATAAGCACCTTGAACAGACCACTGTACATTATTACCTTCACTGATAAAGAAACCATAGTGATTACTCATCTTATCTTATCCTTACCTATATAGGCATCATTACTGTTTATCCATTGTGATTTTATAAGTGTCTTTACTACAAATAAACTCACTGTCTGTCTTATATTATTTTTCTCTACATAATAACCAGCTTGCCCCATTAAACCTATACCACATCTAGGATAAGACCTTGTACTTAATAAATAACAATCCTGCATACCATGCTGTATGTCATTCCCATTACTATTAAAATAACAAATCATTCTTATCTCTTTGGTGCTAAATAAACATCATCATGCTTTTCCCATGATGATTTAATAACTGATCTACATACAAATAAAGATATTCTTTTTCTGTCATATCCTCTTAAATATGCACAGTGTCCTATCTTTGGCTCACCACTAAAAAGTAAAACCCAAGAAGTATTCGTCCTCACTATATTACTATCAAATACAAAATACATTCTATTACTTCGGATCATTCTTTTAAAAATCCATATTCATATACACCCGGTCTTAACTTATCACCTAAAACCTTATGCAATTCTTTTAACTTCTTAAAATCTGCATTATACTCTTTTTCCCAAAATCCCTTTAACTGATACCACCCACAATCCCAACATAATAACTGCAACTCAGGATTCGCTTTAGCATATGCCTCTCTTGTTGCCAATGACTTTAACCATAATTCTGTAGCATGAACTAATAATGCCACTGCCTCTTCACTTAATGTCAATTCTGCTATTAATGTAGACACATAAGATTCTTCATAATACTTCTCATAATCTGCTAACATCAATGCACTATGCTCTTCTATTGCACCACGAATGCCATATCTCTCTAACCAAAAGAAATGATTCTTAATTTGCCAAATCTCACCACCCCATGATACATCTCTCATAGATGTACAATTATTCTTCGTTTCAAAAATAGAATAAATATGTCCATCATCCACCCACTGCTCATAGCCTGTCTTTACTTCACTTGATGTATGCTTATATTTATTCCCTTCGTCTAACCACCTCTGTGTAAATGGTATCGATGGATATGCAATATATTCAATTTCTTTTTCAGGTGCTTTTTTAATTGGACCCGTCTTTTCCCTTTCCTTGATTTTAAGACCACTTGTCATAATTGGATATTCATAGGTTTCCATATCTTTAATAGGTTCTCTAACCCACTCACTTGCTGGCATATGATTATCGCAATTATAAATCTGTTTCCATCCATAATGACTTGCATCAAGATTTTTAATTTCTAACTTTGGATCTGTCTTAGTTTTCCCTTCACTCCAAATCGTAAAGCCTACTCCCCATTCAGATGAAACACCTGCAAATGCACTCGCATTAAAGAAAAATCCTGCTTTAAATTCAAAGGCATTGTAATACCATTCTCTAAATTTCTTTGCTGTTTCCTGAATCATAAACTTGATTGGTGAAAAGAAACATAAACTGACTTTCTTATATCCAAAATACTTTGCCTGTCTTGCACATTCAAAAATAAATTGAAAATATAAATTAGAACGACAAGCACCTAAATGCAACATCTTTTCTTTAACAAGTGTATTACTCACACCTTCTTTATTTTCTTCATCATCTGCAAGTGTACCTGCCGCCGCATATGGTGGATTAATAAAGAACACAAGTCTTTTACCTGCCTTTGCTCCTGCATATAACTGATCTTGCACTGCATCTGGAATAACATTGCTTTCATCACCTAAGCTAAACAAACATCCATCTGTATCTGTTGGATTTAAGAAATCATACTTAAAAGCATTTTTAAATCCTTGCTTATGTAGTAAATCCACTTCAGGTTGCTCTAATGTAGATAAGATTAAATTCTTAAAATCATATTCTCTAATCAAATTGCCTGAGCCTGAACAACAATCCCATACAAGACTTTCTTCTTTCCAAGTTTCACCTAAGACATTACTTGTTAAGGTATGTGCTTGATCCACCCATAAAGCTGGTGTAAAAAATGCACCTTGTCTTGTTCGGATTTCATTCTCTAAGGTTTCATCATATCTGTGATGTTCACTCATTTTTTTTCTTTCACATGGTCTAAATGGTTAAAAAAAGTTTTCACTAAATCTGCTCTTGAAATTTTATCTTCCAACTCTTTTCTTAAAAAGAAACACTTGATCTTTGAATCATATTTATGTGTTTCCACTGATGCAAACTCTGCATCATCTTTTAAGATATATGTTGTCTTTAACTTCCCTGCAAAATCCAATACTATTAAATACAAACTCTGATCTTTAAATCCTAAAGAAAATACTTTGCTCGCTTTTCTTGATGCACCTTCTGCAATCTGATGCCACATCAAATTGCCTATTAATTCTACACCTAAATCTTTGGCATCAAAATTTGAGATATTTGCATATCTATTTGTACGAAAGACTGCTCTCTTATCATCTAATGTTAGTCCTCTTAATTCTTGATTGCTCGCATCTACATGATAAGTATTATAGATATTAATCATATCACTTAAAATCCCTGCCTTTTTCATCAGCTCAATCTTATTTTGCAAAATCCTTTTTGAACCATATTCCAAATCAAATTTTTGCCTGTATAAAACATCTCTTTGCTTTTCTAGTTCTAACATTTCTTTTTCTAATGTTGAATTAATTGCAACTGCCTCTTCTGTATGTTTTTCATATATATGACTATAATCATTCGGATATGATGTCATTTGCTTTAATGGCTTTAATACTGCTCTACTCGCAAGCACTGCTTTATGCACACCATCATATTTATTTGATGCCTCTCGATATTCTTTATCAAGAGTTTCATATCTTTTTTGTATAGATGCTAAAAATATCTCACACTGCTCTAAATATGTCATTTCTGCTTTCTCCTTTGTAAGCAAGCTACTTATATTTTTTCACTTAAAGGTTTCCACTATTTCTTCTACTAAAGCACCTAAATTTTTCCTTAACACTTCTACTTTTACCAACCTGCCTGTGTTTAAACATATATATATCCGATCTGTTAACTCATCTGACTTGTCTAACACAACCTCTGCTTTCTCATTCACTATATATATTTCCTGCCCATTATCCACTACCATTGCTAATCTTGTCTTTATAAAATAATCTCTTATCCTATTATATAATATCCGTCTCGGTGTTTCAAATGCAGGAAATACTCTATCCCTCTCATTATACATTTTTACAAAAACTCCTCAATACACATGGTTTTAATACCTTTCCCTTATATAATCCACCTTCACATATCACCATTGGTATTTTACCATATCCACCATAACATCCACCTTCTGCTTCGCAATAATATCCACCCATGTCTTTAATCGCTTGTGCTAACACTGACATCCCTTTTAAAGACACTTGATTTAATAAATGCTTTTCTTCCACTGTTAACACACTCTCACCTGCTGTCTTAACTTCTTCTTTAATCACTTCCTCTACTACCACTTCCTCTTCTATCACTTCCTCTACTTCTTCTACTAATTCTTCTACAAATAAACTTTCTTGTCTTGCAGGTCTTGACCAATGTAATGGTTTCGGTACTACCAATACTCCTTTTTTCTTTAACTCAAATACCACTGATGATAAATTATTCGTAAATACTGATACACCTCTATCATACACGCCCCAATGATTCTCATCTACTACTCCTAACTTCGATAAAACTAATGCTTTACCTTCTTTACCTGAATGTATCATTGCTCCTTCAGGTAACTCTAAAATCACCTGCTGAACTACTACCTTTAATGTCTTTCTTAAATCTTTTGCACTGCAAATCATTTTCTTTTCTCCTGTCTGTTGGTTTGTTTACTTAATAACACTTGCTCTAAACCTTTATTGCAAGTTCATTCAAATTTTACAAAATTCTGTAATGGTAGCTTTTTCACTTTCCCTTCAGAATTTTCCACTACTACTATATAACACACATACTGCTTATATACACTCTGTACTGATACCAACCTTAATAACTCTTCCTGCTTTACATCTTTTATATCAAAACCATACTCATCTACACCTATATCTAATCCCATACCATAATACTCTTCTTCATATATCCTGCTATTCTCTAATAGTCCTTTAAATAACCTGTCATACTCACCTACCTTTGCTACTCTTGATTTTATGATATTCTCATTCCCTTTCGTTATCGTATATAACTTGTACTCACCTGTCATTATATAATGCACTTCAGATACTCCTAATAAATTGTCTTTCTCTAAATAATACCCATCTCCTATGCCTATCATCTGCACAGGTGATAAAAATCTCAAATCACCTATATCCACTAAATACTTCTTTCTCAACCTCTCATTAAATACCTTCTTCAACTCTAAATACTTTTCTTTGCCTATATACTGCTCTACTTCATTCTCTTTTACCTTAAATAAATTATCCGATGAATAATCCATCTTCACATTTAATGTCTTTAATAATGCAAAATACATCTGCTCTATCATTCACTATCTCCTATTAACTTCTTTAAATCCCTTCCATTATAATACACAATTTCACCTGTCCTTTTTTTTCTTAATACTACTTTTTTGTACTCACCTGTCATTTTTCCTATTCTCTCTATTCCCATATACTCATACTCTTTATATATGCTTTTCCTTTTCCTTATCCCTTCTTCATTTTCCTCTATAAACTTTCTGTAGTCATCTATTTCTCCTGCTACTGCTATTCGCTTTATACATTCCTTTTCCATTACCATCTCTAAATCATAATTCTTTCCCATTAATACCATTAAATACCTGTGTTCACTTATCGTGTACATATATCCTTTTTCTTCTAATACTAATCCTGCTTTCCCTTTTATATATATTGGCTGTAAATATTCCCAGCTACCTTCTCTTAAATATTTCTTTTCCATTTCCCTTTTATGATTTCCCATTATTTCCTGTGCTTTTTCCCTGCCTACATACTCACTTATCTCTTCTTCTGTTAATCTTCCACATATTCCATCTGATGCAGGTAAGATCTCTTCTAATCCTATTTGCTTTCTGATGCTGTTTATATAATTCAAAATTTCCATTTTCTTAAATCGTCTTCACAAGACCATTCTCTAAAATCTCTACTACATAATCATCTGTGCATACTCTAACCCATTTGCTACACTCTAATCCTAATTTACTCTTCATCAAATCCTTTACTCGATTTACTATTCCTTTTGGTGTAAATCCTAAATCCATTCTGCCACTTTCTAATTTACCATTAATGTAAATTTTGCCTGTGTTCTTATCTCTTAATAATCCGTGTAATTCTAAGTACTCAATATGATCTTCTGCAATCTTATCTTTGTTTTCACCTAGTGAACTTTGCATTAAAGAAACTCGTAATCCTTTTCTGCCAAATGATTCACCAAAGATCGCATCATTCACATCTGTTGAACTTGCTTTAATCCCTTCCTTGTTTACCAACTTCACTGCTACATCTAAAGATACTTTTTCTAAAAAGGTATCTAGTCTTTTCAAGTCTGCTACACAATCACTCTTATAGTCATTGTCTAATCTTACTACCAAAACTTCGTTTGCATTCTTCTTGCTTGTTAATCTTGCTACGATCATTTTTTTACTCCTAAAAAGGTTTTTGTCTTTATTGACACTATATAAACACTCACCATTCAGATTAATTGCAAGTTCACTTAAAAAATCTCATCTCATTTTTTAAAATAAATTATAGTTTCATTTTCAGTTCTATTTTTTCCCATACCAAAAAATACTGCAAATCACTTTTTAGCTTTCCTAAATAGATTTTACCTTTTTATTTCTCATCTCTTTTTTGACCTTAACCTTATATAGACATATAGACAGGCATATACACATTAAGACAGATATGGATAAATAAAGACAGGTATGGATTAAAACAGGTATGGATAAAATAATACAACATGGTTTGCCAAACCATAGTTTCATTTTCAGGATGCCATTTTCAATACACTTTCAATATGGCTAATTTGGTCAAGTACCTTTAAAGGCAATGTTTTAATGAGCATTTCTATAATAGAGAAATCTAAACCTATGATTGATCTAGGTATGTATTGATAAATTGTATAAGGTATGCTTTTTGTTTATGGTTAGTATTAGGCAGGGAATTAAGAAAGTCAGTGAAAGCCATTTGGTTAGAGATAACATTCTTAATGCTAGTATTTAAAGCTATTAAATCAGGATCATGCTTAAAGGTAAAAAAACTAGAGCATTGTTTATTAGTATATGTCATACCAGCAAGATAAATAAGCATATGGGAAAAGAACCTTTAGATGATTTGGTAGGTGTCAAGATTTTCAAGTTTATAGGTTCTGATTTTATCTTTTTCAAATTTTGCAATTTTAGAAATCATATTCTTTAATTGCACAACAATGGTAGAGTTCACAGGTTTTTTGATTTCAGGATTAGGATCTTTTTCTAAAACGATTTCTTCAAGGATTAAACCTGTGCAGTAGAGATCACCTGTCTTGGTAGAAATCTTAACACCTGCAATGGTAGGATGATCATTATAAACTTGAGTTTTAGTAGGATCATCAGTTAAAGAATTTTGAAGAGAAGTAATAAGACCTGTTCTGCCATGCTTTACACCTGTTAAAGTATCTTCGCAATCTTGCATATTGCAGGTAATGCCATGTTCTACTGCAAGTTGGAAAACTTGATCAGGTGTAAATGCTTGTGCTTTTGCAAGATCATTTAGGATAATGGTTTTGTAGTCAAATGCAAATTGAAGTTTAACTTGAACTTTATCTTTGCAAGTGCCTGTCTTTGTAGTAATGAATAATGCTGTATCCATTTTAGAAGTCCTTTGTTTAGGTAGTCATTATTGACAATATAAAAACACTAAGTAGCATAAGCATATTGCAAGTTAAAATAAAATTTATAATGAAGATGCTTAATGCCTGTGTAGAAGATGGTTAGAATGCCTGTGTAGAAGATGTTTAATGCCTATGCTGTATATAAATAAATGCCTTATCCCTGCCTTAAATCCTATTCATTTAAATCTTTAATCTTTAAACCATTTGAGATATATGGTCTAAATTCTAAATTCTTAATCATTTTATCAAATTGTTTTTGAAATGCTTTCGCAATATCGTTCGGATCAATTTGATCTTCAAGGTTGAGTTCTGCATTTTTATCAAAACTTTGATTATTGCCTGCACTACTTTCATTTGAACTTTCAGATTGATCATCATCTGTGATTTGATCATCATCATCACCATCATCAATTTGATCATCATCAATTTGATCATCATCAATTTGATCATTACCATCAGTTTGATCATCACCATCAGTTTGATCATCATCAGATTGATCATCATCAGATTGATCATTACCATCAGATTGATCTTCCTTGCTGTCATCATCATCAGAAGGATTTTGATCATCACCATCAGTAGTTTGATCTTCTTTATCAGATTGGTCTTGATCATCCTTATCTTGATCATCCTTATCTTGATCATCCTTATCTTGATCATCCTTATCAGATTGATCATCATCATTCTTATCGGATTGGTCTTGATCATCATCATTATCATCATCACCACCTTGACCACCATCACAATCATCATCCTGATCATCATTAGGTTGGTCTTGATCATCATTAGGATCATTAGGTTGTGGATTTTTCTGTTGTGGTGGTTGTGGTTGTTGATCTTCTTTAGGTAACTGCAATGCCATAAGGATTTCCATTGCAATGGTTAAAGGTAAATGAACAGTTTTTTCAATTTCCTTTTCCATATCTGTTTTCTTTTTGAAAGTAGTATATTCATCAATACTTACTTGTAATTGTTGCCAAAGATGTTTAACAGATAATGCTACTTGCCAAAGTTTAGGATAAAGAGTTGCATACTCTTTAAAAACTCTTTGTTGAGATTTTGATTTGTGGTCTTTACCTAAATCTCTAATCATAAGAGAAATGCAATTAGAAGGATTTTTTGCCATTTCACCAGATGTTCTTGCTTTACTTTCTAAGTCATTCCAAATCCATTCTTGAATAGAATGAAATCTAACTTCACTTTCAGGATAAAGTTTAGACATCATTTTTTCTAAACGAATATCTGCACAGACATTAGACCATCTGCCTAGAACTTTTAAAAGATTGAATTTCTTATCCACAAATTCTTTAAACACAGGAATGATTTTTTGTTGAGTAGTAGAAGATAAATCACTACCTGCCATATCACAAAGGATATGTCCAACTTCATGACTGCCACCACCTAAACCTATTGCACGATCAATAGAAACTAATTTACTTGCTTCAACACTAGGTAAAATCAATTTCACTTTACTAGAGTATTGCATTCTCATAGATGCTACATATTCAGATACAACCTTATTAAGATCAGTAGTATCTTTACTGAAATTTACTCTTGAACCAATATGTGCAATGGATAACACAGGGAAAAATGCACCTACTGCAAAAGTAGTACCTGAACGAACGATTTCAACACCCTTTGAATCACACAATGCTTGGAATGCACCACGACCCATTTCAAGAGTATCTGCCTTATATAAAGAATTTTGACTAGCAACCATTTGGCTACACCTTTCAAAAAAAGAGATTGACGATATGTCATAAGCATAAACACTTTGGACTAAGATTTATTGCAAGTTCACTTATAATTAATTTTTTTTATTTTTTTCTGCATTTCTCTAGAGAAAAGCAGAAAATTTAGAAAATTTTTAGCCAGCGAAAAAAAGTATTAAAAAAGTTATTAGGAAAGTTATTAAAAAATATAAGTGAACTTGCAATAAAAGAAAAGCTCAAGTGTTTCTGACTACACAAACAAACCAAACCTAAAAAAAGGATGTAATCCAAATGGATATTACAGCACAAATTCGCAATACAGTTCGCACAGCATTACCTGCATTTTTAGATGCAAATGCACCTATCAGAAACATTGAAGCAAAAGCAGGTCTTTTAAAGCAACTTGGTTTTACAAGTGATCAATTTGGTTTCACTGACTCAGGTGTTAGCAAGATTGAAATTCTCATCGGTAATGAATTTTTCAGATTAAAGAAGATGGGTCAAGTTGAACAAGATGGTTGGATTTGGAAAGTATGTAAAGATCAATCTGTTCAACCTGTCATTGAAGAAGTAGAACCTGTGATTGAAACTCAACCTGTGATTGAAACAATGGTAGTAGACATACAAGAAGAAACACAACCATCAAATGATGAGTTAGTAAATCCTGCATTAAGCAATCCTTTATTGAGATGTGATGGATTTAGAAACTCATTGATAGAAAGTATGCAGTGTTATGGCAACTATGACAAAAAAGAATGTAATGGTTGTTTACTAGCATTTTGGTGTAATTCATTTACCAATTTCAGAAAAGAAGAAAAGAAAGCAGATAGACAGGCAAAAAAACAAGCAAAGAGTGCAAAAGAAGCATTACTAGAAAAGTATGCAGATAAAAGTGTTTCTTTGACAAACCTATTAAACTTGATAGGCAATGCAGTAGAAGTAACAAATACAAGTGGTGGTCAAACCTATTGTATGTTTAACACCACAATAGAAATTGCAAAAGATGCACCTTGTTTTTTTGTTAAGAACTTTGGTCTTATTTCAGTAGAAATCTACAATGAGATGAAACAAGTAGTAGTACAAAAATAAATACCAACTTGCAATAAACCTAAATCCTAAGTGTTATAGCTTATAACCAATCCAATCCTAACAAAAGGAAAATCCAAATGGCAGTAGTAAGAACTCCAATTTTAAATCTCAATAATGGTTTCACCAAGTCTTTCTCAGGCATCAATGCAAAGGTCAATCCTTTAACAGATGCAGATTTAAAGAAAGCAAATTGTTTTGCACCATCTGTTAAGCATTATGTACCTACAACAGATAGATGGGTTCAACTTGCAGTCATGACAGCATTGAAATCCAAAAAACATTTATATGTACACGGTAAAGCAGGTTCAGGTAAAGATGCACTTTTCCAACAAGTAGCAAATCAATACAGAATTCCATTCATCAATCTTTCTTTTAAAGAAGGTGTAGATGTGAATGAATGGATTATCAGAAGAGAAATCAAGGCAGAACAAGGTGGTTTTTCTACCAAGATTGAAGAAGGTGTATTACTCAAGGCAATAAAAGGTTTTGAATGTGAAGATGGCAGTAGAATACCATATATGATTTTGATTTCAGATATGGATAGAGCATTACCATCACAACTTGAAGTATTAAGACAAGCATTGCAAGAAGGTACATCTGCATACTTGATCAATCCTATTGATGGTGAACCTATCAATGTATTAGAAGGTACATTGTTTGCATTAACAGGCAATAGTGCATTAGATGGTGATTTAAGAGGCAATATGGTTAGCAATAGACTAGATGCAAGTATCTTGAATAGACTTGTCTGTGTTCGTGCAAACAATCCAACTGATGAATTTTATATCAAGATACTTGCAAATGAGTTTCCTACCTTGACAAAAGATCAATGTCAATTGTTAATCACTTGCATGAATGCAACCAGCAAAATGGCAGAAGATTTAGCATTACCTATTGAGATCAGTATCAGAACTACTAAGGCATGGGCAAGACTTGCAATAGATGCACTAGAATGTGGACTAGCAAAGAACTTTAAACAAGCAATCCAATTTGGATTTGATGGTGTTATAGATGGTTTCTTTAGTAATCCTGTGCAAGCAGAATCAATTAGAGGTGCAATTGATAATTTAGTAGGTGGCAGTGCAGAAGCAATTTTATATTAATCGGATCTACTTGCAATAAATTTAAATTCTAAGTGTTTAGCTAATATCTCTAATCCAAAGGATAAAAACTCATGTATCTAAATCATTTTAAAAATGTTCAAGAAGAATTAAGAAAATATGCAGTCGTTAAGACAAACGAACTTCGCAGGATTTTACTTGATGACCAAAATAAGAAATCATTTACAAAGAATGGTTTAAGTTTAAATGGTCGTGGCATTGTCAATACAGCAATTGCAATTGCAAATGGCAGGGAAAATTTAGATAGGTATAAGACCTTCCAGCAAAAGCAAACTACTCTTGCAGGATTTTCATTTGCATTTGATTTCTCAGGCAGTATGGCAAATGGTGGCATCACAGGCAGTTGTTCTTTTTTACCTAGATACCATGCACTTGTTTTAGCAATGGAAAGTTTATTAAATGTCATTACTCCATTTGGCATAAAATCTTATATTGGTGGTGTCTTATTTGAACATAGTAGAAGAGATCAACACCAATTCCAAACAAGTACTGATAACTTGCAAATCTCTTTAAAGGTTATTAAAAAAGATACTGAAAGATTTGATATCAATCGTGCATTTACAGGTACTCAACCTAAATCAAGTACATACCTTTGTGCATATGCACAAGGTGCAATTGAAATGGCAAAAAGAATAAAAGGTGTAGATAAGCGAATAGCAATCTATATGACAGATGGTGAAGATTGGACTTCTTTACCTTATCTCAAATCAATTCAAGAACAAGCAAAATCTGAAGGCATTGATTTGATCTGTGCAGTTTTAGACCTTGATTTAGATCAAAGAATGATTTCAGAATTGAAAGCAAAAGAAATAAATTTAGCAGTGTTTAAAACACCTCAAGAATTTATATCATCATTAACAGAAGTATTAAAAAACATCTACATAGGATAAAAATGACTTCCTTCTCATTCAAAACTTTATTGAAAGTTGTTAGCAAAGAAGAACTACAGGCTATTGCTACTTCTTCTTTGAATATCGATGATCTATGCACAAAACTTAATCTCAATAAAATGCAGATTAGATACCTTTACTCTAAAGCAGGCATTGAACTGTCTTTATTTAAATCCAAAAAACTTATTCCTAATCCAGCACAGATATTCTCTAAAGAAGATCTCATTGTGCATATAGGCAAACCTTTACAGGTTGTCTGTAAAGAACTTAATCTGAAACCTAAAAAAGTTATTAAACTCTTTACTGAAAACAATTTACCTGTTCCTGTTCGTTCTAATAACTTTGCATCTAAATGTCCTGTTAGTAAACAAGACCTAGAACATGATTATATCACTTTAAAGAAGTCTTTAAGTTTTATAGGTGAAAAATATGATGTCAGTAAACAGCAAGTTTCTAATTGGCTGTATTTCTATCAAATACCTGTAAGGTCAAGAGGCACTATACCTGAAATTCCTAGAAAGACTAGAAAACATCCCATGTGGTCTTGGACAGATGAAGAGTTCTTAAATAAAGTTAAGAGTTCTATCAGTTCGCAGGACTTCTGTAAAAAAGAAAATATCTCTTATGCACTCTTTAATAATTTCATTAAAGAAAGAGGTCTTAAACCACCTTTCCCAAAGCAAAAATTTCTTTTTACCAAAGAATATATAATAGATCTGTATCTGGTCAAGAGCATGACTATTAAAGAAATAGCAGAACAGGAAGGCTGTCATTGGCAAACCATTAATAGATGTTTAAAAGCATTTGGTCTTACAGGCAGTAAACCTAAAAGAAAAAGAAAGAACTTGCAATAAATTTATATGGTTTAGTGTTTTAGATAGTGAAAGGAAAGATGAAAAATGAAAAATATTCTCACTATCAAAGATTATACCTGCACTAGAACAGTTAGTGCAAATGGCAATGCAACCTACCTTTGTACCTGTCCTGCATGGGATATGGCAATGAAAAGAGGTGTACCTTGTAAGCATATCTTATCAATCTTGTTTACAGGTTGTGATGTAACAAAATGGGAAACCATTCGTACAGCATTCGCAAAACAATTTAATATGTTACCTAGTAAAGCAGAAGTCATTTTAGGTAAAGGATTGAGATATAATGAACCTTCTGTTATTGAATGGTATGCAGATTATCAAAAATCACAAATCAAAAACATACCTAAAGAATTTGTTATTGGCGACATTTAGATAAAATATATAAATAAGCAACTCTTTGAATACTGCTTCTTCGTAGACTAGCTACTCTACCTGTTGTATAATTACAGACACCTACATCTAAAATATGCTTTCCATCAGGATAAGCAGTAATAACTTTTAAAGTATTAAACCTGCTCAAATATGGTTTTTTCTTTTTTTCTTGCTCTAATGTTTTAATATCATCTTCTTCTTGTTTCTTCTTATCTTCTTTTTCTTTTTCTGTTAATGGTTTCTTATCGTCTTCATCAAAATGTTCTTTCGACACTTCTACATTAGATTGGTTTTCTGCTAAAAACACATACCAATAACCACTAATTTTCATTTCAAAAGGTTCTGTGCCTGCAGGATAATTTTTACCACTTGCTTTAGCCATACCTGTTGGATACCAAGTATCACCACTTCTCTTGAATCCCTTTTTATAGTTATTTTCCATATACCTTTCATAATTATTTAAAAATTTCCTAACAGCAGATTGAACAAAACTTAATGGCATTCCTCTGTAATCTAACATCATTTGACAATGTGGTTCAATAAAGATTTGTTTAAAAAATCTTTTTTCATTAAGATCTAAGGTACACACTTTTCGTGGATAGATATGCCACTCCCAACCTTTATCAGTATTTATCTTTGGTAAATTTGCTAAAGCATCTTCAAGTTTGTTATTCTGATTTGCCATCTCATCTTGAAATTCTTTAAACTTAGCTTGATTGAAGTCCAAAACTCTCTTATGTGTTAAACACCAGCCTGCTCCTCTGCCTACACTACCATAAGGTGGATTTAAATCCTTCAGTCTAAATGCTCTTTTTCTTAATCTCATTTTCTTATACTCCTGTAATCCTTTAATCAGATGTTTCCTATGTTCTTAAAATAAATAAAGTATTAAATTCTTCTTTTAATATATCTAGTTCTTCACTGCTTAACTCTAAAACATCCGTGTGCTTTATATACTTCTGGTCAAAACAAACACCTATTGTTTTAATAAGCATATTGCCTAATACTTTCCTGTGATGAATGCCTACAGGTACTAATAAAGCATAATGCACTTCTCTATTACTACCTGTACTGATTAAAACTTCTACTATAATGCCTAAACTCTCAATCCATATAAAATTTGGATCATAATAAGCTACTCTTTTATCTACCAAAAGGTAATCAAATAAATCTTTTAAGGTAATCATCTTTTTTTTACTCAACTTGCAAGAATTTTAAATCTTAAGTGTTTATGTCTTACATATACAAACTGAAAGGTTAAAATCTTATGTCATCTAAAAATACTGACATCAAATTCCAAACAGATAAACAAAATGCACCATCTTGGACAGTCAAGATGGAATTTATGGAAGGTGTTTCTCTAGAAAGAAACCATTCTTTCTTAGGTGTATATCCTAAATTGGCAGTTCAAAATGATAACCATTCTGTTATCTCTTTTAACTGTTTTGGTTTAAGATACAAACATATGGATAAATTCTCTATCTCTATCTCTAATGGTAGTGCAGAAATTGAAAAGTTTAAACTACCTGTAGGTATGTCCTTTGGCAGTGAAAAATTTCTACAATTTAATCTATATCCTACAAGTAACACAGGCAGTATTACTGTCACTGATACTTTTAAATCATATGTCTTAACTTGGGAAGAAAAAGATGATCATGTCAGTTTAAAATGCAAAGACTTCCAAGTAGCAATCAATTATGTACATGGTGTTATTGATATTCCTAACATCACTGAAAATCAAATGATGTTAGATTTCTTTCTTCAATGTAAAGAAAAAAGCAATGATGCAGAAAATGACAAGTTTTTAGAAAAAATGATTGATAAATATTATAAGAATACAAACCTACAATAAAGGAACTCGTTTTGAAAACTCAAATCTTAAACACTATGCGATTAGCTTTTGCTTTAAAACTCTTAACCAAAAATGAGTTTTTTACTTTAGCACCTTTACCTGACTTCATTAAAACTAAAGATACCAATGGTCAATTAGACCTTGATATTGAAAAATCTGCACCTAAAGACTACACATATAAGTTCTTTATCTCTAAAAACTCTACTGAACTTAGATTAGGTAACTTTTATGCAGTTGAAGTACTTCAAAATACTAATCGTATTCTCATTACTCAACACCTGTCTTATGAAGATAAAGATCCTGTTCTCTTAAATGATGAGTGTTGCATCTCTTCTTCTGTTAATGGTTTTGGCTGTTCTAAAGATCTTATTGACTACCTTGTCTTTCTTTTCTCTACAGATGAAAACAAAATACAGTAAAATGTTAGATCAATACTCTTTCTACCAACACCTACAAAGTGGTACTCTTAACCACTATGTTTTAGACAGCCATCTTTGTAGCCATAACCTTTTTTCTTTTTCTCTTAAAAATAACTCTTTCTTTATTTTTTGCTTTCGTTTACCTAATGGTCAATGGTTTTTTACCAATGGCTTTAACAAAGCTAAAAAAATCCGAAACATCCACTCTTTTCTTTCAGGACTTACTCATGGATCTTGATATTTTTAATGCTGTGAAAAACAGCATCTCTACCTGCAAGCAACATCTCTTAAATAATGATGTCCAATCCATTCAACAATGGTGGATTATTGATCAAGGATATGACAGTTTTGAAAACATCTGTTATGCAAGTTCAGGTCCCCATTTCTATATTTATGATTTTGGTTTCCTCTCAAGAGATGAAGTTGAGATCATCTATGAACTCGATAGACAAAATGCACAAATCATTTCCCTTGCTTTAAATACAGGTGATCTTTCTCAATTGCCTACTGCTCTTGATAATCTCAATAAAATCACTGAACTTTATCAAATTTAATTTTTTTCTCTACTTGCAATTTTTTTCTTTCTTAAGTGTTTATCTATTACAAATCCACTCCACTCCAATATAAAGGTAGTTCTTTATGTTTAAGTTTATCAATGATAAAGAAAATGCACCTTCTTTCAATAGTGCATCCTGTGACTTTGACCACGATGTTGATTATGAAAAAGATTTTTGTCTCACTTCATATGTCAATCTTGCACTCACTGAAGATAACACTCCTGTCATTTATCTCAACTCCTTTGGTTTAAGATATAAACACAGCGATAAGTTTTCTATCTCTATCTCTGAAGGTCGTATTTCCCAACATAAGACCATTCACAATAAAGAAGATGATAGTCAATCCGATTTCATTTACCTTAACAGTCCTACAGGTAAAATTACTCTTTCCGATTCCTTTAAATCTTTTTCTATCTCTTGGAAAAAAGATAACCAACAAGTTCAAATCACTACCAGCGATTTGGATTCTGTTATCATCGATTTTGACAAAGGTGTTATTGATCCCAATATCCAAAGATATGTTGAGTTTATGATCGATATTTATGAAAATGCACCTGCAACAGTTAAACCTTCTCTTTGGAAAAAGATTTCTAATATTCGTAACAAATTCGGTATCCTCACTCAATAAATAAACTAATTTATCACCTTATCTGTTTTTCCAAGTGAGGTGCAGTCCATAGGCAGATACAATCTAAGTGTTTGATTTTATTCATTTCATCAAAAATCGTTTTTATTCAAGTAAATAAACTGCTAGACCAATTTTAAAGATCATTTTTCTATCTATATTTTCTATATATTTGCATAAAAAGGAAAATGAAACCATGATAGAAAAACAAATAGACCATAATGAAATTATATCTATCTGTGCAGGTGCAGGCTATATAGCTACTCATATCGCACAGCATTACCAATTCTATTATCCTAAACTCTTTTCTTCCTGCATTGCTTTATTTGTATTATGGCTTATATATGATCCTATAATACCAACCACAAACGAATGGTTATTGGCAGGTATTACAGGTTTCTTTAGTAATCTTATTATAGACCTATTCCACAAACCTAATAATGTGATATTATCCAAACTAGATGCTATCTTAATGGAAATAAAAAAATGAGATTTGAAGAGAAAACACTAGCAATCGTATTACTTGATATTATAGGTAGCACTAAATTCGTTCAAATCGCAGGTGATCTCAAAGCCACTATGCTATTTCAAGTTCATGACAAAATGGTTAGAGATTTAATCATTAGGTTCAGTGGTCAAGAAATTGACAGATCAGATGGCTTTCTTATTTATTTTGAAACCATTCAGGATGCTGTCAACTTTGGTCTGTATTACCAAATGAATGTGCCTGATAAAACTAAACTTGCCTGCAGGATTGGTATCCATTGGTCTAATATTATTATTGTGCATCAAGATGCCAAATATGTACAAGGTGGTGCTAAACGAATGGAACTTGAAGGTGTTGGTAAAAACATCACAGCTAGAACTATGTCTATATGTGGCAAAGGTCAAGTCCTGCTCACTAAAGATGCTATGGATGAATTTAAAAAACAAGGCATTAATAGCTTTACTCCAAAATCCACTAAACAAACCTTTGTAGGTGCATATAAATTTAAAGGATTGAAACAATATATAGGCATCTATGCACTTGGTTTAGATAAAGACAGCTTGCGAATACCTGCTGATAGTGAAAAAGCTAAACGAATGGGTGGCTTAAATGTCTTATCTATGAATGAAAAAGATGTTGCTTTCTATAATTACATCATTCAGATACTTGGCTGGATATTTATCCTTAGCTTTACTGTGATTTTCCTATTGCTCTTTTATTTATTCTTTGATCCTGTGCTTAGAGAACAGATTTTATTAAGTTTAGGTATCATTTATCAAAAGTAACTGTTCAGAATACCCATTTTTTGAACACATAGCACAGGTAACTGTTCAAAATATCTACTTTTTGAACACTCAATATTGGTTTGATGGTATGGATAACTTTAAACCTGCGATTAAATGTTCTAATGGTAGGTCTTTAATATTAAGATATAACATATAGTTATGTCCTACAAGTTCTACATCACTTAATTCATTGATGTCTAAATCAAGTATATCAGGTACAATTTCATATAAGACTGTCTTATATGTAAAATTGCCACCTGCTAATAACTCATTTGCTTTTTCAAGTTTATTCATAACTGCCTCACATAGACTTGGTGTGCCATTGAAAAAAAATCTGCATCTGTTTCATCTTCTACTTCTACATATATCTCAATATCATTATATTGATTCCATCCATATGGTTTTTCACTGCCATGTGGATAAAAATATGGATTGTTTAGATCAGATGGATTTTCTATAACTGTGTTATAACTCGCATATCCTTCTAAAGTATGTAGTTCATGCGATACTTTATGTATGAGATTTCTCATTTCATTTCCTTTTCTTTAATAGATTTCTGCTATTCTTTTTTCTTCTCTTTTGATGTCTGTGAGTATATGATTACATAACTCAATATTAGTTATGGTCTTCTCTACTCTACCTCTGCCTTTGATTTGTTTATTGTCATGTGAAAATAAATACTCAATGCAATCCTTTTTAGGAATCACTGCAAAGGAATATCTTTTTCCTACTACATCAAACAATCTACCTAACATTGGGATTAAGTCTTTTTCTTCAATCATTTCTTTTTTCCTTTCTGATTTACTTAATAGATAAACACTAAAGATAAATTTTTATTGCAAGTTCATTTAAATTTTATAAAGTCTAAGAAAAGGTAGTAACAAGTCTGTAGATGCAAGTGCAGAATTAAAAAGAGAATTTAAGGATGACATTTTATGTAACATAAGATTATCGGAAACAATAATTTCATCGGAAAGAATACCAAGAACATAAAGATTTTGATCTTTATCAAAAAAATGTGCAGGTAGTGAAGGATGTGGTGTGAAAGAATTTAAGATAACTTGATAGTATTCAAATTTCTGATGGATAAGAGAAAGAAAAAGATGTGCAACTTGTTCTGCTTGTTGAAAAGAGAAAGAGTATTTTCTTTGCAAGAAAGGTTTAAGAAGAAGTTTATGTGGTGAATCAAGAAATTCTTGAATGGTTTGTAAATCATGATCAAGAAGAACATGAAGATCAGAGACAGGTTGGATGTCAACCTGTGCAGAAGAGTTATCGAGTGCAAAATGGATATTGTAAAGCATAAGTGTTATCCTTTGTTAGAGTCAAAAGGATAACACTTATAAAAAAGAAAAATTGCAAGTTCTTATTTATCTTGATCAGGTTTAGGCATCCAATTTTCAATATTCTTATCAAGGACAACATTTTTATCATCTTTGGTTTTAACCAGAGGCTCACCATTAGCAAAAACACTTAACTTTTCTATTAAAGCATTCTGTATCTCAAATAGCTGATCTGATTTCATCTGTAAATGTATCTGTGCATCTCTTAACCTGCTTATTAAAGCAACACGATCCGCATTCGCTTGAGATAGCTTATCTTTAAGTTCGTTTATCTCTTCAGGTGATCTTCCTGAAGCAATCGTAAGCATACTTGGTATTTGACCTGTTAAGATACCTAAAGCACCTATCAATAATTCTCTATTGCTGTCTACGATTTGAAAGAAAGAGAGGAAAACAATAAGACCTAGAATTAAGACCATGAATAAAACAGAAAACCACCAGCCTTTAGTTTTTTCATCATGCTGTTCGATCATAAGACTCCTTTTTTTTGAGATGTTTAAGAATAAGAAAAAAATAAAAGATTAAATGAACTTGCAATAATTCTTAATCGCAAGTGTTTCTACATATAACTAAACCATAAAGGATAAAAAAATGATCCACTTTCAAGACCTACTAGAAACCTTAATTTCTAAATACAGCAACCTCGAAATCACATCCGTGTGTAGTTTCGATGGTTATATCTTTACCTGTCAGTACACAGGTAAAGACCTCAAAAAACAAACAAGATTTACTCTTGTTTATAGAACACCTGTCAATAAAGCAATCTGTTCTTTCCTTTTGTCTATACAAGACAAAAATGGTGTTCAAATCGAAGATAGATTTGAATCCTGTTCTTCACAAGACTGCCAAAAGGTAGTCAAAACCTTCTTACCAAAATCCATTAAATAATAAAGGACTTCATTATGTTAAATCAAGCTATCATCTCTACTCTTTCTTCTGTATATGCAAATCTCAATACTGATATTTGGCAAAATGGCAGTATTGATATCCATTTGGATGGCATTACTAAAATCCACATACATGGTTTAAAACAAATCCAACAAGGTAAAACCTATATCTTAGTTCAAGTCCTTAAATGCACAGGTGAGTTTACAAAGTCTAGGTCTTTCTATATCGATGAAACTAAACCTGCATCTATCATTCCTAAACTTAAATTCTTATTGAACAAAAAAGAATGGTAACTTGCAATGAAACACCATCCTTATTACAATAACACTCTTTCTCAAAAAAAAGGATATGCTCTATGAAAGCTACTCTTTTCTCTACCAATGGTACTAAATCAGAAATCGAACTCACTTCTTTTTCTCATGCACAATCTATTGTTGATGGTCTTGTTGAAATCATTCCTATGAAGAATGATCTCATCCTTGTTAATGAAGAAGGTTTGGGATTAGAACTACCTTCTAATCCTTTCTTTCCTAACCTTAAAGGCAATATCCTTGTTGTCAATACCAAACTCTTTAACAACATTCCTTATAAAGACTAATGTTTAGAACTCTACACAAACCTTTTCTTAATTCTTATGGCATTATTGAAATCTTGCCTATCTCTATCCAAACTCTCAACCAGCTTTATCAACAAGATCTTTCTCTTCTTTCTGAATTTTTAGATACTCCTGCTAAAGCACTCCTTTATCCTTTCTTTAGAAATGAAAACTTTTCTTTTGATGATGCACATAAAGCTGTTCATGCTTTATCTCATGCCATCACTCTCAAATATCAGTTCTACATTTCTACTCTTAACTCTCTACAACCTACTCACTCTCTTTCTCTGTTCTCTGATCATGATCAAAACCTTCATGTGCTTGGTCTTATCTCATCTGAAGAACACTCAGATGATGGTCTCCTACATAAAATGTCTACTACCAATTCTCTTTTTATGCACATCCTTCCTAATATCCAGCTCTATTTACCTTTTGTCAGACTCTATAAAATCTGATTGCCTTTTTATTTACTTTAGTTATCTTAAAAAATCCCATTTCAATCTTTTCAACTACTTAGATAAAATTTTTCCCATATAGATATATTTTTGAAAAATCGAATAACCTATTTATATACTTTATTTTCCCAAAACTATTTTCCGTTTGGATTTTTTATTTTTATTTTTCAATGCGGGTTTAGTCTTTTCTGCATACAGGACACCTACACACACACTTGAAAGTGTTTTGTGTGTGTCTTTTATCGTCCTTAAAGGAACTTAAAAAGAGTTTTAGCTGAGAAATAAAAGAATATGGAAACTACTTTAAAGTGCCATTAACTTTATTTGCACGGATATTTAACCAATAGTATCTACTAGATCGTAAATCAAAACTATCAATAGTATCTTCAAGGAAAGACTTTAAAGCACTAGGTAGAGAATTGAGATAGCCATCTAAAATTAAGAAAGGATCTTCAATATAATATCTTCGATCAAGGATGCTGAGTCTTTGATTAGTAGGTGTATAAGGATATATATCTACATTGCCTATAATGTCTATGAATTGAGGATTAGTAATAGTAGTAGTATCATCTAAACCTAAAATATCAAGATCAGATGAAGTGGCATAACCAGCATAGAAGAAATCTTGCCATGTAGATAAATAAGGTTGAGAGGCATATAAAGAAGAAAGATTATAGACATAAGATAATAATCTTTCATAAAGCAGGTATGCAATGCAAGGCAAAGGAAGATCATTAGATTGAGAACTTAGTTCTACAATAGACCATTGAGCAATAGGAATATCAACAGTAGGAATAAGACTAAAAGGATAATCAGTAGGGTAAGGATTATCATAAGAAAGATAATCAGTACCTATTACAGGATCAAGAGTTAAAATTCTAGTGTTCGTATCTATTTCAACAATGTGATAAAGACCACGATTATCATCAAGAGTAGGATGATAAGAATTAGATCTAGCTTCTGCTTGTGGATTAGGATAAATGAAAAGGTATTGACCTGTCTTTAGAATAGAAATATCTTCGGATAAAGGGAAAGGGAATTGGTTAGTATTTGTTATAGATACAGTAGTGTTAGAAGATAGGATAAGATTTTGAGTGATGAGATCATTATTGATAAGCTGGATAAGAGATTGTTCTATAGGTCGAGAGGATTGTTTATAGGCATAGTAAAGAGTGTTGCTAGTAGGAACTACAGATTGGTCGAAAATAAGACAGGTAAAATTAGATGGATAATTAATATTAGTGATACGAGCGAAAGGAGTAGAGGATTGGTAAAGAATATCACCAATAGAAAGAGCAGTGATATTAGTAGGATAATTAAAGGTTTTTAAGTATGGATTGAGAGTAGTGATGGATGTAGCTTTGGTTTGGATTCTTAGGTAGAAGTTTTTAATGTAGTCAGCTTGAAAGGAAGAGAATTTTTTATCAAATCGTCTAGTTCGTCTAATAGAGAAAGTGACAGGTAGAGTAAGGTCATTAGGTAAAGGATTGTTATTAGGTAAAGGATTTGGGAAAAGGTATGTATTGATGTCATTTAAATAAGTGCTGTAGGTGGTGTTTGGATTAGCAAGATTAGCATTAAGCAAGCTAGGTGCAGTAGAGTTTAGTTTAATGGCAGGTGTTGTTATTGAGTATGTAAGTGTAGCAGTGGTTATATATGCTCTTAAGAAGAGAGTAGGAGATGAGAAAGTGATTTTGTTATTAGATGTAGTGTTTGTATTAAAGAATTTGGTATGGTTGTTAACAGTGGCATTGGCATTAAAAGGGAAGGTAGAAGAAAAGTTATCAAAGTCTACGATGGTTTGACCTGTGACATATCCTGATGTTAGGTTGATGGGTGTTAAGATAGGAGTAGTGGTGTTTGTAGCATAGTCATATTGAACAATAGTACCAATAGAGATAATTTTAGTGGTTGGATTGTAGCTAGTGCCTGTGCATTTATAGATAGTTTGATCTGAATCGATTTGGATAAAGATAGTTGTGTTAGTGAAAGTAGAAGTATCGAAATCATCTGTCATTTGGATTTGAGTATTATTAGCAGAAGAGAATTTAGGAAAGGATGGATTGAGATTGATGGAAATAGTAGGTGTTAATGCAGTTTCTTGAACGATACCTATAAGAGAAATACCTTTAAAGAAAACAAGATCATTAGGCAGGACATTAGTGATGGTGGATGAGATATTAAAGAGAGTGAGATAATAAGCAGGATTAGATGAGTGATGAAAATAGGCTGTGTAATTAGTAGGTAGGTTGGATGAAGTGTCTACTTTAGCAGAGGTAAAGAGATTACCTTTAATATTACTGTATGGTAGAGTGGTGTTGCCTTTGCCAAAGAAAGAAGGGATTTTAAGAGTGTGTGTGGAAGGTTGGGAATAGAAAGTGTATGGTTGAGTAGCATTAGCAGAAAAAGAAGAATTAGATGCAATAGATTGGATAGATGTAGAAGAAGTATTTAAGTCATAATAAGAAATATCAGTGATACCGATAATGAGTTCAGTTTGAACATTAACAGAGTCAATGGTTGAATTATGAGGTGCAAAATAAGAGAAGTTTAGATATTGGTGTGAGATAGAGCAACGATCTTCATTAATAGAAAGGTTATTATCATTATGGAAGGCATTATTGGAATGGTTATTAAGAGAGCAGGTGAAAGGGATCATGGTATTAAGAGGAATATCAGGAGTAAGACCATAAATAGAAGATAAGATGCCAACAGTTTGAAATTTAATTTCATTAATAGTGGATAGGTCGAGATTAGAGATATTATAGCTTGTGGGGGATGAGATGGATGTGATGACAGACCATTGCGATGTACCAGCATTATATGTGAATTGGATGCAAGTGTCTGTGAATGATTGAGATTGGATAAATTTAAAGATGATAGGAGTTTGTTGAGTATTAAAAAGAGAAGTGAAATCGTAATTAGATGCAGATGGTACAAATTTTAATCTGTATTGATAAACTATAAATGGGAAAGCAGAAATCTGGACAGGCGAGTAGACAATAAATTCATTGCCTGTGATGAAGTTAGAGATTTTGTATTCTACATTATTGTTATTAGAGTAGATATTCATTCTAGGAATAATGAGTTCTGATTCGCTAGAAGATTGGAAGTAGCCTTGTTCTTTAATGATGGTAAGGTCGTTTTTATCTGTTGGATTAATATTATCAATAAGAGTACCTGTAGTCGTGTCGATATTTAAATCAAAGCGAATTTCATCTGGGTAGACAGGATTTGACGAGTAGGTTTTATAGAGGATGTCTTTAATATCTCTAGTAAGTCTATTAAGGAGTTCTCTTTCTTTGCCATTGAGATTATTGTAAGGGATAGTCATAAGACCTGAATCATTTTTATTAAGACCATTAAGAGCAGGCAAATCTTCAAAAGGTTTAGTATCTGTGTAGTTAAAGAAAACATCACCTTCAAGACATTCATTAGGACTAGGTGGATTTTGATTAACAAATTCTTTAATAGGCAAGTTTGGATCATTTAGAGAAGGATAGCTATTATCAATGATGCTACCTGTTTTATAATTTACTTTAACATCAAATCCGATACGATATTCAAAGAGAGTAGGTGTTTGGTTATCGATATCACCACCAGATAAATTTTGGATGATGGTTTGACCAAAGGTAGCAGATAAAGGAATATTATCAATAATAGGATTAGTAGTATTTAAGACAACATAGCAACCTTGTTTAATATCGCTGACAGTCGCATTACGATAGTCAAAAGTAAAATCAACAACCACAGGATTATTTCTATCTTTAATAGAAGTGAAAGTGTTATTGTCATTGCTAAGAGCAAGCAGGTTGCCTATAGATAAAGGTGGAATAACAAGATCAGGATTACCTGATTGGACAGAATATGTAGAACCATTAGGAATAAGTTCATTGGTATTTGGCAGACCTGTATCTGGATCAATAGGAAATTCACTTAAAGGCACGGAAGATAAGATAAAAGTAGGATTGGTAGAGATACTTGCATAGCCTGTTTTAGAGTAGTCATAAACAAAATAAGCACCTGCTCTTTTTCTAAGAGTGACAGAAGAGATATTAGTGATAGGATTAAGAAGAGGATTAGAAATAGAACCTATTCGCTTGCCATAGGTATCAAGAAAGTTAAAATCACCATCACCTAAGAAATAAGCAGATTGCATTTTTTCAGGATAAAGTCTTGAAAAGACACTATCTTTGCACATGGCTTTCCAAATGAAATACAGAGTGGAATTGATACCTAAGAAATAATAAGTAGAAACAGATTTAGTGTCTGTTAAAACAATATCATCAATATCATTATAGATCATAGATTTTTGTTTATTGATAATCGTATCGATTTGAGATGCACTAGGTGTAGATCCACCTGTTAAACCACCTGTCAAAGAAGAAAAAGATGCACCTATTTTAATAGGATCAGTAGGTAAAAGATAGGTGCTAGGATTTTCTGTATTAAGGATTTCCAAAGCAACATATCTAGGATTTAATTGTCTAGTGAGAGGATCTTCTAAACCTGTGCCAAAATAATCAGAAGTTGCTTGAATGATTTCAAATTTAAAAGCACCATCTTGATCACCAACAGAGCGATCAAGGTCAAGAGTTTCAAGATTAGTGATTACTTGATTATAATCAGATAAATTTTTACGAGCAATCACATCTTTAGCTAGATCATCATAAATACCTAAACCTACACCTTTTGGTGTATCGCCAAAGGACTTTGATCTACCATTAGTTTGTGGACTGTTAAAATTGATTTCAGTTTCATATTCAGATTGTTCTACTACTCTTAAATAGAATTGGTCTTGTGCATTGACCACACATTTGGCAAAAAGTTTTTTACCTGTATATGGTGATTCGATATATTGATTGAAGTTTGCTTTATATGTAGGATAAATCAATCTGCCATTAGAAAGAAAAGGACTTAAACTTTGAGGTCTAGTGTGAAAGAAATAGTAAGCAACATTAGGTTGGACAGAGTGATTAAGATTTAATTGGATTTCACCTGTGGCATCATTAATAGAATAGTCATAGTTCACTACCAATTCACTGCCTATGCCATATTCCATATCATATTTAATAAGTTTGTAGTCTTGATCAGATAAGAAAGATTTCGCATAGATTTTAGTATCGTTTTGGTTATATACAGGTCTTGCACTAACTGTGATCACAGGTTCACTGCTAACATTAATGCTTAAAACACTTGTGAAAGTGATAATCGTTTTTGTTAGATCATCAGATAAGCGAATGGATTTTACTTGGTAGCAATCTGTATCTAAAAACATCAAAGTGTTTACTTGAATATATGCAGTAATATCTTCACTAATGGTAAGATTGCTGGATAAAGGTTTGGCATTAATCACATGGTTATTATTGCCTGTGAGAGAACTTAAAGCAATAAAGATATTTTCATTAGATAAGACAAAGATTTTAGGATCATCACTAGGTGATCTAGCACCACTATCAAATTTAGCTGGTGTATCAAAAGTGACATTAGTTTTACCATTCGCATAGGTAGCAGTATCTACAACAAAAAATTCAGTAGTGGATTTGATTACAGAGTTTGCTTTAATGATATTTGTGTAGTCGCCATAAATATCAAATCCTGTACTGCCTTTAGTGATTTGCATTAAAGGCAACCAAATAGGATTAACAACTTTAATTGTGTATTCACCACCTATTGCTTGTTTAACAGAATAAGAAATTTTGACTGTGTAGTCTTCTGTGTTTTCACTAGGTAAGGTTAAGATATTTGTTGTGTAGTCGAAAGTAGGAATTTTAGTGTTATCAAAGATACCTACAATTTCAGCACCTACATAAACTTGTGGACTAACTGTCTGTTCTATTGTGTAGGCATTAGGATTAAAGCTGTATTTAGATGAAGTGATTTTAGTGGTCGTTTCATTTTGAATAGTGAAAAGAATAGGCTCAACAATTTGAGTGTTTTCATCCGTGTAATATTCAACTTCAATACCAACACCTGCATCCAAAGGACTTAAGAAAGAAATATTGCCACCTGTGGTTTCTACAACATAATCATCAGTAGAGATTTCTTCAATGATGTATGCAGGTTTATTAAGACCATAAAATTCACTTGTTGTTTCAGATGAGATCAATACTTCAATATTTTGATATGCTAATGGAATAAAGACAACATCACCTGTAATAGAAGATAGGATATTAGATAAAGTGATTTCACCTGTGATACTGTCAATAGAAACATCAGATGATGGTGTGTCAAAGACAGGTGTGTATAAAGTAGCATCACTACCTACACGGATTTTAAATTCTAAAGCTAAAACTCTTGGATCAGTAATATCAACAAAGCATTGGTCGGTAGATAAACCTAAAGCAATATCTTTAAGGACAGTAATAGGCTGTTCTGTATTGTCATTATATCTAGCAATCAGATTATCTAGAGTAGAGCATTTAGCAGTGATGATTTGTTTAAGAGTGTTTGTTGTAGTCGCATGAACTTTCTTAACCTTTAAGAATGATCTTACATTATTAAGAGAAATAAAACATTCGGAAGTTAAGAGTGTTGGATCAGGTTCTGAATATCCTTTATATGCTTTCCAAGTAGTATCGGAAGGCATACTAGATAAAGTGAGTGTAACACCATCTACTTCATTTACTTTAAAGAAGTTTGAGTTCGTTTGAATCCAATCATTCGGATTAATATCATAGGTGTTATCTAAGACATATAGGTTATCATTGATAATGGCATTATAGCCTTGTTCAATTTGTTTAGAGTATCTAGTGAAGTATCTAGCAAAACCTGAAATATTTGTATCAAAGGTTTCATTCTCAATAAGATTAGCTGTGTATTTATCTTTGGTTAAAGTGATAGAAGTGGATTGATCAACAACACCGGGCTCAAGATCAAGAATGGTAGTAGGTGTATCTATTCTTCTAGTTCGTGTAATATTCCTAATCCAAGCAAATTTGCTTTCATTAAAAAGGTGTTGGATTTCTACATCAGCTGTTAAAGTATTCTTACCTACTTTAAAGAAAGTATTCGCATCATAGCCATCATAATCTTCTCTTGGGATAAAATCTAAAAAGGCATAAGTGGATTGAATGATTTCTTTACTGACTTGAATATCATTATAGAGAATGTTGCTAGTGAAATCATAATCTGCATTGTCATTATTTCTTTTTTGTAGATCTAAATAAAGACCTGTGGTTAAATACCAATCAGTAAGAATTTGATGTGCAACAAAACCTAATGCCTGTAGGATTTCTAAATCAGAAGTGTTTAAGATTTGAATAGATGAACTAGCTTTAAGCACAAGGTATCTATTTTCGGATTTAATAGGATTATTAGAAGATCCTAATAGATTGTCAAAATGGTCTTGAATTTCCCATGCTTGTTTACTGCCAGCTAAACCACTAAAATTAAGATTTCTAGTGATACCATTGATAACTAATCTAAGTACACCACCTGTGATTGTGTATTTGTCTTGTTTAGCTGAGTAAATTCTGAAATCACTACCTTCATTATATTTGGTGTAGGATTTAAGAGGAATAGCACTTTGCACAAAATAAAGATATCTACCCTGTTGAAAGGATAAGAATGTAGATTTAAATTCAATATTGATAGTGAAGTCGATAGCATTTTTAACAAGTGTCAAATATGCTTTAGACCATTTAAGTTCATTTGGTACATCTTCATAGGTAGGATAAATATTGACATCAATCATATCACCCACATTATTGGCAACATAATTATATTTATTTAAGACTGCAATCTTTAAACCACTGCCATCAGGTCTTGAACTTGTAGGATCATCACCTGTTGGTAAAATACCTGTACCATCTGCAATAACATCAAAGCCTGCTGTGAAGTTTGTTTTAGGATTAACTTTGCCATTCTCAATTAAGACAGGTTCAACAAAAGAAATAGGTTTAGAACTTAAGACAAGACCATCATAATAAAGAGTGTAGTTATTAGGATTGAGTAAAGAAACCTTGCTTGTTTGTTTACTGATATATGCAATCCCTTTTTCTAAAGATAAGGGAAAAAGATTTTCATCATCATAATATTGAACTGAAAGATATTCTCTATTGCCTAATCTTAATAAAGGTGTTTCAAATCCTTGTGGTTTAGGTGAAAGGTAATAAGCATCATATACAGGATGGACGATACCATCTGACATATCTAGTGATTCATTAAAAAACCAAATCTCTTTACCTGCATTCGCTTGGATAAAGCTATCTTTAAATTGAACTTTATTTTGATCAACAAAGATAACAGCATCAAAAGTACCATCGAAAGTAAAAGGATCAGGTTTAACAGAGAACTTTTTAGTTTCAGTTTGGATAAGGTCTTGACCAACATAAATAAGACTAACAAAGACATTATCTTCATCAATAATACCTTTAGGTAAAGTGTATTCAGATGTGTCTGGTGTTAAGATACCTAAGCTAACAGGTGACCCACCTTTTAAGAGTTTCCAATTTTGACCATCCCATTCAAATCTTTGTTTAGATGTATCATTTCTAGTCCAGTGAAATAAAGGTTCTTCGAGATAGAAATTTGCATCAGTGAGATTATTAACAAGAGAGTAGAAAAGATTAGGTTTAAGGAATTTGGTGGAAGTGGCAACAGGACTTTTAATAGCATCATAGGTTTGGATTTTGTATTCATAATAGTTGCCATCCATATTACCTGTTGCAGTGATAGAGTAATTGCGAACAGGATTTAAAGACCATGCGATTTTAGAGTTATTAGTTGAGATGAGAAGATATTCAACTTGACCTTGATCAAAGCATAAAGTACCTTGACGATAGGCATCACGATTACCAATAAATCTAGTCGCAAGGCTTGTAGTAGATTGGTTAGTGTTAGCATTTTTTGTATCTAAAATGATTTTACTAGACATATTTTGATTATCCTATTTTACAGATGATTGGTGAAACAGAAGGTACTACACTAGCAGATCCGATGACTGCACCAATACCTGTACCTGTGAGAAATAAGTTGCTTATACTAAGAGCAAAGGCATTTAAAAGCAAAGGATTTGGATTAGGTATTCCACTAGCAGGGAAAGCAGATTGTAAACTTGCTAGTAGAGTTGGATAAGGTGCAATGATATTAACAATAGCACAAGCACCTGTGCCCACAATAGGACTAATACCTGTAAATTGCATAGGTAGAGTGCTTAAGCAAGTAGCAATCGCTTGAGCCATAGCAGTGGTGTTGGAGCTAACAAGACCATTAGCAATAAAACCTGTTAATGCTAATGGTGTATTAGGAATGATAATAACTTTACCATTAGCAGTGCCTACACCTAAAGTACCTGTGCAAGTGGCATTAGCGAAAACAGAAGAATTAATCCAATTAAAGATACCTAGACCAAGAGCATTAGTGGATAAGATCCAGCTTTGACCTTTAAGAGCAGGATTACTTGCAAGTAATGTAGATGCAATTAAAGGTGGTGAAATTGCCATGAGTGTAAAAATCCTTTGTATTATATTTATATATTATATGTATTGTATAGAAAGCATACACAAACAAAGGTGGAAAAAAATGAAATTTGCAAGTGATGAAAAAGCACAAATCCAAAAGGCATTATGGGAAGTAGTAAGAACAGCATCAATGGCATTGATGAAATTAAATGAAATTGAAGGTGAAGAGGAAAAATTAGAGGAAGAAGAAAAACCACAACGAACAGCGAAAAAGGTAGAAGCGATGCCTATTAATCCAACACAAAAAACAGTATCAATGGCAGAAAGAATTGCATCATTAAGAAGTGGAAATAGGCAACAAAGCACAATGCCAGCTAATAATCAAAGACCTGAAGTAATTAGAAAAGCAAGTTTAACAGATGATAAGATTAAGTCATTTGCAGTAAGAATAGGTAATGAGATTTTGCCTAAAGTAAAAGATGAGGATTATGATTTAAGAGTATTATTTAAGCATTCAAGTACTTGGAATGAGATTAAAGACAGTGTAGATAGTAATTCTATTAAATCTGTGGTATCATCTGTAAATGAACTTATTCAAGACAGGTTAGATCAAAAGTTTGCACAAGAGCAGGCTCAATTAAAAAAACAAGCATTATTAAAACAAAAGCAGGATTTATTAAAGCAAGCAGAAGAGCAAAAGCAATTAGAAATGGTTGAGGCTAGAAAGCAAAAGTTAGCCAAAGCACAAAAGAACATGGTGATGGCATCTATTATTAAAGAGATGAAACCATTTGTCAAAGCAGGCAATATGAATACGATTAATGTAGCATTACAGAAATCAGCAACATGGCAAAATATTAAATCAAATTTAAGTAGTCAAAATGAACGAAATGCTTTTGTTAGTGAAATGATTCAAGCATCAGGATTTTTAAATACAAAGAATGCAGATTTTCAAAGAGATGTAATTCCACCTAATAGAGATAGCTTTTCCACAGGTGTGCAGACAAATCGTGGTGTAGATAATTTTAAAGGCAAAGAAAGTTTACCTAAAGGATATTCAGATGACATAGGCAGTACAGCACCTGATTCACCTGTAAATAAGACTTTGAATTTAGATAGATCAGATAGTCATGGTAGAACACCAGCAGTAGCATTAAATAACATTACTGAAGTTGTGCAAAGTGGTGGATCAGCTAAAGTCATCCCTGATAATAAAGGATATGCAAATAATTCTAGTCCATTAAGAACATCATCCGAAGATGAAGAATTAGAAAACCTTTGGAATACAGAGCCAAGTGAGGATGATGTAGAGCAGGATGAATTTGCATCAGAAGAATATGATGATGGCATTAGTGAAGATATGGATGATGATGATTTCTTTGGCGATGAAGAATAATAGATTTAGATAAGAATGTTTAAATTGTAATTGTTTTAGATAAGAAATAATAGTTTTAGCAAGAATGTCTAACTTTATAAATGACATTTAAATATTGTTCAATCATGGTTTGGTCAAAGGTATCATCTTTTCTACTTTCCAACCAATTTTTAAGTGGCTGTGAAGCACCTATTTTAAAGTCGAACATGGCTTGAGAGATATTATCAAAATAGCTAGTCTTATTGAAATACACTTTATCTGTATCAAAGAAGATTTTCTCAATCTTATTATTGGTTGTGGCATTGTATGTAGATGTAGTATCTTGAGTAGTATCATCTAGGTGGATGACTCTTAACTTACTACCTGCATCTTTATATTGGATGAAAGTAGCAATAGATTGTGGATAAGGTACTCTTGGATAATTTGATTTAAGGAATTGGTTATATTTAGTAGTGTATGCTTTATCGTTAAGGACACCATAGATATAATCCATAGTATCGAGAGAAGAGAAGGTTTGGTCTGTAGCTAGTGTGGGTTCATCTTGGTGAGATTTAGAGATTGCTTTCCCAAATTCGTTTAGAAAGTCAGTTGTGAAGTTAGATGATTGAGATGCAGGCATAATGCTACTGCCTTCATTATAGAGAAATAAAGGTGTAGAGTGAACACCTCTGTCACCTTTAAAGAATTTAATATCAGGAATTGTTTTTGTGTATTGTATATGTGCAAAATTATCTTCAAAACAGGTTCGAGAATAAATTAAAAATATTTGCTCTTTCGCTTGCTCATGTTTTTTGATTTCTTCTCTTCTACGAGCTGTCAATTTACTATCAAAGTAATGTCTAGTGTCAAAAACTCTATATGTTAAGGTAGAGAAAATACCATCCTCTTTCTTATTTATAGACTGCTGAATTTTCCTAGTGTTTACTGTTTCTGAACAGTCTAAAGGTAAGATACTATTTTTTAAATAATTTTCTATTTTCATAGAAAGTCTATCTGAATTAGTATCTAAAAGTAAATTATCACAACCTGTTGTGATACCAATACTGCTTTCTTTAAAGCAATGTTCTAAAGAAAAACTATTTTGGTCGTATTCACTTTTAATAGAACTTTCTTGATAATATAAGTAATATTCAGGCTTGAATATCTCTATTTTTATAAAATTATTTTCCGAAATTGAATTTGTTTCCAAATATTTAAATTTACCTTCCTTTGAGCCTTTAATTTCATGATAGTGTACACTAGCCAAATTACCTACTACTTTCTTATTAGTCTTAACGAAGAATGAGATGCACACAGGTGTCTTGATGTTAAAAACATTTTCATCTTTAAAATTAAGAATGTAAATCTCATCAAAACTTTCTAATAAAGACTTTCTCATATTTGTCATACCAATAGAAGATAAGAAACTACTGTTGGAAATATAAGCTACTACACCACTGCCATTTTGATCAATAAGATTCTGTGCATACCTAATAAACTTAATGTAGTCATCATTTAAAGCACCACTGCTACCTTTCATAGCATAATCACCCATGAGATCATTAATAAACTTGCCATTATTCTTACTCCTACCATTATAAGGTGGATTGCCAAGAACTACCATCACAGGCTGTTCTTGTCTTACTCTATTTGCTCCTATTGCCTCTTCATTTAATTGATAAACCAAATCACTCACACTCAATAAATGCTCTTCTACATCCACTGCACCATTTAAGGTGTTTGTTAAGTAAATGTTAAATCTTTCTGTATCTTCACTTAAACTGTCTTTTAATAACTCATACATCTTCATGTGTGCCATCACATAAGAAGGCATCATCAATTCAAAACCATTTAATCTAGGTATCAAATCTTTATTCACATAATCATTCCATAAAGAAGGATACTTGTAATTACTCTTGATATATGAAACTACTGAATTTAAAAAATTGCCTGTGCCTGTCGCAGGATCTAAAATCTGTACCTTATGCACATTTTCTTTATTTACCATTTCTGTTTTATATGAGTTTTCACCTACCTTTACTTTTTTATTGTAGGTATAGGATTGCTTTTCACTAGATGAAATACCATCTTTAATAGCAAACTTAGTCTTTAAGATTTCATCTACACCTTTTACAATATAGTCCACTACTTCTACAGGTGTGTACCAAACACCCATTTGCTTTCTTAATTCAGGATCATATTGCTCTAAAAAATTCTCATAAAAGTGAATAACTATATCATTGTTAGCCAGCTTTAAAGATGAAATGATTTTACTCATATCCGTGTTAGCTAAAATGGTTGTGATTGCATCTATCAAATTATTGATGCTTTGGGATAACTCATTCTTATCATTGCTAATGGTATCAAAGAATTGCTTTAATAAAGGATTGGTATTTGGGATAAGATTTGAAGCATCTGATCTAGTAAAGATAGCATTTGGATCTTTTTGGAAAGCATAATACCTTGATGCAAATAAACCATAACTTAAAGTTTGTGCATAAAGGTCTGCAAATTGACTGTTATCAATATCTTCAATAAGCATCTTTTTAAATTCATTTCTATATGCCACCAGCTTGTATTTCTTTTTGGTTTTAATCTTTTGCTCAATTTCAAGATCATCAGTATTTAAAGTAGATAAGATGTCTGCTTTAAGTAGCTTAGTTTTATCTGCAAGTTTTTTAGCTAATGCCAAAGGATTATTAAAATGGATAGTGCTTGCCATGAAGTTATCTAGCAAGGTATTAAACTTATCAAAGCTGGCAGGATTGGTTTCATCTAGTTTGCATTTATCTAATAGGATGCCATCTTGGTAAAATTCAAAGTCAATAAAGTTAGTGATAAGCAATTTAGGAAATGCCTGCTTATATCTATTGAATTGGTCTTGATGTTTTTTATGAGATAAATCTTCATTAAGGTTTTTAGTTTCAATATAGAAAGCTACCAAAGAGTTTTGAGTATAGACTTCCATATCAATTTTATTTTTACCTTTGCCTGTTGGTTCATCAGTAAAGACAAGACCTTTAAGAATAGATTTAAGAGCAGGACGATAAGAGTATTCAGAACCATTACGAGATTCGATATCTTTAAGTTGGTTTAGGTATGTAGTAAGCATTTATATTTCATGTCTTTTTTTGAGAACAAAAGAGTAAAGATCTGAGTCAATCTTTAGATATTTAGGTTGTGCAAAGAGATAAGTATCTTTGTATGAGTACAGCCATTCTTTTCCATCATGGTAAACATGATGGATTGTGTTGGTGTTTGTAACCAAAAGAAAACTATTAACATCAAGACTTTTAAGAGAGAGAAAAAAGAAATGATCATAGAACTTTGTGCAAAGAAATTCATTTAAAGTTCCACTTTGTACTTTAAGGTATAAATCTTCTTCTTTTAACATTTTTGTGGATTACTTAGACTTTCTATATGCTTCACAGATTTCTTTAAATCTTGCTTGACCATCTTTCCATTCTTGACTGTTATAGTCAGTGGTGTCTTCTTCCATAGGATATTCATCTTGTTTTTCAACAGGATCACACCATTCACTTGGATCAATATCTGCTAAAGACCATTCATCAGTGGATTTAGGTAAGGTACTCATTTGACCCCATGCAGGTGGTGCAGGATGTTCAGAAATGTTAGTCCAATTGAATTTAGGTTGGTTAGTAGACCATGTTTTTTGATTTGTCATTTTGACTAATCCTTTGTGTTTTTGTTATTGATACTACATAAACACTTAGGATTAAGATTTATTGCAAGTTCAATAAGAAAAATATTTTTTCATAAAATAATGTAATGGCTTTCTCTTATATTGGTAATGCAATCCATATTGCTCTTGGAAAGGATACATCTCATTCAAATCTCTAAGTTTTGATCCATATTTATTGACCATGAGATCATGTAAATCATCAAGATCAGGGATATGTTTTAAAGAAGCAAGATCAGCCTCTACTTGCAGAGCAACAGATAATTGTTGAAAAATCCATTGCTGTGCAGGATGATCTAATAAGACATTTTGAAGAGTACTTAAAAGAACATCACCAAGAGAAAGGTAATAGAAAGTGAAGTAATAAGGATCATGTGATTCAAGGTATTTAGAAATACAGTAATCAAGAGTAGAGAAAGTAGTTTTATCTTTAATGCGAGTATGCAAAGTAGTTGGACACAAAATACCATCTTGATCTTTAAAAGAATAGACACTATCTTCAGCCAAAGGCACTGATCCAATTTCTTTACCTAAGATGGTAGTAGTATCTTTACCAGCTTGACGAGTATCTGTTAAAGTGGTGGCATCTGCTTGATAAAGCATGAAAGCATACAAAGAGATATTTTCATTAGTGTTAAGTTCAAAACAAGTATGGTGTTGTAAAACATTTAACCATAATTCGGATTGAGAGTAAAAATTAGGATCAAGAGCCTGTAGGAAGTCTTTAACATCTTGATCATTTTCTTCAATTCGTTTTAAGACGATTTGTTCAAATTTTTGAAACAGTAGGTTAGACATAGTGTTTACCTTTTTATTTAGATGTGGATGGTAAACAGACTTATAATAAAGTGTAGAGGATTTCTGTTTTTAATAATGAATTTATTTTATATGTTTTTAAGAATGTTCATTTACTTTTTCAAAAAGGACAAAAAATGTTTAGAAGATTAAACTCTTTAGCTAAAAAAATAGCAGTAGCATCTCAAAGAACACAATCTAGTATTCCAGCTACTCGTAGTCGTTTTGCATCTCGTTCTCGTTTCGCTATGGAAGATCAAGGTGTGAGCCTTAGCGAACTTTCACCACAAATGCAAGATACAGCACACTCATTATGGCTTGGTGGTGACAATCCCGAATATGAGATCGCACAAGATATTATTCATGATGAGATCAATCTATTAAATTCTACTGTATTTCCAGAAATTACTATGGAAAAATACGGTTTAGAATATGATTACTATCATGGTGAATTTTCTGTTGAAATTGCTAGAATCGATTTTACCGATCTTTTGATGACACCACGATTTGCAAAGTATAAAAGTCTTGGTAAATTCCTAAGAAGCATTATCTCAGATTTTGATGATTCTAGTACCACAGTCAGTACAGGATTTCATGGTGGCTACAAGTTGAAAGGAAATCAAGACTATGCTGAAGGCACAACAAGTTTCTTATTATATCGCATTCAAGACGAAATTGGTCAATATTATGGCTCTGATCCTAAAAAGGGATTTGCTGGTTTAAAGAATTTGGTTGAAGATTTTGTAGATGAGGTTAGAGAATATGTAACAGATTTCTTACATGAAATTACACAGATCATTCGTAACGAATTTGAAAATATTGAAAGTTTTGAATATTTTAAAGACCGAGCAGAAGATAATGATTATAAATTTGACCCGAGGACAGGTAAAATTGTTTCCTAATTACTTTTTTTAATAAAAACTACCTAACATATTAGATCACTTCTTTTTTAATAATGTATTTATTTTATATGTTTTATTTAAACTATAAAGATCAAAAAGGAAGTGATGCTATGAATAAGCACAATGCTATTAAAAAAGCAATGCTACAAAGATTATCTGCTGATAATCAAAGAGATATTCCAAAATATGTACAAGACAAAGCAGAGTTTTTTGAAAAAGAAAAAGGATATGATACAGGATATGCTTTTAGTACAGCTTGGAGCATTTATTGTAAATATAAAAATCCCAACGATAAAGCACATTGCACAAAAGATCCAAGTGAATATTTTACAGGTAAAACAGCAAGTTTCAAATATGCAGGTGCTGTAAAAGAAATGCTTATGGATGCTATTGATGAAAGCATTAAATATCTTGAACAAATCACTAAACTTGATTTACTAGATGATGATGTTTTATTTGATCTTACACAGGAATATGTAATGAGTTCTTTTAATCCTAGAACAGAAATGCAGATTGAAAAGCTATTATTTTCAAAAGGTGTTAATAAATTTTTGATTGGTAAGTTTTTTAATAAAGTTCAATTTGAAACACAAGAAGTTCCATTTTAATTAAAAGGTAATCTTCATTTCACCTACTTGATTTCCATTTACATTTTTAATGACTACTTGACTGCATTCCTTTAAATCTAAATCATTGATTTGGATATTTTCAATGATTAAGGTTGCACCTTCTGTCATTTGGAATTTCATTCCATTGATGCCTGCACTCTTAAACACTTTGGTTTCTGTTTTAATAGTATCTGTTTTCATAACAGGTATATCCTTTTCTATAGGTGGTTGCTCTACTATAGGTTGCTCTATAATGGTTGGTTGTTCTATAATGGTTGGTTGTTCTATAATGGTTGGTTGTTCTACAATGGTTGCAGGTTGCTCTACAATGGTAGGTTGGTTATCTAAAAGATGTTTAAAATCATCTTGGTATTTCATTTCCATCATGTCTTTTACTTCTGTTTTAAGTACAGATGGAATGCCACAACCAAAAATGCCTTTAAATGCTTGATCAATCTTATGGAAGTTTTTAGTCCATTCTTTATCAAGAACAGGATCAGTAACCATATCAATCAGCCATTGTCTTTTGATTTCAAGATACTGTTCTTTGCTGTATCGTTCTGATTTACCTTGTATTACAGATAAAACATGATCTGTTAATAAGATCGCACCTTGTTCATACCAAGATTCTACTCTTGGTGGTAAAGGTGTGCTTGTAGTCATATCCAAAGGATTTTCAAGACCATTTAAGAAATTGTTAATGTTTTCTCTGATACATTTTCTGTAAAAATCTACAGGATTTTCATTATGCACATTCACAGGTAGTAAACGATATGGTTTATCCATACAGTTTTTTTCAATCACTAACCAATCTTCTTTTTGAATGATTGTTTTAATAAAATTTTCAACTGTGAACACAAAAAAGTCACTTTCTTGTTTGCAGTCCTCTGCTGGTAATAGAGATCTTAACATTTTAAACCTTTGTGATATTTCCCAAAAGTTTGGATAGTGTTTTTGAATGGTTTCAATCGTAGGTTTGATTTTTTGCACAATCTCAATAAATGGTATGCCTAAATCATCTGCTTCTTTTTTTGCCCATTCTCTTATAGGATGTCCTGACATATCTTTTAAATGAAAGACAAGCATTGTAGTAAATGGAATGATTGGAAAAGACTTTTTGGTTGGATCTTTATGTCCACCAAACATAAAATTCATGCCTAGTTCTTTTCTCAATGCAGGTAAAATCACATCTTTAATGTTTTCCAACCTGCCACCTACAAAGTAGCATTGAAATGGAAAATTGAGATTGTCATTAGTGATTTGAAAGCTATTTGGATTATCAAATAATGCTTTAATTTTTTTGCCATCTGTTGGTAATGGTATGCTTGTTGTCATTTAAAGTTTTCCTTTGTTGACTGTTTGGTTTTTATTCTTAAAGTATTTAAAATTAAATTTTACATTTTTAGATCACTTTTTTTGTGATCACCTGCATTTAGAACATTATCTTTTCTAAGACTTCTCTTAAATCACTTAATGTTCTATGACTGCCTGTATCTTCAAAACCTTTTTCTTTTTGCTCTTCATAACTTTCATAGATACCGAAAAGTTCACCTGTCAAATCTGACATATCGGAATATTCGTTATGTTCTACTATGAGTTCAAATGGTTCTGTCAAAGTACCAAGTGTATTGAATATCTTTGATCTCATTGTCTTTTCAAGACTGTGAAATTCAGTTTCTGTTGCCACTTCTTCAAGTAAACCTCTTAACTTGCTAACTGTCTTTTCACAAATCTTAAAGTTTGCATAGACTTCACTTGCATCTTCTGCATCTCTCATGATGCTACAAATCACTTCTTCAATCTCATCATTCGCTTGATAGAGATCATGCTGTTTAGACAATGTACTATCTGTATAGTTAACTGCTACTGCTTTGACAACGAATGCCTTGAAATCTGCCTCAAGACCTGCAAAGTCATTGTCATGTTTACTGTGTAGGTCTTGAAGACCTTTGAAAATATTTAGGATTAAAGATGACTTCTTCAATTTTGATCCTTTTGAGTGGTTGGTTTGTTTGGTAATAGGTAAACACTTAAGATCAGAACTTATTGCAAGTTCATTTAAGTTTTTTTATTCAACTAGGATATACGATTGTAATCCATCGTTTTCATGTAGTGGTCTGAACTCAACAAGTTTAAAATTTCTTATTTTTTCAGACCAATCTTCTGCTGTCGGATCATGGAATTTAGTTAAAAATTCAAAGACCATTTCATTTCTTAGTTTATTGAAACTAGGACTCAGATGCTCGATTTTATTAATCACTATCGTATAGTTAATACCTTTGTGATCTTCGGATTTGACCTTTGCCATGATAATTTCTTTACCATCGCTATCAATAAACCAAAGTGTTCTTTGGAATGCCACCAAAGATTTACTACGGATACCATCATTCAACCATAATGATACCTGATTAGAGAGGAAGGATGAAATCACTTCGGAATTTGTAAATGTAGCCATAATAGCAACACTTCTTTCTGCCACCTACAAGTAAAGTAGCACAGAGTAAAAAGAACTAGAGTTTTCAAAGAGCTTACGATTTTTTCATTTCGTATCATATAAACACTTATGCTCAATTTAAATTGCAAGTTCATTTAAGTTTTTTCATATTCTTTTTATATTCTATCTATCTTTCATACATATAAAGATGAAAGGTTTTAATCCTATGTTTTTTAAAAATCGTATTGCCAAAGCTAATGTAAATCCTGTTAGGCAAAGAACACAATACTCTTGTGTATCTGCATCTACTGCTATGGCATTAAATGCTTTAGGTTTTGACACATCAGAAGATGAAGTTCAAAAAGTAATTGGTGCTAAACCTATGCAAGGTGCTAGATGGGAAGAAGTTTTAGCCTGCCTGCAACATTATGGCTGTAGAGGTACTTTAGTTGTACCTTCTACTTTAAAGCAAGTTAAAGGCTGGACAGATCTAGGCAAGCCTGTTCTCATCTCTTGGAATCCTGAAGGTAGAGAATGGAGTCATGCAAGTTTAATTTTTGATGTAGTAGAAAAACCTGATGGTACTATGGATGTTTATGTTGCTGATCCAAATATCCCTGATCCTGATCAAACTGTTAGGATTGTAGATTCAAGTACTTTCTATTCTAAATGGGCAGAGAAATGGCCCAATTACATGGTTCGTAGACCTGCTCTTATGGTTGATCGTGAAGTAAACTCAGAAGGTCGTCAAGTGATGGCATCTCTAAGAAAAAGAAAAGGATTTTAATAAAATGTTAAAAAGAAATAGATTTAATCGTTTTACTGCCTGTGGCTGTAATGGTGATGATTCTCAACAAGAATTATCTCAACCTTTAATGATGAGAAGAGATTATGGTAGCATTGAAGCAAATGATATGTTTGCTGATTTTGATAAAGAATCTAGATTTCATGAAGGTCCCCAAGGCAAGAAAGAATTTAAAGAATGGTTTGAAGATCAACCTGAAGATTTTCAAGATGAATGGAAAGAAAACACTGATAAATATAAAGATCAGTTTAAAAAAGCTGATTTGGAAAGACAGTCAAGATTTCATTCAGGACCCAAAGGTAAAAAAGAATGGAGCAAATGGATTAAAGAACAAGACTTTGAAGATGAATGGAAAGTAAACACCTGTATGTATGGTGGTACTATTACAGGTCAAGCACCTAAATCTCAAGAGTCCTGCGAAAAAGAATTGAATGTTAAACTAGCATCAAGAGTAGCTAATAAGTTTATTAATGCTAACAATACTCAAAATAAGTTTCTTAATAGAACTGCTAGAATGCTAGTAGCATCTATTGAATCTGAAATGAATGATCTTTTAGCTGATGCTGATAAAGCTGATGAAAAAGCTAAAGAATATAAAACTGCATGGTCTAAACATGATTTGACATACCTTAAGAAATCAAATGTTATTCCAGCTGATCTACATGATAAACTAGCATCGTCTTTTGATATTATTAAAAGTGCTGAAGAACTTGTTAAGAAAGCTGTGAGAACTCTTAAAGCTACTGCAAAAAAGAAAAGAAAAGAAGCTAGAAAGCTAGGTAAGAAAGCTAATGCTATTATGGATATTCAAGCTGATTCAGATGGTTCTTATATGTCTGTTTCTCATATCGAACAAATGATTACTCAACTTTCTACTCTTGCTGATATGATTAATTCAGATACACCATTAGAAGATTGGGTTGAAAGTAAACTTGCTCATGCACATCAAAACATTATGGATGTAGCAAGCTATATGCTATATAGTCCTAAATCTTAAATACCATTTGATTGTCCACAGGTCTTTATCTACCATATAATCTAATATCTCTAAAGACCAAAATAAAAAAAGGTAGCCTGATATTTTTACATACCAAACTACCTTCTCTTGTACTGCCAATTCGCTTTTAAATAATATGATGCTTACTTTTATATAACATAGAAACCATAAAGCTAACCATATTATTAACATCAAATACCTTATCAAGAGACTTTATCAAGATAAGATATATTTAATGTTTAGGCTTTCTTAATGGCAAAGCCTGTTGCATACTTCTTTTTTGGATTTGCTTCTTTTTCTGCTTTTCTCTTTGCTTTTTCTGCTTTAGAGATTTCTAACAATTCTTTTCTTAAACCATTTAAAGATTTAGAAATTGTTAGAAGTTCTTTTCTTGCTCGCACACTTGGCTTGAGTTTGCCTTTTTCTGCTGATTCTACATCAGCTACAACTGCTTGTAATTGTGCAATCGCTTCGGATAACTTTAATGATAATGTCATTTGAACATTTCCTTTGTTTTGATTGGTTTATTTTATAATACAATAAAAAGGTCTAAGGTATTCCACAATTTTTTTATGTGATGTCATTTTTATCACTGTCTGAAATTGCTCTTCACCACAGATCTTTGCTATGTCTATCAATTCCTGCATCGTAGGTTTAATAATCGTGTTTACAAAAACATGATTTTCTTCCATATATACAAACTCATCTTTTCGGATTAGTCCTTTAAGATATAAGATAGTACTGCCATATTTTAAAACCCATGCTTCTGCTTCTCTCATTGCTCTTTTTTGTTTCTTATTTACTTTAGGTATAAGATCAGGTGGCAAAACCAACACAGGATCAATCCACCTCTTAAAGTAAAAATTGTTTCCAAGATAATCTTTCAAGTTCATTCGCATCTTCCCATTTCAAGAAAATTAACTTTTCTTTGTTGATTACTTCTTCTTTGGTAGTGATGATCAAGTTATAAAACTTTAACTCGATCTTTAAATCTTTTTTTACTGCCAATGGCAATACGACTTGATAGCCATCACTAATGGCTTGGATGATTGTTGAGTTTAACATTTTTATTTTCCCATTTGAAATTTGCCACCTACTTTTAAAGTTTTAGGTGGCAAAGACCATTCGTCTTGTTGAATGACAGGTTGTTGTGGTTTAAGGTCTTGTGGATTACCTACAAAATATAGATTTTGCACAGGTGTGTTTATCTCATCATTTTGAGATATGACAACAGGTTTTTCAATCTGTCCTATCTTATAATGTTTAGGCTGTGTTTTATTAAAATCTAAACTAGCTGGTGTCCATACATCAATAGCTGGATTGATATGGTATTCTTCAAAATCACTGATGCCTTTATATTGAGATGCTTCAGATTGCTTTATTGTAGGTGTATTAAAAAACCTATCGACTTGAGTAATAATTCTTTCATCCCAAGTAGAAAATGCCCAGCTTGCTCTTTCACATTTTCTATTTTTACAAACCTTGCAAAACATTTCAGTAAAGTCTTTTTCTGTCATGCCTTGATTATTACATTCAAATAATAAATCTTTCATTTTATTTATCTTCTTTCTTTGGTGAGATATATAAATCAGAATCTACAATCCAATTATTTCTGCCTACGATTTCTCTTGCTCTTGCAATCGATAATGCCATACACCTTCTAAAATTATCTTTTGTAATCACAAGTCCAGCTCCTTCATAATTGTTTATATAATGACATAGCTTTTCATTATATTGAAACCTATTGCCACCATGATGAAACCAATATAACATTTTATCTACATTCTTTCTTAGGTGCTAAATACACATCTGCTTGATTTATCCAAGTATGTTTTATTAAAGATTTAGATACACTTAATGCTATGCTATCTCTAAAATAATAAGGCTGTAAAAAGAAACCTTGTTTGCCACAATCATCTCTACTAGCTTTTGAAGTAATAGAACTAATAAAATACTTATATTGTGATGAGTGCATTACATCATTTGATGATAATTCTAACCAACAAATCATTTCTCTTCATCCTTAATAATAGGAGCATAATATCTATCACAATTATTTATCCAAGTTCTATTTATAACATCTCTTCCTCTTGCTACATAGATAGACATATTTAATCTAAAGTTTTTCTGATCTATGTAATATCCTGAATGTCTACTAGATACACTTGATAAAAAGAAGACATGAGAATCAATAGATGTGATGTCATTATTTGAATTTTCAAACCAACAAATCATTTTACTTATCTTTCTATAGTAGGTTTAAAATACATATCATTAGCACGATGCCAATTCTCATATTTCCTAGAATCCATAAGATAACCTGTTCTCACAATATAGAAAGCTAAAGCATCTCTAAAATTAGTTTCTTTTATAGGTAATCCTGTGTTTCCAAAAGAACTTGAAGTGATTAACACAAATCGAGTATTTCTTTTCACTTCATTCGCTGACATCTCAAAACTAAAAATCATTTTACTTATCTCTCTTACATGGTGCTAAATGCACATCACAATCTTGATACCAATTTCTACCATTAGGCTGGACTAATGCTCTAACATTAAAGAAAGCTATACTCTTCCTAAATGAGTTTCCCTCCCTTATATGAAATCCTGCACCTTGATAGTTATTTACTAAGAATACTAACTCTTTATTGTATCTTACTAAATTTCCATGTGAGTGAAACCAACAGATCATTTTACTTATCTTTCTTACATGGTGCTAAATATACATCAGGATCGTTCATCCATGTATTTTCAGGTAAAGTCCTAGCTATAAATAAACCTATTGTATTTCTAAACGATTCTTTATTTCTAGGATACATTCCACTAACATTAGATGATAATTTAGATGAAATAAAACATACAAGTAAAGGATTGAACTGCACATTATTGCCATTATTATTAAACCAACAGATCATTTTTTGTTCTTTCCACTGATAATGCCAAATACACATCAGGATCATTCATCCAAGTATGTTTAGGTAAAGACCTTCCTATATATAAAGAAATTGACTTCCTAAAATTATCTTTTCTTATATAGAAACCATGTTGATTGTGATATGCACTACTAAATAATGCTACTTGCCAATGATTATGACATACACAACCACCACGATTATTAAAATAACAGATCATTTTAATTTATTCCTTTAATAAGATAGATACATCTCTACCTTGATACATAATCTTAATGTCTTTACCTGCATTATTCTTAATCCATTCGCTTAACCTGTCTGTTTCACTATGAGATAACTCACTCAACTCATAAATCTCATAATGCTTTGCTTTTTCCTCTTGCTCCGTGCTTAAGGTTGTTTCATTTAATACCTTTGGCTTTGGCTGTCCACTATGATCTACTTTAAAAGCATTTACTAAAAACTCATCTTCACCTTTGCCTTCCCTTAACTCTTTCAAGTCATAAGGCACAGACCAATCTTTTCCTATCTCAACATCCACTGTTAATGGTACAATCCAATTCTTATTTTGCAATGCTTTATTCCTAACCATAATATCACATAACAAAGGTATCGCTTCACCTATAATGTCTTTATGGATTTCAAACACAATTTCATCATGCACTGTTAAAATCATCATTAGCTTATCAAACCAATTTCTCTTTTTAACATTCTCATAAATTAAACTCATTGCAATCTTAGTAATATCTGCACTCGTACCTTGCACAGGTGAATTTACTGCCTTTCTCTCATCCTTTGATCTCAAAGAAAACTCTTTAGATTTAATATCAGGCATTAACATTCTTCGACCAAAAGCTGTTAATACATATCCATTTTCTTTGGCAAAATCCACTTCCTTTTTCCACCACTTTGTTAAACCTTTATATGTCTTTGTAAAGGTTTGATATTTCTCATCACCTTCTTCTTGAGTACAACTAATAGTTCTAACTACTGCTTTACCTGTACCACCATAACATAAAGCAAAATTAACACCTTTCGCATTGCCTCTTAATGCTTTCCAATCAGGTCTTTTCTTTGCCTCTTCACCATAAAAAGCAACTGCTGTCAATGTATGCAAATCACCTATTTTATCTGATCCACATATACAGATAGCTGGTGGTATAATAGGAAATCCATCTTCGCCTCGTTCTTTAGTATATTTACGATTGCATGATGAACATCTAAAAAATTCTTCAATCCATAAAGGCTCTTGACTAATGTTTGTTACAATTCTTAACTCAACACCTGCATAGTCAATTGCTACTAAATAATGATCAGGATTTCTTACTGCAATACACTCTCTTAATCTTGAAGTAATCATTGGTCTTTTCGGATCATATCCTGATGGAATACCTTGAAAAGGTACTCTACAACCACCATCTTTTGTCTCCCATGGTCTACTTGTAGTACCACAACTAAAACGACCTGTATCTGCTCCGAACTGATTAAACTTTGGTTTTAATGTACCATCATCTGCAATATCTTCTTTCATAGGTATGAGATATTGACCTAATGCTTTAGCTAGTTCTCTTAATCTTTTAATCTTTCTCACAAATGGAAAAGTATCGGATGCCTCTTCAATTACTTCATCTAAAACATCAGCACCTGTTGCCACTTGACCACTTGCAGTAGTTTGTAAATTAGGTACTTCTAATTCTCTAAACATCATGCCTAATTGTTGAGAAGATAAAATATCATATTTATATTCAAAGACTACTTCTTCTTTTTGTTTAGGATTAGTTAAAGATGCTACCATTTTTCTAGCTACAAAATCTTCACCTGCCATATCTAAATGTGGATACATACGATCAGCTTCTTTTCTTGCCTCGTCTATGCAATCTTTAAAGCTATCTGTATTATCTGTATTAAACTTATTAACACCTTTTAAATCGCCTTTCATGATTTTAATGTATGCTGGCATAACATCTCTACCAAGTAATTCATTTGCTCCTTCATATACTTCAATAAGGCTGTCCATCCATTCCTTTTGACCAATCTTAATAAACTCTTGTGTTTTCTTTTGATCAATATAAACTCTGTTTCTGTGCATCCACCTAACTGATGTATTGCATTTCTTTTCTATCATATAAAGACTAATCATTTCTTTAGGAAAGATGTCTTTTAAGATATTATAAAGTTTAAGAGTACATAAAGCATCAGCACCTGCATACCATACACAAGCATCCCAAGACGGATCAAGAGTAGAATAATCTTTAATTTTAGATTTAGGAATGAGTTCATCAAGTTCAATCATTTCCCAACCTAATTTATCTTTAGACATATCTTTAAGACCACGACCACCTTTATCACGACTGTTCATAAGACAAGCCATAATATAGTTATCTTCCCATAGCTTTGGATTTTCAAATCTTTCTTTACCTAAAAGAGTTTCGCCATTATATTCTAAAAACTCTTGATCAAAAGCACCATTATGGAATATAGGAATAGCAGTAGCATTTACATTAAGCAAGCGACTAAATTCTCTATCTATGATTGACCATGAAACATTATGTTCTGTACCTGCACTGTGTCTAATAGGAAAGTAATATGCTTTCTTTTCATTCGGAGCAATAGAAATACCTACAATAGATGCTCTTGTTCTACCATGAAAAACACGATTATCTAAACCTGTTGTTTCTAAGTCTATGCCATAATGACTAGATGCCAAACATTCATCAATAGCTTGTTTAATATTATCTTTAGTACCTAAAATGAGATCAACTTCTTTCATCCATTTTTTAGGTTTAACATCTGGTCTTTGTAGTGATTCAAAGAAATCTGAAAACATGATTGTCCTTTTAATAAAAAGAGTTCAATCATATTATATTATATTAAATCTTTTTTCTAAGTATTTTCATCCGTGTATCTATGTGCTTTAAGATTATATTGACAGCACATCTCAATACCTACATTTAAACGATTGACTTCAAAAGACATGACAATCTTTTCTAAATGTGTTTGATCAATTTTTTGTTCATCAATAACTAATTGACCTTCCCCGGGGATATTATCTATGTTTTCTTTTCTTAAATCAATATTTGATTGAAAAACTTCATCTATAAAATCTTCAATCTTTTCATCATCAAAAAATCCTTCTTCACTTTCATCCCAACTGTCATCTTCATCTTCTTCTTCAAAACCAATGATTTGATTTTGAATTTCTTTCATCAGTTCATTTTTACCTGCATCAGTAGAAAGATCTGATTTAAGAGCAGTCAAAAGATCAGCTTGATTACCATAATTCTTAACAGCCTTTAATAACTTTTTTGCCATGTCTGTATGCAAGATATTTCCTTGAAAGAACATTCTTGCACCAATAACACCTTCAAGTTCATATTCACCACTGTGTAATAAACTTGGTCTTGTTAAAGTTACCATACCTTTTAAATATTCTAATGGTGTTAGTGATTTAGTAGCATATACTTTTAAATTCATAATCGCATCTGCCAAAGCTGTGATTAAAGCATCTGCTACAATCTTTTCTTTATCGATTGGAATTAAATTAAAGAGATTGCTAAAAGCTAATTTGACAATAGATGTTGGACTAGCATACTTACTGATATATGAATACTTCATTTTAAATCCTTTGTGTTTTATCAATACAAAGGATCATACTATAGAATAATTATAAAAAACACACCTTTATTGATTGATATAATGCAAAATCACTTTCTTTAAAAATTCAGGTTTGGATACTAAGTTATACCATTTAAATGAATGACTTGAAAATTCACTATATGAATAAGTACCATCATTTCTTCCAACATCTGCTATTTTTTCTTCAGTGATCACAATTTGAAGTTTAAAATTTCTACCGAAATAAATTCTATTGTCTTCACAAATGAAACTCTTTGCTTTAAGTTTATATTTCACTTGAAGATCATCAAAAGAGTTAAGAACATCACAAAGAATTTGTGCACCCTCGATACAATAATCTTCATTGCCTTCAATTTCCCAATCGATGTTATTAAGGTCTTGAATTTTTTGATTTAAGTCCATTTGACTTTTCCTTTTTAAGGTTGTGTTAATGATATTAGATAAACACTAAGACACTTAAAAAGATTGCAACTTTATTAAAATATTTTATCCATTTGAACGAACATTAAATGTAAATTGAATATACAATAATGGGAATACTGGCTTGTAGAAAGCATTGATCAATAATCCTGTCGCATCTTCAGGATCTTGTACCACTGCCAAACCTGTATATGATTCAATGATGCCACTCAAAACAAGTCTTTGAAATTCATTATTGACTGCTAATAAAACCTGTGTTTGAATCACAGGTAAATTCTTAACACCAATAAATCCATCCAAAACACCTCTCATTGTTCTTTGAACTTGATCTGCAATTTGAATGATTGTAGGTGTCTTTGTCAATACAGATGACATATTGGTTGTTAAACCATGTCTAATCTTAATGGTTGTGCCTGCATTCTCAAGAATAGAAACACCTTTAACTGCTGTTGCATTTGCCTCAACAGGTGTTAGATTTCTCAATACACCATTAAAGCCATTTACTTGTCTTGATTCCCATGGGGTAGCAACATCAATATTAATAGATGTTGTTGTACCAGCTACTGCACAAGCTAAATAGCGACCATCTACAATATAAGTAACAGGATTACCTGTTGCATTTGTGATAGTTAAACTTGCAATATCTGGATAAATAACACGAACACGACTTGAACCTGTAAGATTTGCCAAACGACCTGCTTCTTTTGGAATAGTACCACTTGCAAAACCTAAAATCGCTGTTCTTTCAGATCTAAATCTTAATGAACTTTGTAAATCACAATGCTTGCTAATATGACTTAACAAACTTTCACTTGCAGGGATCAATGGCAAAATTACTGATGGTGTCAAAACTGCTGTAATGCCACCTTCAATAGAATCAATCGCTTCAATCATTTGTGTTTCTGTGATTTCAGCACTACCTGCTAATCTCTTAATTTGTTTACAAGCAATTGTACCTGCACCATTCAAGATTGCAAGATAAGCACCTAATGACATAGGATTTTGTGTAGATACTTCACCATATTCAGATACAACATCTGCAATGCTATTAAATACCTTTGTTGTATAGTCTACTTTCTCTTGTGTATAAGAGATATAATAAACTTGACCAATATCAGGTTCACTGCCACCTTTGTCAAAGGTTTCAAGATTAGCTGTATCACCTACTGAAACACCTGTTGTATTTGATACGATTACAGATACACCATTAACAAAGTTCTTTGGAATATTTGCATTACAAGTGATGTTTTGACTTACATTCCATTTAAAGAAAGCATTTGCATCTTGGGGATAATCTACACCACCATCTCTTGGCAAAATAGTGAATGTTAATCCTGTTACAGCATCTACATAGGTTTGACCAATATAACCATCTTGACCAAGACCACTATTGAAAATAGAAGTATTAGCTGAACCTGATCCATTAGATACACTTGATTTTACATAGAAACCTTGTTTAGCATCTTCACCAACTGCACCATCTAAATTTGTAATCTTTAATCCTGTGCCTTTGGTTGTAATCGCATTGCCACCTGTGAAATCTACAATAGATCCTACACCTGTGCTTAAACTTTCAATCGCTAGATATTGCTTGTTAGTTGCACTAATATGTACAAAAGCAACAGCCTTTGATTTGAAATAGTCATTTGCAAGAGTTTCACCAAAAAGCAAATCTGTTAATGTATTTGATTGATGGCTCATTAATGCACTTACAATTTGACTTGCATTTACACTAGATGATGTAGAGGTTTGATTTGCAGTTAAACCTAAAGTTTCATTTGCACTACCATTTAAAACTTTAAGATAACTATTTACAAAAGATCCACCACCTACAATACGAATGCCTGCACCTTCTTGAGTAGCTACTACAATAGCATCTACACCAGCATCAGCAAAAGCATTATTGATTTGATCTACAATAGAATTAGAGATCAAGATCAAACCATCTACAATACTCTCACCTACACAAGTTAAAGTGCCTGTGCCACTAGATGTAAATTCTACACTTACAATAGTTCCATTCACATCAAGCAATAAAGTATTATTAGCTGGATATGAGTTATTAGTACCATTATAGAATTTCACAGCTGGTTGACTGTCTGCTGTCTTTTGTTCTGTCCAACCTGTTAATAACTTTAATGTAGGTTGTTGAACGACTGCACCTTTAAGAGCAGATGCAAAACTTGCTTTTAATCCTGCCTTTGTTAATAAGCTACCTGCTACTACACGGATACCTAACTCACCACTTGGTAAGAAATATGTATTGCCTTGAAAGAAACGATTTCTCAAAATCAATCTTTCTTTTAAAGCACCACCACCTAGTGAAGTAGTAGCAACTTGTGCAACAGGTAAAAGACCAAATTTAGTTTGTGTACCATCTGCATCATCTGTATCAATACCTGCAATGATAGCAAAATCATCTTCAGGATCAGCTTGGCTAATAAATTCAAGGTAACCATAGGTATCTTCATCAGCTAGAATGTGGACTACTGTGCCTGTACCACCTAAGAAAAATCCATTATTGTTAGCAGTAAAGACAGTACCAATATTATTATCTGCACTACCTACCATTGTATAGTCTGTACCACCTACTGTTAAAATAACATAGGTATCACCATCTACAATATCTTGAGCATCTACAATTTCAAATTTCTTGCCTAATTGATCTAAGCTAAAAATCAAACGCCCTTGTGAATTTGCAGTAACAGAAATAATCACACCTTCAGTAACACCATCTACTTCATATTGAAGTAAAGCATCTACTAATGCACTATTGATTTGTGTTTCAAGTTCTGTTGCCAAAGCAGTAGCAGTAGAATAAACAGCATCATTTAAAGTGATTGAAATTTCGCCTACTGTTCCATTTACATTACCTACAAATTGGAAAGATAAAGTATCATGGCTGTTTGCAATAATCTCTACACCACCATTTAAGGTAGTCATGGTTTGGTATTGAGCAGATACAGAATTACAAGCAATATTAATAGCATTTGCAATATCTGTAGCAGTACAATTTGCGACTGTGCCAATGTTCACTACTACATCTTGATTATCCAGCTTTAATTGAATGCTGTCATTACCTGCACTAATTGTACCTAAATCTTCCAATCCACTTTCTACTGTATATGGCAACACATCACCTACGATATGTGCAATCGCTCCAAAACGACCTGCACCTGTTGGTGCTGATAAACTTACACCACCTGTGATAGTTGCTTCATCAATAGCTAAATTGATTTGATCGCTTGTATCTTTAATGGTGAAATATGGACTTGCTCCACCACTAATATATAAAGCACTTGTAGGATTGCTAGATGCAAATTTAACAGTCACTGTTTCATTAATAGGTGTGCCTGTTGTGATACGAGCATCAGGTAGTAATTCACTGCCACTTGGGAAAGACAAATCTACACCATTTAAAGATGATCCTTTTGTACCTAAAGTAACATCATATAAAGCACTACCTTGCTTTAAAACTTGATATTTACCTGATCCACTTGCACCATCTGAAATACAAACAAATTGATATTGATTATTTCCACCAATAGTAGAATCAGTCAAAGTGTTATAATAGAAAGTAGCAAATACTTCTTTGCCTTCTTCTACTTCTTCAGATAAGACGATTGTGGAATCAACAGGATTAACACGAACGACTACTGAATCAGCTTTCTCAATCGCATCGGTAAAATTATATCCTACTTTGACTTGAACTAAATCTGCTCTTGAAGTAGGTGTGCCTGAACCTGTACCATCGACAGGTTGGTATGGCAATTTAAATGTGCTTGGTAAAGGTCTAGGTGGTACAACACTTGTGTCAATTACTCTTTCACATTTAACAAGATAAACCTTATCATCTTTTAAAGATGCTGTGATTTGGCTGTCATTAAATGCTGTTGCACCTGTTGAGGTTTCACCTGCTTCAACAAGAACAGAAGTACCCCAAACAATCTTATCATCTTTAAGAACCCATGAAACACCTTCGATAAAATTAGAAGATGCACCACCTGATCCATCAGCAACAAGAGAAACAGATTCAACACTAACAACACCTGTGCTTGGAATGTAATCAAATTGATCTCTAAAGCTATTAAAGTAATAAGTTACTGTTAAAGTAGCATCAGTAGCTGGAGCATCTTTCAAAGTAATGCTACCATTAGTACCATCTACACTTGCAGGTGAAATTGTACTGCCATTAAGTTTAACTACAACATCAGTAATATCAGTAGTAGTAATACCACCATTAGTACCATCGACAATAGGATAATGACTTGTAAAGAAAGTCTTGTTTCTTGAAGTAGCTTGATTAACGACAAGACCAAGTTTAGCATTAGCAGATCCACTACCAATAACAATAGAGCCATTAGCATTTAATTGTAAGTTTTCTTGATTAAAGTTATCTGTGTATGTAGATGCCTCTAAAGAACCATAAGATCCTGAATTAATAATAGCAACTACTCTATTAAGATCATCTTCTCTATTGCCTGTTGAAACTGTTGGCAAAGAAATAGAATATTGAACACCATCTACTAAGAAAACAAAAACATTACTTAAAGCATCAAAATCAAAGCTACCATTTGAGCCAATGATTTCAGCTTGAGTAGTAGTGATTTGAGATGAAATATCTTCATTCTCAATTAAAGTATCTGTTCTCTTAAAAAAATAAGAAACTAAAACAGTATCTGTGATAGCTGGTGTAGATGCAAGTTCAACAATACCTTTAGCACCATCTACACTTAAAACAACAGTAACTTGACCATTGACATAAGCAGTGACACTAGAACTATCAGTAGCGACTACACCACCACCCGTACCATCAACCATAGGAAATTTTTGAACTTGCACTTTAGTTGCAGTTCCATTGAAATTACCTAAAATTGGTGTACCATCAGGATTAAATCCTAATACTGCACGACCACTCATATTTTCATTTACAATTCGTTGATCTACAGATGAAGAAGATCCACGAATCATTTGAACTCCAACAGATTGAATAGTTTCTTTACCTGCACCTAGCAATAAAGGTATTTGACCTGTGAAATTGCTAGATGGTAAAGGTGAATCAAAAACTGTTTGAGTATATACACCGGGCGGTGCATAGCCACCTTGAATAGCCATAATCTTTTGCTCCTATTTTTGTTGGAAATTACATCCAATTTCTTTTCTGACTTGGTTTTTTATATCTCTTTGAGTTTCATGATAATGCTTATCCATTACATATTCATTGTCATATCCAACAACAATATCTAATGGATTGCCTTTTGTTTCTTCAAGTAGCTTTACTTTGTCTTTATATCTCATCTTTGCAATTTCCCATTTTCTAATAGAATCTTGCATCAATACTCTTTCAAAGTTCGTATCCAAACTCTCAACACCTGTTGATTGTGGTTTTACTTCTTCTACTTGAATTGCATTATATCCAATACTCTTTGTACCTTGTAATGCAGAAAAGGCTTCTTTTCCACAGGATGTACAAGATTGAGAATTGACATCAGTAGCTACTCTTTTACTAAAAGATAAACCACATGATCTACATTGGAATTTTAAGATAGGCATTAAGATTACTCCTCTTTGTCTAATAACATTGATTTAATAAATAAATTATTTAAGATCTTGGATTTTATATTTCACCAAACCTGTGTAGCCTACTTGATTTTCTGCATCAGGCAATTCCTTTTCTAAACTTAATGATTTCCCATAAGACATTAATGGTTCTATCAATGGAATGTGCATAAACCAATCCACCTGCAAGGTTGTAGATACACTCGCTGTGTAAAAATAATCATCACCATTTTCATCATACACCTCTTCTGATTCACCACCTAAACTCACTTCATTCATATTGATGCCTCTTGTAGCCAGCTGATCTTTTAATACTGCCCACATCCACACTGTTGTTCTATCAGCCAAATCTGCTTGCGAATGGACATCTCTTGCTATAATTTCTATTTCTACAGAAACATCCCATCTGCCACCATACTCTTTATAAATATCATCAGGTTCATCTAAAACAACAATCGCTTGCTGATCACCACCTCTTAACCTGCGACCAAAATAAATTAAAACCCCGGGGATAATCTTATGATAGACTTGATCAGGTCTTACATATTTTGGCTCAATCACACCTACCTGCAATTCTGTATATGTGATCTCTATATTTAAACCATTTAATAATTCATTAGCTAATTCTATCACATCACCATTTAAAGTATAGTCTACACCTTCTACATATCGCATATATGATGGTTTCTCAATAATCCTTAAACTATTTTCCACAGGTGTACCTAACAATTGGATTTCTGTTGGACTAATAAACACAGGTTCTGTTTCTTTTACTCTTTTATATTTAGTGATGTCTATACGATAAGTTTCATATTGATCTTCTATTTGAGTAATATCTAAAATATAAATACCTTCATCTGCACGGAATTTTGGATTTTCTTTGACCCACTCAATAGATCCATATTGTAGCTTTTTTGTTTTAGCTAGATAAACATATCCTCTTACTGTTGTTAAGTAATTATCTGCACTCATCACTACATTATTTGCTCCACCTGTCTTAATCACCATGCCAAATTGTGGTCTTTGGTCAAAGCTATATTTACCTTGTATATTATTTGCCAATTCAGGATATCTAGGATGATCTGACCAATATTTTCTTAGTTCTTCTATCATGAGATTGCGAACTTCTAATGTTAAGTAATGAAACATTTCTTATTTGCTCCTTTTAAAGATACTTTTAATAACTTCATCTATTATCTTGTCTACCATTTTTATTATTACTCCTTGTAGTCATTGCTTTAAATCTAGCTTGTTTTCTTTTAGCTTGTAGCATTATCTTTTTACGATCAAGCATTTCTTGACCTGTCATTTTCTCATAAGCTAGAATAGCAGTAGCTTGCATGACTGCACGATCTATTGCTTTTTCTATCCAAGAGTATTTTACAATCGCTGGATGAATCCATGACTTATCTGTTACTAATGGTAGTGTTCTAAATTCTATTTCACCTTGTTTATTTTTTACAGGTATTGCTTGTCTTGGTCTATTTCTATCTGTCTTTAACCATGTCATTGGATATGCAGGCTTATTTTTTAAATGGTATTTGATATGTTGCCATGTAGAATATAAAACTATATCACCATTCTCTTTTATTGTTGTACCGAATGAGTAAATAAATTCTTGTGTTTTAGGTACTGCATCAAATATTTGACCTGCTCTTTTTGCCTCTTCCCTTACTTCATTTAAGATCATTTCTGCAATAAATTTTATTTCTTTTTTAGTCTTGTCTTTTAAAGGCTGTCTAAAGACAAATTGCTTTTTTAATCTATCCATTTTCTCAATCCTTTTATATAAGCAATCCGATATAAAAGGATTATGACCTTATGGTTCAAAAGACTCTGCATCCCAATATGCTTCATCTTCTGTACCATAACCTTCAAGTTCAATTTCATAGATGATGTGTCCATCTTCTGAAAAGGTTACGATTGCTGTCCAAGTGGTTTCATTTTGGTAGGTTTGAATATGCTTTTCCATATTAAAAAATCCTTTTTGTTGTTGTTGTATATATGTAAACCAAAACCATATAAATTTATTGCATATTGATAATCTTTTTATATGTTTTTTTATTTTGATTATAAACAAAAGGATAAACATTATGTTTAATTATAAACTATCATTCATTCGTTCTCGTCTTGCTAATTTAAAGAAAGCAAATACGATTAGACCATTTTTTATTGATAACTCTTTTGGTAGATCCTATAGAGATGATTCAAGAAGTCTTTTGCCATCTGTACCTTTAGGTACAACATGGGGTAATCTTTTTTGGACTTTGGAAGATCTACTTGAAGCTAAGAATATTCGTAATGTTGAAGTAGTGGAATTTGATCCAACTCAGACAGGTGATTTAAGAAAATTTTCTATCTCAGCTGAATTAGGTTTATATGTTTCACCTACAGAAGAGGGTAGAAGATTAAGAGGTTTTGAGCGAGTAACATATAACTGTCCACCAAGTAAATGTGTTTGGATTGATGGCAAACCTAAAATTACTGCACACTTAAAAAATTTCTTTTTAAAATACTTTAAAGAGCTTGTTTTTATGCCTAGAAAAAATTCCTCTCAAATACCTACTTGCACCATTACTAATTATAGAGATGCTACTTTTGAAGTAGTTGAAGATCCTAATTTTCATATGGTTGGTGTTGCCATGAAAATTACAATGGACATTGTGGCTGATTTTTCAGGAATTAGAGAATCTTTCACACCTGCATCAGATGATGAAAAACAGTTAAATGTTAGAGAATTACAATTGTTAAGCGATAAAGAGTTTGATGCTGTGTTGGAAGATTTTAAAAGAAATCCACCTAAAAATATTTCTAAGAAAACTAGAAATTTCTTTATGCTTGTAAGAGAATACAAAAATAGATATCCAAATATTAGAGATGTTGAGTTCTTGGTTAGACCATACCTTTCCTAAACTAAATTTACATTTCTCTTCTGATCCATCTTAAGATGCTTTCCATTTCACTCATCAATAAATCTTCATTTTCTTCATCACTGCGAATATCCCATTTTTCAACTTGTTGTGTTGTTGTTTCAATATAATCATCTGCATCATCATCCCAATCTTCAACTGTGTTTGTGATTTCCACATAGACAGTTTCTTCATGTCTGTTATATTCTACAGAACAGTGACTTTGACTACCATCAACATCAAATGATGTTGAGTTATGTTCTGATAGAGAATACATCATGCCAAGTTGCCATGATAACCATTCCATTGCTTTAATAAGTTCGCTACTCATTTGCTTTTTCCTTTTTTTAAAGTGTTTTGTAATCAATCATTTCTTACATATATATAACACTTGTCTATTAGCTTTCATTGCAAGTTCAATAAGCTATTTATAAAAATGTTTTAATAGAAAAACATTCTTAAACACAAAGGATTATATATCATGTTAAGAAGAAATAAACTTGCATCTCTTAAAGTTCGCTTGGCTAGTTTAAATACCAAAAAAGCATATTGGGGTGATGATGATGATGATGATGTTGGTGCTTTTTTTATTATGCCACATCTTGAAATGATCCATAAACACCTTGAACATTTTGTAGAAAGATATGCTCATGATCGATATCGTTATCATAGAGCATATCCTTCAGGTACATTTGATGTTATTGTATATGATGAACACACAGGTGAACACAACAAAGAATTAGTAACAGTAAAATTCCATCTTTCCCAAAAAGAAGAAGATGAAATTTTAATTCAGTACTCTGCTTATATTGATGATGGTCAATTCAATTTTGACGATAGTTTAGAAGCTGATGATGTTGTTAGAGAATCAGAAGGTCCCATCCAAATTGCTATTCATGAAAGTATAGAACATTTTGTAGAATATACACTTGATCATTGGCTACATCAATTTCATTTGACTGTGCATGAAGATTAATCTCATCCTCCATGATTGTGATTTTCCCATACTGCTGTCCTGCCTCTTAATTCATGATTTGCAGATACACTATCTTTCTCACTCATCATTGGTATCGCTGAATCAGGCTGTGTTGAATATGGTGCATCATTTCTAGCTGAATATGTATCTCTAATTGTTTGATATGTGTATTTTGTCTTATGCCATAACACAGGCACACCATCCATAGGTACTGAATATCTAATATCTGCTGGCTCAAAATATCCCAAATTAAAATGCTGTTGTAATACATTTCCTCTTGCATTTGGTCTTCTTACCGGTCCTATTGAATACCTGTCATTATTTTGCTTAACTATAAAATCCCTTTGAGATACAATAGGTGAGGGTCCAATATACACTTCATATGAATGCTCTTTTTTCCTACCTTGAGTTGCTTGACTTATTCTTCTTTCTGCATCATCAGGTGCAACAATAATATCATAGGGTCCATCATATCCACCTATTAATCCTGTGCCAAAGCACCTAATACATCTTGAATCAGGTTGCTTTCCATATTCTAATGTAAACCTATTAAATGCTCCACACTCGCATGGCTGTCCTACTACTTTCTTTAAGAATAATCTTACTCGTTCACCACCTTGCTCTAATGCCCATTGATTTCTTCTCACACCTTCCCTCCACATCCAATCTACTTTCTCAATCTCAATATCACTAAATGGCTGTGTATAATCTAATGGACTTTCATGCAATGCACTTGTTAATGGATCTTCTGCCACTGTTGTTACTCTATAATATGTCTTTTTATCTATAATAGAACTAATTATGCCTTCAGGTAAATAAGATAAATAAGAACAAGTAACAACACTTGTATTCGGATCAAAGGCAAGCTGGATGTCATTCATTAAAGTAATAACATTTGTGGTTGCACCTTGTCTTAATACAATATCACCTGTTTGACCAAAGACACTAGCAGGATATGCTACTTGTCCATCTATTTTAACAACCACATCTCTATATGAAGTAGAAGGCTCAATCGCACTGCCTATTCTAGCTATTGGTCTAGCTGTTCTAAAACGATATGAACCATCTGCATTACTGCCTTTGCTTATCCAATTTGTAATCACTTCATCATAGATCATTTCTGTGATATTTGTATCTCTATAAAAGGTAGCAGATATAGGCTGTTGATTTATTCTTTGGTAAGGTCCCCGATCTGATGTATTTGATCTATATATATTAACACCACGAATGATCCAGCCTTCATTTTCATGAATGAAAGAAGGACTATCCCATCTTAAATCTATTGCACCTTTAAGAAAAGGTGAATTAGCTGATGTGTTTCTAGGTGGCATAGGATAAGGTGATCTTGAATATTCCCAACCTGCTGGCATGATATGTATCCTTTATTTAGAGCATATATAAAGGATTTAGATATAAATATTTTATTCGTTAGCCATCTCAAATAAGATTTGATCTGCAAGACCATCTTCTAAGGTTTTTTGTTTTAAGACAAGCTGTCTATATAAGACATCAAAGATGTAGTGTTTATTGTAAGAGATGTCTTGTTTTCCTAATAAGTTTTTTCTTAATTCAGATAGAAAAATAAAACACCATGATTGAAATGTACTAGGTGTATCAAGATTTGACTGCATCAAATCTGTTATTGTATAAAAGTTAAGTTCTATTGTGATCTGTGGTGGATGAAAGACACGATTTAAAAGGTATTCAAATAAATGAATTTCAGTTTGATCTAAAAACTTGCCTGCTAGAACACGATTTAATAAATGCTCAACTTTATTTTTAGTCCATATAGAAGTACTGCATATCAAAATAGATTTTGCATTATTGATAAAGGACTGTATATCCATATTAATTTATATCATCCAAAGAAACCCAAGATTCAAAATCAATACCTTCAACATCTTCATCCTGTTCTACTTTTTTAGGTTTAATTTTCAAAACTAATCTGTCATATTTGCTTTGAAAACAATCTTTTTGTTTTTCTGTTAATGCTTTGCCTGCTTTCATTTGTTTTTCTAAACTTTCTAAGAAACCTAATAACCATTCGGATTTGGTCTTTTTTCTTAAAGTTTCAAGTTTAGTAACAAATTCAGGATCAATCTCTACAGGTGCAGGTGGATTTAAGACTGCATCTAATTTTGCATTAAAAATAGTCATTTGTTTTTCAGATAATGTTCTACCTGAGTTCACTTGCTCAATAAGAGAACTTACGAAACCTTTAGTCCATTCATCTGTGGTGATCATGATTAATGCTTTTGCATTGTTTAAAAAGGCTTGGTCTGCCATTTTTTTACTCCTATGGTTGGTTTGTTGATACTACCTAAACACTTGCTCTAAAGGTTTATTGCAAGTTCACTTATATTTATTGGTGCTTTAAAAGTTTTGTCTTTAAAGCAGTCAAGGTTTTTATGCTGAGTTTGTTTTTAACTAGAACCAATTCAACTTCCATTCGGATTTGAGAATTTTTACAAGTATATAACAAACGATATACTTCGTTTAACATTACCATCCCTTCTTGCTCAACAAAAATTTGAGTTTTGGTTTTACTGAATCAGGATCAGTCTGGTCAATGTAGAAAGTCCTAGACTTTGTAAAGTCACCATTTATTTGAATGACTTGCACAAGGATATAGGTTTTACCTTTTTGGATTTGTTTCATCCCATGTATGTGGATTTTGGTATTAACATCCAAGTGAATGTCAATACTGCCATTCTGCAAAATATCAGATTTGATATCTGCATAGACAGAAGAAAGAGTAGAGATGATGGATTGATTTAAAATTTGAGTTAACATAGTAATACTCCTTATTTGATGTTTTTTGGTAAAAGTTTGGTGATGACTTTTTGACTATCTTCTGATTTGCAGGACTCAAATCTATCTTCGATTTGAATGCCATCTTTATCATAGATAGATAAAGTAAAGGTGCAGATTGCTTTATTTACAGGTGTTCTGTAAATAAGATTTACTCTTGTTTGGTCTTTGTGTTTACCTGTGTACTCACAAGTAAAGATATAACCATCGAAACTACACACGGATGTGATTTCGAGGTTGCTGTATTTAGTAGAGATGATTTGGTTTAGTGTAGAAAAGTGGATCATTTTTTTATCCTTTGGTTTGTTGTTGTACTAGATAAACACTTAAGATTAAAACTTATTGCAAGTTCATTAAATTTTTTATTTTAAATATAAATGTTCTTTGTAGCTAAACTTATTATGTGAAAGGCATACAGATGAGTAAAGACATTCATGTTTCACACCAATGTCCACATTACATTAGGTTTGAATCCTATACTTTAGATAATATCACTGATGTTGTCACTAGATCACCTATCAATGGTTCTAGTCTTTTTACCATCACTAAAAATAATATTACCATAAACCAAGAAGGTCTTTACTCACCTGCTGAAATTATCTTCCCTGCTAATGCTCCATATAAAATCCTAAATCCTAACTACACTTTTGTTTATCAAAATGTATCTTATCCTGTGAAATTTGATACAGGTCTTTTATCTGCATCTCAAATCCAAAACACTCTTATTAAATACCTGCCTATGAATAAAGTAGAAGTCAATCTTGTAAACCAATCTATTCAGATAAAAGATAAATCCACAGGTCTATCTTCAAGACTAGAAATACAAGGTGATTTAAATAAGTTTGGATTTACTTATGAGAAATTTAAAGCACAAGGTAAACAAGTGCATACAGGCTGGAAACTTTTTAAAAGAGATGATGGCTTAGGCTATTTCATTCGCTTTAATGAAAATGTAAAAGGTAATTATCTTATTTCATACACTACAGAAAAGAATTATTGTAATCGATGTGCAAGCACAGGCATTGAAAATGATTTAAGATTTAATGAGTATGGTGAAATTAAACAAGTGGAAAAACACGATCTACTTTATCAGCAGGTTGCCAAAGTTTGCCTTACTAAAATTAATACTAATCCTCAACACTCTTGGTATGGTACTAATGCTTTTGATTTTGTAGGTGCTAAACAAGGCAACCTAGCTAAACTTAGCATTCAAGAATCTGTAAGACAAGCACTCAATCAGCATATCAATATTCAAAATCAAGTTGGTAAAATACAAAAGCTATCTTTAGAAGAACAAATTGCATCTGTTCGGAAAATTGATGTGCAACAAGTTCCTAATACTAATAATGCCTACCTTGTTGATATTGGTCTTGTTAGCAGAGCAAATACACCTGTTAATCTTAACATTGTGTTTGCAGTCCCCGGCTCTATTGACTTAACAAATTGAAAGATAAAATAAAATGATACAAATTATTTCACCTAGTGGTTCTTTACTAGATAGTCCTGCTAACTATTCCACTACTCAAAAAGCTATCTTTATTAAAGGTATTACTGATGATCCAAGCAATCTTAGTATCACTATTGAAAACCAAACCTATACAGGCATGGATATTTTCTTTGATGGTAATTACTTTACCTTTCCTAATCCTGCTCTTAGTCCTGATGGTCTTATTCTCTATAATGGTAATAACAATCTTATTCTTAATCTTTCTACTACTGAAACCTTTTATCTTAATGTTATCCAACCTATCGTCAATCTCTACCAACCACCTGCTCAACCACAAGGCATCTATATTGAAAGACTTGCACAAGATGTTCTTATTAAATTCCAACATACAGACAGTGAAGTCAAATATTATAACTTGTATGCTAGTGTTTCTTCAGGTGGTGGCATCAATGGTTATCAAAAAATTAACTTTGAACCTTTAGATCCTATTAGCTATGGCATAGGTAAAGAAGTTTTAACTACCATTGCAGATGAAACCTTTAATGCAAATACTCAAACTGCTGATCCTTTATATGCTAAATTAAATTTCATCCAAACTGATGGTTCTACTAATTTAGCCAGCGATGTCATTTTTAATAGTGAAGTCAGTGAAGCTATTAAACGATTGAGATTGACTGCTACTTTATCTGCTATTGATATCCAAACTGAAATCGTCTTTAAACATAATAGACAAGCTACTCAAAATTCTACACCACCTACTATTCAATTTGGTGCTTTCGCTTCTCTTTCTAATGAAAATGTTCTTTACTATGTTGCCACTGCTGTTAAAGTTGTTAATGGTACTGAAATTGAAAGTGCATATTCTTTAGAAGTAGTAGGCAAGCCTGTCAATATTAATCAATCTAATGTTTCTTTACCTGTAGTCAATCGTCAAACCTTAACTACAGAAATGATTACTACCATCCATAAATTACAACCTGATGCTTTAGTGAACCCGGGCTCTGTTACTAGAGATGTCATTATTGATCCTTTTGTTAATGAAATGGAAAGAACTAGATTCTTATTAGACTTTACCTACCGTGCTATGTCTTTTACTACTTTACTCACTATTGATGATCCTAGAAACACAGGTAAAAGTATTGCAGTCAGTAATTCAAATTATAAAACTGCTCTTGGACAAGCTCTTTTCTTTAGTGAACAAAATAGAGTACAAGCAGTTATTGATTCAGCCTTTGATAAACTTGCATATAACTTTGGCATTAAAAGAAGATTAGGTAGTCGTGCAATTGGTGAAGTAGTTTTCTTTGTTAAGACTGCTCCTACTAGAACTATCAATATTCCTTCATACACTACGATTTATGCAGGCAGTATTCCTTTTCAAACTACACAATTCGCTAGAATTTCAATAGATACATTATCTTCTTTTTATGATCCTGTTAAAGATAGATATGCAGTTTATGTACCTGTGCAAGCATTAAATATAGGTATTGCAGGCAATGTCACTAGCAACCAAATCAGAAACTCTTCTATTAATGGTCTTTCTGTGAATAATGAAAATCCTACCTTTGGTGGATCAGAAGTAGAATCAAATTTAGATTTAAGTTCAAGAGCAATTAATACTCTTGCTAGTGTAGATACAGGTACTAAATCAGGTATTGAAAGAATAGCTAGTGCAACTGCTGGTGTTACTGAAGTTTTTGTCGCAGGTGCTGAATCACCTTATCAATTTAGAGGTGATGGCAAAGTTGATGTGTGGATTCGTGGTGTGTCTTTAGCTACTGCTACTGATTTATATGCTCCAAATTTCCAAACACATAAAGATAGTCTTTTCATTCCTATTGCTGAAGGCATCTATCAATTTAAATTAGGTGATCTCAATTTGTCTTTATATAAAATGATAGATAACCAAACATTAGGATATGGTTTAAAAAATGCCACAACAGGTGAATGGTTTGATCTCACTAACCATACTATAACAAATGACAATATTGTTATTTTAGATACTAGCTTAACACAGCCTGATTACAATATCACAGATGTTATCATAGGTGATTGGCAAGAAAATATTAGTGAAATCATTTATCTCACTAGACAGCCTGTTGAAAGCATCTCTACTTTAATAGATGAAAATAATGTAGAATATGCACAAGGTACTGATTATCTTTTTAAGAAAACACAAGATCCTTTACTTGAAGGATATTCCACCAAAGCTAAAGATAATATCTTAATCAATAATGGTGCTATCACTTCTGATTTCTATTCCACAAGCGAAGTGTTTAGCTTTATTGGTTTTTATCCATATCAATTGACTAAAAAAGGTGTAGATGCTTTAAGCATCCAGCTTAGACTTGATTCGAGTGGTGATGGTGAAACAGGCTATACTTTCTATAATTCATCTTATGTTGCTAATCCTGATTTCATTATTGAAACTACAGATGAAGGATATACTACTTTAACTAGAACATCTAATTCTGACATCCCTGAAAATGTCACAGTCAAAGTCAATTATAGCTATCTCTTAAATCTTGAAGTCACTTATTCATATAATCAAGTACTGCAAAATGTTCAATCTCAAATTAATAACTCAAAACATTTGACTGCTGATATACTTGTTAAACAGTGCATTCCCTGTCCTATAGATGTAAAAGCAAATATTGTTATCCGAAAAGGCTATCAAGTTAGCCAAATCGATCTTGCTATTAGAAACAATGTACAAAATTATATTTCTTATCTTAATCTAGGTGCTAACCTAAGAGTGAGTGATATTGTAAGAGTGCTGGATAATGCAGATGGTGTTGCTTTTATTGACTTGCCTTTAACACAGCTTTCTTTTTCAGTAAATACTCTTGTCATTAGAGAAGAAATCATACCTAATAACTCATACACTCAAATTGTATCTTTAACTACAGGTGTTGCAGTCGCATGGCTTATTGATGTAAACCTAGCACAACCTGCATCTACAGATGGTGGTGAAATAGGTCGTGTTTATGGCAATGGTTTAGAATTTAATCTAGTTTCCCAATCACTGATCACTACTTTGGGGAATAAACCAAATAGTGTTTGCATTATAGGCAATACTGATCTTGTAATAGGTGGCAATCCTATTACAAACAGTAAAAATAAAATCCTTGTTGCTTTGCCTATTGGTAAATCACCAAGTGATTACACCTTTCATGTAAATTACCAAACAGCAGATGGCTCAGGCTTTGTTAATAACTTATCCTTAAATCCATTCTCTTATTTCACTGTTGGCAACTTAAACTTCACTTACAGAGCAGAGTAAAAACATGAGTGATAAAATTCCTTTTTATCCTGATTTCCCAATTGCCAATACAGATCCGATTGGCAGTAAAAGTGAAGAAAAAAAAGCATTACAGGATTCACTTGTAGTCGCTTATGCTAATGCTCTTTCAGGTTCTTTAGCATCTAACTACCTTTCCGAATATGGTAGCAATAATAGAATTTTATATGAAGGTCTAGGTAAAACTCTTTCTAGTCTTTTATTAGATTGCTTAGACCTTGTAAATGAAGTGGACTACTCTCAAATTAGACCTGAGTTTTTTAATGATAGACTTTATGGACTACTTTTTCCTAAATCTGTAGATAGACCTTCTTTTAATAATGAAACAGAATTGAGATATACGATTTTAAATCTTATCCAAGCATTATTACAAGGTAGCACAGGTAAAGCTATTTTATATCTTCTTAATAAAGTTCAAGCGAATAGTCTTGTTGAGATTTCAGAAATAGGTGATTTTTTAATTGACTGTCTTATCTCATCTTATGCTTTGACAACAGAAGTGAATGGACATAAACATTATGTATATGCACCTATTTTAGGTTTAGGTAAAACATCTGCACCTATAGGATATAAATGGGGTGATGATCTACACCAACATGATGTTTTAGATGGCATCGTTCAAACTGCTAGTGGACATACACATGAAGTCTTATATGGTTTTCAACAGGATGTGATTACACTACAGGATAATTTATATAAGCTACTCTTAAAAACTAAACCTGCTCATGTCAATATAGGTAATAGACCAAGTACTTTATTTAAAGAAGTTATTAATAAACCTACCTTTGATTTTTCTTTGACTGCTGGTTTAATGTTTCAAGAGGATTTAAGAAAGACAGATCAAGGCATTTATTTATCTAGTGTTTATGGATATACTCTTACAAACTCTAAATTCCTAAGAGTGTATGATAGTGGTTTTAGGATAAATGATCGTATCCGTGTAAATAATCAAGAGAGAAAGATTGTTGCCATTAATACTGTTTTGGCAGATGATGCACCTAGTGTTTCTTATTCTGTACCAAGACTTAACTTAACAGGCACAGGTTCTATTGTAAACCATTGCTTAATTGCATCTATGTTAGTTATGCAAGAAGGTGAATTAGTCTTAATAGGTGCATCTGCTTATTTCATCTTAAAAGTAAATCCTTATACATATAAATTATCTGCACAGGTTTTCACTTTGGATAGACCTTTGACTGCTACCACAGCTAACTTATATCTATTAGAAAATCTACAATCTTCTTTTAAGACAAGACCATTGAGATATAAAACATATAGTCAAACTTTCCCTGTCTTAACAAGTCAATTTACTTTACCTTTTTCTACACCATATACAATTTATGGTATGCCTATCCTACCAAGTGATTTTACTAGCAGTGTAGAAATTACAGAATACAATCCATTTACTCGTGTTATTTCTTTAAGTACATCCACTACTGAAATTGAAATCACTTATCCTTATGATGAAACAGATCAAGTATGTTTCACTGCTTTAAATGATACTAGCTTTGTGCTTAATTCATATAGACCTAGAAACCAAAGACCAACAACAAATCTTTTGCCTGCGAATAGAATTGAAAAAAGAAATGCACAGGTCTTATTTCACCATAAGAATACATATCCATTAGTAAAAGAATGGGTAAGATCATTTTATGCACATAGTAATACAGATACTCTTAATAACTCATCTTTGCTTTTAAATTCTAAAAATAAATTAAACAGACACAATGTTATTAATGCTGTGCATAGAGTATTAGCACCTGCTAGTGCAAGTGTATCTGTCTTAGATGGTAAAGTGATTTTACCTTTTCATGTGAAACGAATGATATCTGTTAAGCAAGGATTGACAAATATCACTGCATATAAAGTAAATGGCAATGCAATTACTTTTAATGGCATAGCAGATGGCATAGTGATAGATGTTGTATGCTTAACAAATCGTTCAGTTAGTCAAAGTGGTGATTGGTTTAGACCTGATGATTTAAATGAAGGCATGATACCATTTAAGAATATTGTTAAGCAGGTTGCTTTTAATGTGGATGAATTTATGGCAAATCCATTAGGCAATGCAAATCCACCTGAAAAGCCTAGACAAACTAAAATTAAAGATACAGTAACAGACAATAGTGGTTTAGCTAGTGAGTTTAGTTTTTTTAAAGATGAGTGGATAGGCTTAGAGCAAACCTTTGTTTTTGAGGATGTTTGTCCTGTGTTTAAGAGCAGTGGTGTAAATAATGCACCTTTCTTATTAAATAATGGCATCTTAAATCTTGAGCAATATGTATTAAATAATAACACTCAAGTTATATATGATGGTACTGCAAGTGTTGAAATAATACTCATATCGCTTTAAAGGATAGATAAGAAAAAATGATTAGTGAAAATATTAAAAGACCACAAAGTTCAGTAGCTTTTGGATTTGGATTTAATGAAACTACATACCGTGTAAAAGGTGAAGTGTTTATTAAGCTGGATGATCAAGAGATTAAAGTAAATAATGTTTACACTTTAGATGGTAGCTTGCTTGCATCTATTCTCTTTTCAGGATTATATCCAACACGATCACCTATTACAATGTTAGCAGTAGGTACAGGTGCAACAGGTACAAGTTTAGTACCTAGTGTTGCAGATCAAAGACAAAGAAGATTAAATACTGAAATTGCTCGTAAAGAATTTGCATCTGTCTTATTTAGAAATCCTACAACATTTGCAGTCAGTACAATTCCTACGAATGTTGTAGATTTCACAACTGTTTATAATGAGGGTGAAGCAGTAGGTGCTTTAAATGAAATGGGATTGGTTAGTCCTTATGATGCAAGTCCTTTATCTAATTATCCTTTATTAGATGGTAATGGTGATCCTGTTAGTTTTCCTGATTATGATACTACTTTAGATGTTACGAATTATGACATTCTGATTAACTATTTGACTTTCCCTGTGATCAATAAGCCATCTAATTCTGTTTTAGCAATTACTTGGCGATTGACTTTTTAAAAGGTAGATAAGTAAAATGGCAAAATATATTACTACTACATCCAGAAACCTTGATCCTAGTTTAACAAATTATGAGAGTGTTGTCTTTCAAACAGGCAAACCTTTACTTGATAGCGAATTAAACTTAGTTCAAGATATTAGTCTAGTCAATTCCAAACCTAGTGGCATCATTTCAAATAAAAAAGACATCTTTTCTGATTATGTTTTTAACACTACTCCAAATACCTTAACTTTAAGTGCTTTTGATGTCCGTGTTAAAAATAAAGTCATTAGAATTGCTTATGCAAATGATAACACAGGCTCAAATAAAATCTCTTTATCTAGTCCACCAGCTACTCAAAAATCTACAACCTTTGTCTTTTTAGAAATTTGGAAAGCATTAGTTAGTCCTGCTACTTTACCTAATGCTAGATTAAGAATAGGTGATAATGTTGCCAATGGTGATACGATTACCATTGATACAGATACAATTACTTGTGGTGTGGATTTTGTCTTAGGTGCTGATAAATATGTCACTGCTTTAAATATTGCTACTGCTTTAAGTAGCTTATCTAATGTAGTCAGTTCAGATAGCAAAGGTACAGATTTTATTTTCTTAACTTTAGATACTACTGTTTCCATTAGTACAACATCACTTGCTATTACTGTAACACCTGCCACAGGTGAATCAAGTGGTTTAAATATTCCTGCGAATAATAAGATATACATTTATGGCAATGTGCAATCTTTAACAGGTGCTTGGTTAGATGATGATATTTATGATACTACTTTAAATGCAGAGTCCACTAAGAGAATACAATATCAATATCGTTTCCGAACAGTAGATAACTTTGCAGTAGATACATATCAAGATGGTTTTTCAGATACTACTAATGTTAAAGCACAAGGTACTAATGGATCACCTACTTCTTATTCTTTTAGTGCAAGCTCAACAGATAATGGCTTATGGATTGCAGGCTCAGGTAATGAAGCATCTGCTACTGATTTAGGTACTGTAGATGGATATGTATATGCTTTACCTATTTGTTTTGTCAATCGTAGAAATAGTGGTGGTTTTAATCCTGTTAATCCTAATGGTGCTTTATTATCTACACATACAGGTGCAACAGAAAATTGGCTAGATCTTGATCCTATTATTATTCCTGCTGGATTAAGCGACAGACCTGATGGTTTATTTGCTGATTTAATATCTGATGTGGATATCACAGACATGAGAAAGAAAGTGATTGATATTTTAGACAGTGAAAAGCTATTAACAGAGCAAACACATTATCTTTTTGACAATAACATTAAGACAGTTCAAAGAGATGGTAGAAATAGATTTTATATAGGCAATCAAATTACAGATGGTGATCGCAGTACAGAACCTTTGGTTTGTGATGCGATTGAATATTATGGTGTTACTCAACCAAATACCTATGGCAATTTAATCGGATATGCAGATGGTTTAAGACGAAGATTTTCAGGCTATCCAAATGTAGAGAAAGTAATCGCAACAATAACAATTTCAGATGATGATCCGACAGCTTTTGCTTATGTAGATAAAGTAGTAGGTACTTTTAATTGGTATGAAAATGATGAGATCATTTTAGACTTTGGCAACTATTATAATGCAGGCTTTTTTAATCCTGTTACTGATTCATTCCCAACAAGTACAAAAATCATTGATGTCTTAAGAGCATGGCATGATGATGGACACACAACTACAGCAGTTAGTCAAAATATTCAATTTAAGAAAATAGAATTTATCTCTGCAACAAAGGTTTCTTTAATCTTAGATAAAAATGACTTCACTGTAAATGGTGGTCTATCTGCTACAAGTAATTACCAAATGACAGGCAATACTACAGATGGTGATGTAGGCAGTCCTAGAAATATCTTTATTGAACTTGCTTTATGTTATCCTGAAGGTAATGGTTTAAGTGCAACACCTATTTTATTAAATCCTGATTCAAGTGTTTATCCACAAGGTAGTGTTATTAACGAATCTAGTCTTTTCTTTTCAGAATTTGAAGATGGTGTTTTAGCATCTTTTAATGATACGAATAGAGAAATTGCTTTAGAGTATGTTAAGAAAATACAGACAATAGAACTTGTAAGTAAGTCTGCCACAGAAATCTTAACTCCTTTTAAATTCTATGGTGATGGCATTACTTATTTTGTGCAATATGAAGATCAAGAAGTAGGTGCTGGATATTCAGATGTACTTAATACATCTGATTACAATAAATCCGATGCGAGTGTTTTGGTAAATGCTTTAACAAATGCAGGTCAAACTTTAGTTAGCTTAAAATATTATCCTTTACTAGCAAACAAAGCTAGAACGATGGTCTATTATAGATACCTAGCATCTCAAACTACAATCCCATCAGGATTAACGATTGATGTTGAGCCTATTTATATTTCTAAATCTATGTATGCTATTCAAACAAGCAAAGGCAGTTTAAGTGTATCTTATCCTTATCCGAGTGCAAGTGACATGGTAGGTATCCATAGTGATTTTGACTTAGACGAATGGGATTTAAGAGCAAATGCACAGATCTCTATTAGTGATTTTAATATTGATGCTGGTATGTTAAGTCTTAATAACTTTATGCCTATTGATATTAACACGGATTTGACTTTTACAAGCAAGACAACAGACTCACAAGGCAATACAATTTATGAAGGTGGTTCAGGATATTTACCTGTCACTTATTCATCACCTTTCTCTAGTGAAGTAAGTCATAAAAATGTATTACCTTTATTATGTAAAGCGAAATCAAACACTTTATATTTCAGAAAAGGTGAAGTGCTTTTGGTTTTGATTAGTAGATATGCAGAATTGGATAGTGAGAATAAAATTACATTAGGTAGTAATTACACGATTGCAAGTATCTACAACACTAAAAACAGATTGATGATGGAGTAAAGAAAAATGCCTACAAGTTCATTTACAGGTGGCAATGCAGGTAGTGGTACAAATAAGAATGTAAATAATGTGATTTATGTTCAAGATAAAGGCAATACTACATTTGATGGGTATATAACAATAGATGGAAATTTGACTGTTAATGGTACAACTACAACAATAGATAGTGTTACTTTGACAATAGAAGATCCTGTGATTACATTAGCTAAAAATGCTAATCTTAATCCTACTGCTAGTACAGATGCAGGCTTGTTTTTACAAAGAGGAAGTACAGAAAATCCTGCTGTTTTTATTTGGAATGAAACTTTAAATCAATTTGAACTTGCAACAGTAGCAGGTGCAACGAGTGCAACAACAAATTTCACAAGTCTTACAAAAACATATTCTACTTTAAAAGCAGGTATTTTTAGTGGATCATCTGCTACCTTTACAGGTGTAGTTACTTCAAATGGTCTATCTTTAACAACAGATGGTCAAGTTTCAATTAAAAAACCAACAGACACTTCTACTACACCTGCTATTTTATTAAATGCAGATAGAACAGGTAATGGACAACAAGCAGATATTATTGCTCTTGAAGTAGAGAGAGGTGCATTAACAAATGCTAAAATTAAATGGGATGAAACAAATGATTGGTGGGATTTTAATTCCAATGTTTATTTTTCTGAAAATTTGACAATAGGCAGTGATGATACAAAAGATTTAACAATTCTTTCTGAAACCACTATCTCAAATAATCTCATTCCTGTCTATATTTATGTTAAGTATAATGCTACATCCTTTACAGACAATGAGTATTTTTATATCTTTAGTACAGACGATAATGGTCTTACAAGAGAAGTCATTCCGATAAAAGTTAATTTTAGTTCGCCAAAACTAAAATTAAATCAAAGTGCTGGATATAATCGTTATATTGCATATTCAGCATCAACATATAATAACACCACACCACCTACTATCAATGGTATTGTCTATATTAATCCAAATAAAACTTATTATTTTCATATGGTGAGTGATGCAATAGACTTGTCTAATTTAGATTTTCAAATTTATGCAAGTAATTCTATTTTAGGATATGCTCCAACATATTGGAAAGTATTTGACGGATATGATGTAAATACTACAACTGCTATCGTAACATATACATTTGTCAGAGGTTCTACTTGGAAAGAAAGTGATGTTGTTTACAAAGCAGGGATTTTAGGTGGATTTGGATTTATAGATGTTTCTGATATAAGTAGTCCTACTTCTGTGAGTGATATTCAAGCTAAGACTTCTTTAAAAATCCAAAAAGGTAAAAATGCAATTTTATTAAATAGTGATTACACAGGCAATCCTAATGTAGATGGTTCAAATGTCATTGCTCTCGAAGTAGAGAGAGGGATAGGCACTAATAGTTATATTGAATGGAATGAAGAAAATCAAAGATGGGATATAGAACCAAGTTCTTTTTCTACATCTTTCGCAACAGATACTTTAGATGCTACTACTACTACAATAAATATGTTAGATGCTAATAACATTACAACAGAACAAATTGAGATTGAAAACAATCATTTCCCTGTTTATATTTATGTTAAGTATAATTCTTTATCTTTAGGTGATAGTGAGTATTTTTATATTTTTAGTACAGATGACAATGGTATTACAAGAGATGTTGTTCGTTTATCTAATTTAGATCATCTTTCCGAAAACACAGGTGCTGGTTATTATCGTTATATTGCAAGTGCAGGTTCAACATATAATAACACAACACCTACACCTACTGTAAATGCTATTGCTTATTTAGATCCAAATAAAACTTATTATTTTAATATGGACAGTACTGATATTGAATCTTTAGTGCCTGATTTTTATGCTTATGTAAGTACAACAGAATTAGGATCAGGAGAATTACCTTCTTATGCACTTGTATTGAGTGGTTTTAGTTCAAGCACTACTACTTCGGCAAATATTGTTTATACTCTAATTACCAATGCTCAATGGAATGGCAATAATATAGTTCGTAGAGTAGATAATGGTACAGTAGAAATTAGTACAATGAATGGTGCAACCACAGTAGATGATATTGATACCATACCTCTTAGAATACACTCTAAAAAAGAAAATCAATCTACTACTGCTATCTTATTAAATAGTGATGAAACAGGATCACCTACAAAAAGTGTACAAATTGAAGTAGAGAGGGGTACAAGTACTAACAGCTATATTAAATGGGATGAAACAAATGACAGATGGGAAATATTCAATGATCTTAAAGTTTTAGATTCATCTTCAAATACTACTTTACTAACAGATACTTCTTTTATTTATACCTATAAGCCTTTAAGTTTAAATAATAGTCTATTCTATAAAGTACAAAGAATATCCTCTACACCAACTAATATCACCTCAGATGTGTCTTTTGTAGTTATAGAAAATGGTGCTTTAGGTAGTGCTGTTTTCCAAATGAATCTTCCTAATTTAAATGATGATACAATAGGTGGAAGAGTTATTAATATTGCAGTCAAAAATGCAAACTATGCAGAGATTTACACAGGTGGTACAGGACAAAATATTAGACATGGTGGTACTATATACTCACCATCAGATGCTTTTATTTTAAGTGGATATAGTTCTGTTCAATTAATATCTCATATTGTAGGTGGTGTTAAAGATTGGTATGTCACAGCTATATCTAATTCAGATATGATAGATTATATCACTGCTAGTGGTGCTATTACTATTTTTAATGGCAAGACCTATCACTGCAATCCTGCAGGTACTATTGCTTTAACTTTAGGTGTTGCACCTAATGGTACACAACTTACATTTAGATCTAGATCTAATCAAACCACTACAATCACTACTGCAAATAGTGGTATTGAAGGTACACATAATACAATCACCTTCAATTCAGATGCAAAAGGTTTAAGTATATATTATTATGGTACTAGCTGGTGGGTTTCTAGTATGTATGGCAATGTCGGCATAACCACAGTCCCTTAAAAAATGAAAGTATAAAATGATAATCGTAAACAGAAAAGATGATAAAATCATCCAAAGGTCTAGTGAAATCACAATCACAGATATGAATGGCAAATACCTTTTAGATGAACCTGAAACCACTAAAGTTTCTTTAGCTAATTCTATTCCTACCATCCAATCCGATATTCAAGATAGCTTCCTTGCTCTTTATCCAGATTACACAGATATAACCTTTAAATCTTTACCTGTGCAATCCGATTTTGATGCTAGTGCTTTATATACTACTTATCCATCAAGATGTCAGTTAGGTAGTGATTATAATACCTGTGCTATTTTACCTAAAAATGAAAACACTAATGCTTATGGTGTGCTTATCACAGATACAATCACTACTACAAGTAAAGATAAATTCCTTGTCTATTGGAAGGTTGCTATTGTTAGCTATGGTCAAGAGCAATCAGTAAATGTAAATGTACCAAGCACAATGACATATGAAATTTTAGAACCTAGTGATATTCAAGTGTATATTTCTAATGATGACGGTGTATCTTATACAGAGGCGAATTATTTGACACCTGTGAGTTTTCCGAGTGCATCCACTACTCTAAGACTAGCATTTATCAATAATTCATTAAATAAAATACACTTATTAGGATATGCAATACTTTACTAGGAGATAATTAACATGGCTGATAATTTTGGAACAGAAGTCAGTAGAGTTCTCAATAATCAAAACACTAAATTTACACATCTCATTTGGCAATCAGGTAAACCACCTTTGGATTCTGAATTAAACTTTGTTGGACAGCTTGCCAATGATTCTTTAATTGATGCAATTAAACAAACTACACCTAGTGGTTTTCTTGCTGATCCTATTAGTGCGATTGATTTTGAATGTAATCCTTTAGATAGCAATCAGTTCAGATTAAATTCTATTGATGCTATTGTTAATGGTATGCCTATTCGTATTCGTGGCTGTAATACGAATAGTGAAACCTCTAACATCATTAAATTATCTGCACCACCTGCCACAGGCAATCGTGTAGATTTTGTTTTCTTAGAAGTTTGGCGATCTTTAGTTAGTCCAAATCCTTCTACTGATTATAAACCTAGTGCTATTACTTTCTATAAATATGGCAACACTCAATTTGGTGGTACTAATATTACAGATGATCTTATTGATAATGACATAGGATTTGAAACCACTAAACGAGTTCAAATTCAATATCGTTTAAGAGTAGAAACTAATATTGATATTGACACTTATCCACAAGGCTTAGGTGATCCATCTGTTTTTGGTCAAGGTAATTCTATTAATCCTGTGACAAGTGCAGTATATACTAATATGGCAAGCGAAGGTGATCCATCCTGCTGGAAAGCATCATCTGTTGATTTTGAATCAACAGATAATTATTCCTATGCTATTCCTATTTGTGCTGTCTTTAGACGATCTACTTCTTCTTATATTGCTGTTCTTAATGGTTCATCACCTACACATAATGGTGCATCTGTAAGATCATCATCTACACCTAAAACCTTAACACAAGCTATTTTATCTGCAAGTTTGACTTCATCTGCTACTACTTTAAATTTAGGCAGTTCTATTGTAGGCAGTGGTTTAGATGAAGGTAATTCTGTAGGTGATTATCTAGTTTTAAACACAGGCATTAATAAAGAGATTGTTTTGATCTCTAGTGTGAATGTAGGCACAGGTGCTATTGTTATTGTTCGTGGTCAATTAGGTACTCAAGCTAAATCTCATCTAGCATCTACACAAGTGAGTTTATATAATGCAAGACCTGATGGTTTATATGCAGATCAAATTCATGAACAAGATATTTTAGATTTGATGAATAGCATTTCTTTAACAGGATTTGATTATTCACAGCTATTGCAAAATGCAGTAAATGACTTGATCACAAATAATTTAAGAACAACTTGGAAATCAAGTGCTACAGGCAGTGATAGTAAAGGTATTACTTTGGCTCAAGTGGATGTTATTGGTAATCCTAATACAACAAGACCATATACTGAAATTTTAGATGCTCCAAATGGTATTAGAACAGTATGGTCAGATAGTGCAGTGGTTGAGAAAAATGTAAATATCATTATTGATCCAGCTACAGCTTTAAATGATGATGGTACTACTGTTGGATATTTTGATAGTGGCTTAACAGACAATTGGACGATTAGTGCAGATTTAAAACCAACAGGTTTTATGCCTAGTGTAGATATTGGTGGTGGTACATATCAACAAGCATGGTCAAGTGGTGCTGTCATTTTCTTAAACTTAGGTGGTCTTGATGGTCAAAGTGGTGCAAGAAAAGGTTTTAAGAATAATCAAAAAGCAGTTCGTTTCTTAACTGAATCAGAGGAAGATTTAAAGCTATATCTTATTAATGATAATGGATATACCGATCCATTCACCAAAAAAACTCTTTTGCCTGTACTATCAACTTTTGCAGGTTATCCATCTAAAGTAGAAATCTTTGGTGGTCTTGTACACTCATCTTTAAAAGTTACAGGTATTTCAACAGTCTTAGCTGATCTTCAAATTAAAAGAATTTCTAATAGTGCAGATGTCAATCTTGAATATTATTATGAAATTGATTTAGGTGTAAATCTTGCAAGTTTACTTGATGGTACTACTAAAGTTTTAGGTAATGAATCAGTAGCTGATCTTCTTACAAACTATGGTAAAGATAATACAGGCTTTAGTTCTGAATTATTTGCTATTGTTTATGGATCACCTAAAACACAAAACAACCAATCCTTTCAAATTATAGGCATGGGAAAAGATGGTTTAACTTCTAGTGAAACTGATGCTAGTGGTTTAAATACAAATTCTACCATTCGCTTACTTCGTTTAAATGGTGCTTTCTCTAATTGGACAGAAGATACAGATGGCAATACTTTAACAGTAGAAATCAGAACTAGAAGAACTTATGCTTTTGATGGTACTACTGCTACTGATCCTTCTTTATGTATCGTCTTGCCTTATCATACTGTTTATGAAAATAATGCAGTATCTCAAATTTATGCTACTGAAGGCACATACTCTACATCTAAACTTTTAATTAATGCTACTTTACAATATGCACCCGGTCACAGTGGTCTTGCTCGTTCACCTGATCAAATCCATAATGTGTCTTTAAGAAATAAAAGCACAGCTTATCTTAGAAATGCTATTAGTGATCTTGATGCTACTCAAACTATTTTTGAAACAGACCTTGTTAAATATGATGCCAATACTCATATTCAATTATGGAATGCTTTAGCATCTAAAAATGCTGATCCTAGTCCTACAGGTAATCTTAATACTTTTGGTGGCAGTGTTATTGGTGGTGCAGATATTGATCGTAATAATGAAATCTTTGCTGATCCAAATTCTAAAACTTTAATTCTTAAACCTTTTAAGCAACATAATCTATTATTGCAATCCTTCCGTGCAAGTACATCTACTGATTTGCTTTTAAGTCAATATTATCAAGATGGTGTCACTGATAAAGATGGTGCAGGCATCTTCACAGGTGCTGGATTGCCTCAAGATTATTTTGAATTTCCACCTATGCACCTACCTAAATTTGGTAGACAGGATATTCCTTTCCATACAAACACAGGTTTAGGTGATCCTTTCTTAAATGGTTTACATCATCTCTTTATTGACACTAATACAAATACAGATGATGTCTATAATATCATTGGTGGTGATAGTAATGAGGGTTCAGCTGGTGTTGAGCCTATGCTTTTCTACACTGCTATTGATTATGGTACAAGTGATGATATTACTACAGGTCATCCATCTTTAGGTGCTAGAAAAGTTTCTCTTGAAATCCCAAGTACAGACTTTGGCAATATCTTAAATGGTATTGAACTGCCACCTTATCATGGTCTTGCTCGTGTTTATGGTGTATATGAAAAAACAGATTACCTTGCTAAAGTAGGTTCATCTGTAGCTGGTGGACATGAATCAGATCGTGTTACTCCTATTGCAAATCCACCTATTAATTTATTAAGAACAGATGCTACTAAATACACTATGTTTATTAGACAAGATGGTGCAAGTGATGTAGCAGACACAACAGGCAGTCATACTTATATCTTAACAGAACATTCTCTTGATATTCGTAAAATTCCTACTTATGTAGCAGGCGATGAATTTGCAGATTTTGATTATGTAGTAGAATGCTGTGTCTTTGGCTTTGCAAATGGATTTATTAATAAGAATAGCTTTATTCTCATTCGTAAATATGATGGTGCTGGTGTTGAGAATGTAAATCTCACTACCTTACCAACAGAATTACAAAATGTGGATGTTGTTATCCCTTCACCTTTTGGATCAGCAGATGAACTTTATGTAGAGTATTCAAGAACAGCATATCAAGGTGATATTTACCATACAAGAGGAGGATCAGTTGCAAATTATAATGATGAAGTTATTAGACAAGGACAACTTAATCCAAATGATCACTATTATGGTGGACTTACAAGAAAACAATTTAATACAGATGGTTCATCAGCTATTACAATCACTAATCCAAGAGGATTTGCAGTGCTTGCATCTATGGATTTTTATTTGACATTAGGTACAGGTAATATCGGTGGTACTCTTTATGAGAACACAGTAACAGATATTGGATATGAATCTACACATACACCACCAACTGCCTTAAATCAAGAATTGATCCATATCAAAGCAAAAGCCTTTAATGGAAAAGAAATTGGATTAACAAATGCTACTGCTACTTTAGTTTATGTAAAAAATAAAATTGTAGATGGTGTCTTACAAGTAAACCATTGCTATATTACAATCACATTGCCTAATGGTACAATTAAATCAGATGACTTTGCGATCACTAATGTTTTCACAGATGAGAGTTTAGCATCTACCATTATTGACACAGTAGGCATTTTATCTGACTACATTATTAGTGGATCATATACAATAGATCTTTATGTAAATAGAATTGTGTTTACATATATGGAAAAAGGTGTGATTGGGAATCAAGCTCAAATCTCTATTTATTTTACCTTCCCTGTAAATCAAAATAAGTTCACATATAAATTAGGTGTAGATACTTTATATGCCACAACAAAAGTGTATATGACAGGTGGCACAGGTATTCAAAATAATGCAGGCAATGGATCACTTGACTCATCTTTAATAGGCTTAACATCTCGATTGCCATTAGGTTTACTTGTAAATGATTATGATTTCTTATGTGAAGATATTCTTAATGATGGATCAAGCTATTTACAATCTACTTTAGGTAGTGTTAAGACTGCTAATATCTCTTTACCTATTGGTAGCAATGGTCTTGCTTATTCTAAAGTGAATGGTGTTGCTGGTGATGCTCTTATTATGAGTGAAGCAGTAAATGATACATATATTGCTTTTACTGATCTTAGTCCATCAGGTACTAAAACCTATAGAACACATCGTGGTGCTGTTTTATTTGGAGCATCAGGTAAAGTTAAAGGTGGTGCTGTTTCTTATGTTGTCACTAGCTTTCCTACAAGTGTACAACCTGTCCTTAAAGGTGGTGTTTTAGCTTGTAAAGCTATGCTCGTTCAAAACTTTGATGAAACTGCATTTACTACAGATGATGAAGTATCTTATGGTAGTGAATTACAATTAGTTATCATTACACAGGCAATTTACAGATCAGATGTGAATCAGGCAATTACTTTACAAGGTAGTATTTCACCAAGTGGATATGGTGAAGGATATGCAAGTGCAGATAGATTTAATATTAAAGGTAGACCTGTGATTAAGAATAAAATTCAGAAACCTGATTTAACAATTAGTCCTGCACCATTTACAAGGTAACAAAGTAAATGATCATTGTGGTTTGTCATTATATTGACCAACAGTAATATCATCTCTTTCAAATTGTTTTTGTAAATCTGAAATAAATTTCATTGCATCAATATCACCTAATTCAATTAAAGGAATCAATCTCTTTGTGGAATCAGGAATTGCATCATCAAAAAGAACTGCATCTTCAAGTGATGCACCTGCAATGAAAACTGCAAAGATTGCATTGTATGGAATATGACATTCAAAAGGTACACCACCAAAGGATAAAGTTGCCACGACTTTATCATCTCTAAACTGCATAGGATATGAAAAGTGATTTGAAAGATTTAATCGTACATTATCTTTACTCATTAAATCTTTTGGTAATTTAACACCTTCATAGGTAGGATTAATTGCAACAGTGGTTTTTGCTATTGCTAAGTGATCTAAAAGGATTTGCTTTCTATCCATTTGTATTTTCCTTCGTTATTGAAGTTTGAGTTCTCAAAGAACTTATTGTCTACATATACCTAAACACTAAAGATAAATTTTTATTGCAAGTTCATTTACACATATTTAAAAATTCTTGTTCTGTGATAACCTTAATGCCAAGTGCATTTGCTTTATCTAGTTTACTGCCAGCTTTTTCACCTGCTACAAGATAACTTAAATTCTTGCTTACTGATGATGCTACATTGCCACCTAACTCTAATACCTTTGCTTCTGCATCATTTCTCTTTAAGGTAGTCAATGTACCTGTGAAAAGAAATGATTTGTTTTTAAAGATACCTGTCTTTTCACTGCCATTGTCAATTTGGATATATTGCAAAAGATCAGTAATAACATTTACATTTGCTTTAAGACCATTAACAATATCCTGTGCTGTGATACTGCCAAAACCATCTAGTTTTTCAATATCAGATGTCTTTAATGCTAAAACTGCATCTAAGGTTTTAAATTGACTTGTTAAAACATCACTTGCTTTTTTACCTAAACTGTGAATGCCAAGAGATATTAAAAACTTATCTAAAGATAATCTAGTGCTTTTGGTAATGCTAGATAACCAATTATCTGCTCTAGTTTCACCAACACTTTCAATCTTTAATAAATCTTCTCTTTTAAGTCTATATAGATCAGCAAAGTTATTGACAAGACCTTCTTCTATTAACTTTTCAATCCATACATTGCCTATGCCTTCAATACCTACTTTTTCCATAAAGTAACTTACCTTTGTAGATAAACTACAATTCGCTGTGCAATATAGAAAATCTTCTTTTTGTTCTGTTGCTGATGAACAGAATGGACAACATACAGGAATTTCAATAGATGTATCACCTGCATTAATGACTTTTTCAAGGTGTGGAATAACACCACCTCTTCTTATTGCCAAAACATCTGCATTAAGAGTTAAACCTTTTGTCTTAATCATACCTGCATGATGCAAAGTAATCCTGCCTACCATTGCACCACTTAATTTCACAGGTTGGACGATTGCTACAGGTGTTAAGATACCTGATCTGCTAATTTGCCATTCAACATTTAAAAGTTTAGTTGTACCAAACTCACCTTGAAATTTATATGCTATTGCTCCTTTAGGGTGATGTGATGTATATCCTGCATTTTCATATGCTTGATTATCATTTACACGATAAACAACACCATCTAGTTCATAGTCCAAACTATCTTTAATGTTTAGGATATGATCATAACCTGCTTGTAGATGATCAATACCATTAAAGACAGTATAAAATGGGATTTCAAAACCTAATGCTTTAAGTGCATCTATTTTATCAGAAAATAGATTAAACTCACTGCCTATGAAATCGTATGCAAGAAACTTGATGCCTTGTACATTGCCATCTTTTCTCTTAATAATACCTGCTACTGCATTTCTAGGATTTGCAAAGATATCCTTTTGAGTATTAAATACAGAAATAGGCATATATAATTCACCACGAATTTCTACAGGTGTTGTTATGCTAATTTGCTTTGGTACGATGTTGATAATGTTTTGTGTAATATCTTCACCTATATTGCCATCACCTCTTGTTGCACCTTGTACCAAAATGCCATTTTCATATTTGATACTGCAAGCCATACCATCAATTTTAGGTGTGCATACATAAGATGAAAAAGACCTAGACCATTTCTTTAAGTCATCTTCATTATAACACTTGTCTAATGACAACATAGGTTTAGAATGTTGTACTTCCATACCAATTTCTGCGAATGTGCCTAAACTGCTTAAGACAGGTGATGTAGGTGCAACTGCTCTTAATTGCTCTACAAGTGCATCATACTCTACATCAGAGATTTCAGGTGCATTCAAATCCCAATAAAGAGAATTGTGTTTCTTAACTAGATTTTCAAGTTCTGTGATAGATAACATTTTCATTCGTCCTTTCGTTTTTTAACAATCTACTTGATTGACACTCATTTTTGTTAGTCTTTTTATTTGTAATCCATCAGGTACTTTATCGCTAGGATTGTTTCTACATTCCCATGATAAGTAAGATAGGATGAAATCTATATCACTTGTCACAAATTTACCATCTGTGAAAAGAGGATAATTATTATCATTTTCTGTGAAGGATAATAAATTTTTGTGATTGACTACTAGACCTGTGACATATTTACCATCTTCTGTTGTCCTAATGGTGATACTTTCAAATCCCATTGCTACAAAATCATGAAGAATTACTTCATTCTTTTTGATTGAGAAGTTTAAACCTTTCATGGTCAATCTTTCTTTGATGTATGTCTTTTCCTTGAGAACAGTAATACCTTTTGATCTTCTTGCCATTTTCATTTTCCTTTTTTTGAAAAGTGGTTTTGTCTTATTGATACTACTTAAACACTTAAGATTAAGATTTATTGCAAGTCAGATAAAAAAGATTATAAGAAAAAAAAGAAAGCAGGTGTTTAATTGATTAAACTTTACTTACCTTTTACACAAGATTTGATAAAAGTGCCTTATTCCGAACAGGATATGTATTTGATCCAAGCTAAAGGATCAGGTTCTATTAAAATAGGTGTAGCTAAAGATTGTGATGCTCGTATAAAGCAATTACAGACAGGCAATGCTGTAGAATTAAGATTGATTCATGTCTTTAAAGGATATGGCAATGTAGAAAGACCACTGCATAAAGAATTGAAAAAGTTTAGAGAAAAAGGTGAATGGTTTTCCTATAAATGTGTTGGCTCACTGCCTGTTGAGATATATGAACAGATACCTTATGGTGCATTAGATTCATGGTGGCTTTCTATATAAGAGCCAAGCAAACCTACTAGATATATAAATAATGCCTCTTTACTTAAAAAGAATAAAGCTAAACAAATTAAAAGATGCTTAATCATTTTACAAAGCTGTCCATTTCTCTTCATTATTAGGTGCATTATCTACTAATGTAGGAAAAGCACTTTCTACTGTTGTTATTCGTGGATTATTAAAATCCCTGCTTAGATTTGTATCTAAATTAGGATAAACAATATTGTCTATGTTATTTACAATGAAACTTAAATGATGTGTATCTGAATATGATTCACTATCAAATAAAAGACTTGGTGTGACACCACCTACTGCACCTAATAAGATTTCATCTCTTTCTTTGACCAGCTGTTCTCTTAAATCGCATAGCTTAATAATTCTTGCCTCAAGATCATTTCTCAATTCTTTAATTTCCTGTGGCAACCATCTTTTAGCTGATTCGACTGCATCACTAATCTCTTTGCCAAAGTCATACATATTTAAATTCTTGCCAAACTTTCTAGGTGGAAATTTCCATAATGGCAACCAACCACCTGTACTTAATGTACCTGTTTGTGGATTTTTATCTGGCTGTGGTGCAATGATACCCGTGTAAGGCTGTGTTTCAATAATTTGTTCATCACTGTAAAAATATGAATCTGGTTTTAAGAACATAGAAATATCAAAAGGATTTCCACCTTGCACAACATAAGCAATAATGAGTTTATGCAGGCTTGATCCTTTATTGACTTCAAATCCTATTCTTCTTTCTGTCATTTTACTTGTAGAACCATCTTTTAAAAAAGATACACGGATATATCCTATTTGTGAAAGTTCATTGTTAATAACTTTCAATCGTGCTTCGACATTTCTTCTTTGGTTTAAAGCAAAGTTTCTGAACTCATACCAACTACCTTCTCTAAAATAAACAGACCAAGCAAAAGACATTTTTATTATCCTCCAAAGATAGCAGAGAAAAGATCAATAACAATTTGTGGTGGACCGGGGATGACAACACATTGACCAATACCTAAAGAAGGAGCATTAGGTTTTTTAGTAGCAGATAAGAAATCAGCAAGTAAACCATCTGTACCTTGTGAAACAACAAAAAGCATACCGACAGTTGCACCTAGATCTAAAGCGAAATTTAAGATAGCATCTATAAATGCTTTTAGTTTAGCAATGATTCTTTGAATTTCTTGTATTCTCTTTTGCAAGACTTCAATAAAATCTTTAATCGCTTTAATAAGACCTTCTAAACCTAAAGTTAAGGTTTCTACAAAAGCAATAATTTCATTTAAATAAGCTGTGAAATCAGGAAAGCCATCAATAAAGAATTTCACATTAAACCAAGCACCTGTTTCATTTAATACCTTCTGTGGTAAAGAAGTAAGCATCCGTCTAGCATTATCTACAATATCTTGATCTACCAAATCATACATAAGAGAAAGTTTAGCAGTAGTCTTTACTTGTTCTTTTTCTGAAACACCTAATTTCTTTTCTGTGTATGCAGTAGGAAACAAAGGTTCGATTCTTCTTTCAAGACCTGTAGTTAAGTAGATGATGTTATTAAATGCAGATCCTTCAACACGAGGTTTATTTGCCTTTAGAACTTCATCAAAAGAAGTATCGCCAAAGCTACCATAATTATTAGCATTCCCATGCACACCATACATATTATCTTCTATTAAGAAATCATAAAAACTTTTCTTTTGAATTTGATCGCCTACTTTAACATCTATTCTTTTTTCAGAAAGAAATTCAATTGGCTCTTGCAATGCTATCAGTTGTGCTTCTGTTGGAAAAGGTAATTTATTTACTATGTTCTGAATGACAGCTAAAACATCTGATCTAAAGCTATTCGCATCTTGATCAAATTTCACAAAGCTGGTGGCATTTGCCTGTCTATTGGCATATGCCATAAGATTGAATTTCACTTGTGATGGCAAATTGAAAAAATGAAACTTACTTGTACCATATAAATATGATTTGGCAAACTCAGCACTTTTTACACCAGCCTCTTGACCATTCAAATAATTCTTTTCATTTAAATAATCACCTAAAATGAAAATAGCTAATGCCTCTCTTAAAGCATTGATATAATCTACACGATCATATTTAGGTAGCTTGGTTGAGATAGCATTAGAATTAGTAGAAACCAAACCTGTAACAATCCCATTAGAAACAATAGAGTTCCATAAGTATAAAGGAAGATTTTCTACAAGATCACTATCACTAAAACCTAAATCTGAACTTAAAGATAAAACTTCTACATATAAATCTTCTGCTTCACTTTCAGTTTGTTTATCAATAACAGTGATGCCATTTGTTGTATTGCCATCTACTTCATATGGTTTACTTGAATATGTGATTTTTTTAGGCAAATCTTTATATGGTATGGTTAAGCTATATGAATTACCTGTTAAGAAAGCACCTACTGCGAAAGGATTGTAGTAAAAAGATTTATTTGTCTTTTCTACCAAGTCTTGTGGCAGGATCACTTTATCATTAAAAAAATACTGATAACTAAAGGGATAACCTTTTTTAATAATGTCATCAATAAAGTTTTCAAAATAAGGTATTACACGACTATCTTGAATGAGTGTTGGACTACTTAATAATGTAAATGACTTTCCATTTACAGTAACAGGCTTATATAAACTTGCACCTATTTCTTGTGCAAGTTCAATATTAGTAGTTGTCTGTGCAGATTTAGTTCTTCTTAATAAACCTACTTTCACAGGCATAGTACTTATATTTACTAAGAAAGCATCAGGTGGTACTACAAAAGATGGAAAAAAACTGTCTTGACTATTAGAAGGTGGTGTTAATTCCCAAGAGATTTTTAAACCTTCAGGTGTTTTAAGTTTTGAATTAGAGAAAGGAACTCCGAACTTTGAAACAAGTGTTGCTTTAACATTGGATGCGACTGGCAAACCACTATCTTCTAAAATTCCTGTAAATAGCTTTTTCAAATCATTAAATATTTTGATGAGTCTTAAAATCCCTTCTATATTAGAACCTGCGAATTGAAAAATACCAAGCACAACACTATCTTTACTGATAACAGGTCTTGTTGTATCAGCTGGATTAGTAAACTTGTTTACCATCCTTTGCTCAAATGCTTGATATCCACCAGCATACACTTTATAGCCTTCATCAAAAACTCTTGGCAACATATCCAAATCGGTAGTTAAATAAAGACCTAAGTTTTGAAGATCTGAAATGATATTTTTAATAAGTGCAATAAGCTCTTTCAAAAGCAATAACAAAGGATTACTGAAATCTATTAGAAAGGCTTTCACAAATTCTAACACATTATTAAGAAAGGTAAGAAAGATATTAAGAGTAGCAAAGATGTTATCTACAATTGGTCTAACTTCTTTAAAGATGTCAGGTATTTTAGGTGTTTTAATAATTGACCATTCTGCCATTTATTTTTTCTCTCTTTGATTTCTTTTTTGTGCTTCTAATCTTTCTAATTCCATTTGTGCTTTACTTAATTCCATTAAGTCTTTATCCAGCATAGATTGAAACATCTGCTTTAAACTTTCTAACTGATCTGTAAAGGATTTAACTTTTTCTTGATCTGGATTGATCTTGCTTTTCCATTCTGTCATTTTTAATCTCACCTTTTTTCACATAAAGAACATTTAATAAAACAAATATAGTATAAGATACATATCTCTTTTAAATAAAGGAAAAGAAAATGGCTTTAAAAACTCGTAAAGCAATACAAGTTCAAAATGCAATCCTACAAGACCTGCATCAAATCTTCTTAGAACTCGAAGAACCTGTAAGACCTTTCGTTTCTAATAATGAAACAAAAGAAGATCGTGATGGACAAACTTATATTGTAGTGAAAAAAGACGACTTTGAAGATTACTTGGTGCTATGGATTAAAGAATATCAACATGACATTATTAATGTTAAGCATCCTATTGTGTCTGTTGGTTTTCCACTTGAAAACTTTGAAGTGAATGAAATTTCTCATATTCATAATGCAGATGACTATTACTTTTGGAAACAGGATGTCTTAAGAGAAAGGATTAAAAAAATTTTAGAAATTTAAATGAACTTGCAATAATATCTTATGCAAAGTGTTATATAAGTACAAACCTAAACAAAAAGGAGTTCTTATGAACACTATCTTAAATCAAATCAAATCTGTTGATCTAATCTCTTCTATTGATGTACTTGACTGTTCCGATACTGAACTAGAAAGTCTTCTTTACTGTGATAAAGGTAGTTTTTACCTTTACAGTTATATATCTGATAATAACAAAATCGAAATCTCTTTAGATGTAGATGACAGTGAAAATGATGATATGTATCAAGTGTATCATAAGTCTTATGATACATCTGATGATATTGCACAAGACCTTAAAACTTTTTTCTCTAACCTATAAGGACAAAAAAAATGATCAAGTCAATCGATATTCTCTTTACTCTCTTATCTATGTTAAACACCGAAACACCTGTCTTAGATACAGATGAAATCTGTAAACTAAACCAACTCTCAAATGTTATCTATTCCTATAGTGTAGAGAACACATACTTTACTCAAGAGCAATCTGTGCAACATTTAATTGCACTTGCATGGAATGAAACTAGATTTTCTTTTGATACAGATCATATCACACCAAACTACTATGGTGAGGCTTGTGGTGTGTTTCAACAGACAGATAAATTAAGCATGAATAAATTTGATTGTGTTGATCTTTTACATCCTACTAGAGCAACCAAAGAGGCATTAGATCAATTGAAATACATAAAAGAAAGATGGGATGGCAAACTAGATAAAACCATCTGTCATTACTTTAGTGGCAATAGATGTGATGATAAAGCATCTGAAACCTATGCAAGTAATCATAAAAATGCAAGACTTAAAGCAGTAGAGTTTTTAAAGAAATCTAAAAATATTGATCATTCTGAAATTAAGAAAGTAATAGAAACCTGTCTTTAATATAATGAATTTGAATTTTTATAAAGGAGTACTTAAAAATGAATTGCACGATCTGTGGCAAAAAATACCACGACCTGCCTAATGCTATCAAATGGACTGAAAGAGATGGTGGTGCTTGTGAACCTTGTGTACATAGACTTAGAAAAACCTTTGGCAAATACCATGAACATTTCATTACACATGAAAATAAGAAAGCTAAAAAATGAATTGGCTAGATGATTTTATCTCAATCCTGCCTTTAAGCACAGAGCATCAAAACTACTTAAATAAAAGAGGTGTGGATCAAAACACTAATGTTAATTTTAAAACCTTTGATATGGTAAACTTTAACATTCCGTGTGATCGATTTAAAGCAACCTTTGGCAAAGCAGGTGAAAAATTAAAAGACTGTTTAATCATCCCTGCTACCTGTCCAAAAGGTGAAACCTATGGATTTGAAGCAAGGTCTTGGGATGCAAATGGTAATAAAAAAGTTTTTAAATATATGCTAGATCGCAGTCAATGGATACCTTCTTTACTTAATGGACATGAAGTAGCTGAATCATTATGGTCTAATGGTGATGTTTATTTTGTTGAAGGTGTCTTTGATATGGTTGCTCTTAAAAAGGTTATCTCATATCCCAATGCAGTAGGCTGTACTATGAGAGCAGGTGTAGATGAATTAACAATCTCTTTAATCCAAAGGTTTGCTAATAAGATCAGTACTATTTATATGGCATACGATAATGACAACACAGGTAGATTGAAATCTAGTGATGCTATTTATAAATTCAAAAAGTTAGGTATTCGTGCTGTGGAATGTAAATATCGTGGCAAAGATCCAAATGAATTATGGACGATACAAGGAGATGCAGGTCTAAAAAGATACTTCCTATTTTAATAATTCTTTTATCTTATTATATTTAGATATGAACACAATATGAAAGGTAATCAAAATGAAGTATCTTATTTCATCTTTAAAGAATCGTTTAAATAAAATAGCAGGTGTTGAAAAGATTGCAGGTGGTCTTTTTAGTGAGATTTTTTTTAAGACTGTAGAAAAGCAATTGAAGTCTAATCCTGTGATTAAAAAATCAGAATATAAAGTAGCTGTGGATGATGATGCAGAAAGTATTGTTATTTATAAAGATGATCAAGAACTTGCATTAGTTTTTAGATTGATGTTAGAAAGTCCTAAAATTAATGGTTATGCCATCTCTTGGGAAATCGCAGGATTTTCAAAGGTTTGGGATGGTAAAGAAAGCAATCTTACATCTGATGAAATTGAACAAGAACTCGTAGGTTATATTGTAAAGATGTTTAAACTCTCTTGGCAAAAAGGCTACCTTCAATAAAATTTTGATATTCCCTTCTATTATAAAATAAAAAGGGAATATCAGATGAGTAGACAAGTTTTAATAAATAATGTAGTCAAAAGACATATCATTCGTTTAGCATCTATTGATGCTATTCGTGAAAGTAAAAAATATAAAACAGCTAGTGCTGGATATGTTCGTTCTGAAATCACACCTGAAGTTTTAGAAGTTTTAGGCAATCATCTTTTCTATAAGACTGCTTTTATTAAAGACATTACTTCTTTATATGAAAACACTAAAAATTCTTTAATCCATATCTATGAAGAAATACAAAAGAAACCAAACAAATGGGAAGAAATTAAAAAAACCTTAAATCTCGATCCTAAAAATATTGGTTCTATGCTAATGGACTTGCCTAATTTTAAATCCAATTTTGGCAAGTGGTTAGAAAGTGTTATTAAAGATATACCTTTCTTAAACATCATGTATAAAGTGTCTAAATTAGAATATACACAAGCGAAACAATGGTTAGAGAACTTATATGCTAAACTACCTGCTAAAATCCAACAAGGTATAGATAAACTTAAAAATATGGCTACATCTGTTAAGGATTGGTTAGGAAAGATTTGGGATTTATTAAAAGAAAAAATTAAAAAGACAGATAACAAAGCAGTAAACATAGCTGTGTTTTTAGTCTATTTAGGTATTTCAAGAAAAATAGATGATGATACCTTTGCAAAGAAAAATCTAGTATCAGGACTAACAGGCAAATTAGATAGTGATCAGATACTAGATGATTTACCTATGGATAAGTTAAGTGATTTCATATCTGCTCTTTTAGAGGATTTCATAGATATTGAAGATATTGTGAAATATAAGACTTTACCTTTTCAGATTTATTTCCTTTATCAAGAAGGATATTTAGATGAAGAACTAAGAATATTGAAAGGACATTAGGAATGAAAAGAGAAATTTTAATAAAACTTGCCTGTCAAATAGCAGTACATAAAAGCATTAAATATAAAACTGCATCACATTTAAGACAAGAACTTAATGCGACTACTTTAATACCTTTTGGCAATCAAATTGTTAAGTATGGTTCTATTAAAGGTCTTGTTGGTAAAATTAAACAAATCTATGAAGGTTTTCAAAAGATGCCAAACCTTTGGGAAAAGTTTAAAGAAAAATTAGGTATCACTGCGACTAATGTTGTTTCTCTATATAAGCAACTTAATGAAAAGTTATCTGAATATCTTGAAGAAGGTAAAAAATGGATTGATGGACATAAACAGAAACTAGCAAAAGAAAACAAGCTAATTTATTTTATGTTCTTATATGCAGAGAATGCACCTACAATAACAGGTTCTATAAAAACACTACTTGAAAAGATCAATCCTGATAATTCATCTAAGCTGTCTAAAAAACTTAAACAATTATCAGATGGATTTGGAAACCTAAAAGACACAATAGATGAGTTCTTTAAAAAACATCCTGTTCTACATACAATCAGTATTCCTGCTAAAGCATATTTATTTTGGATCATTTGGGTCAATGTAGCTGAAGTCAGTTGGAAAATCACAGATATTATTAAAGGTTTTCTAGGTCAAATCTCATGGGGTGATCTTTTAGAATCACTACCTGAAAGTGGTTTAGGTTTTCTTATCCAAATCTTTATGCCTTTCATCCCAAGTGGCATGGTTGCATCTTCTTTAAAGATAGGTTGGAATGCACTGATCATCCCTGCTATGGGTATACAATTTTATTATCTGTATCAACAACACTTAATAGATGAACATGGTAAACTGATTGAAAGTGAAGTAGAGAAACTAACATGAAATATATAAAACTTGCCTGCATACAAGCAATAAAAGAAAGTAAAAAGATAAGGACAGCTAGTGCATATCAAGTTAGAAAAGAACTTAATGCGACTACCTTAATACCTTTTGCTAACCAAATTGTTAAACATGGTTCTCTTTTTGGACTAACAAGTAAACTCAAAGATATTTATGAAAAGTACCAAGAGCAACCACAGATGTGGAATCTTTTTAAAAAGACTTTAGGTATTAATGCTATAGATAATGTTTCTCTATATCACCAGCTTAATGATAAATTAGCAGGATATCTTGAACAAGGTAAAGAATGGGTCAATAAGCATAAACAACAGCTATCGGAAAAAAATAAGTATTTGTACTTTATGTTCTTATATGCAGATAAAGCACCAACAGTAACAAGTTCAATAAACTATTTACTTGAAAGAGTAGATAGTGAAGAAAAGCAAATTATCATGCAGGCATTTAAAAAATACAATGGTGGTTTTAATACCTTTGCAGAAATTATTGAAGATTTTTTTGATCATCATCCTGTTTTTGATGTCATGTCTATGCCTGCTAAAGCATATGTATTTTGGTTAGTTTGGACAAATGTAACAGAAATAAGTTGGAAGGTTACAGATATCACTAAAGGATTTTTAGGTTTAATGTCATGGGGTGATCTTATTCGTACTTTACCTGAAACAGGTTTAGGTTTACTTATTCAAGTATTTTGTCCTTTTATCCCAAGTGGAATGATTGCATCCTCTTTGAAGATAGGATGGAATGCTTTAATAATACCTGCTATGGGTGCTCAATTTTATTATCTGTATCGCAGGCATTTAATAGATGAAAAAGGTAATCTAATTGAAAGTGAAGTTTTAAAATTAGAATAGCATTTTTTAAGTAAATCAAATCCTTAATAATATAAGTAAATGGACAACAAAACTCTTCTTTTGTCAAAAGGAAAAAACAAATGGAAGTCCATTTTCATGTTAAACAAAACAGACAACATTTAAGATCATTGATCAGTTTGTCTAAAAAAAATAAAACATCTCGTGCAGTAAAATTTGAATGTTTTAATAACACCATTAAAGCAACTGCTACAAATAATGATTTCATCTTGTCATGTATTTTAGACGGATCTATCTATGATGATGGTATTGTCTTTTTACCTACTGATGTTTTAGATAAAGCTATGAGATCATCTACTATCATTTTAAAAGATGATCGCATCTCTTATGGTGAAGAACCTGATGGTCTTTTCTCTCAAGGTGATATTGAAACTGTTGAGTTTACTCAATTAGAATTTACTAGCAAAGAAGATGATTTTGAAACCTTTACAGGTAAAAAGATCAATCAAGCACAAGCGATTGAACTCGGATATGCTCTTAAAAATGCTGTTCGTTTCTTATCCAAAGAAGAAGGAAAGAATAAAATCACAGGTGTTTATTATGATCCAACCAATCGTAATATCGTATCTACTGATGGTACTAAACTCTTTACTCAAAAGCTAACATTTGAATTTGTCAATCAAAAGGCTTTGATCCCTGCTGATGCTATTCCTATTCTTGCTGATAACCTTATTAATGCTCATGCTAGTGTTAAGGATTGTCATTTGAATATCCAAAATGCGACTACAAGATATTCAATTTTGCTGGTGAATGAAAGTTTTCCAAACTACTTAAATGTCATGCCTAAAGATGCTGATCTTGAAAAGATCAATATCTCTGCTCGTGGCAAACAAGCATTATATGAAAGCGAAAAAGTGATTGATACACCTATTATGAAAATAGATGTAGATGAAAGATCCACATTGAGATTGACCAATACAGAAAGTCAATATGTATGGCAAGAGAATGAATTTCAAGGTAAAGAACGATCTGTTAATTTCAATATTAACAACCTCACTCAAGTTCTAGCTTTAACTGAAAACATTTACTGCAATCCTAGAAACTTTTCATCTGCACCATTCTTATTTACAAAAGATAATGTTAAAATCTTATTGATGCCTACAAAAGTTTAAAAAGTGATGGTATAATATAAAAAGATAGGCAATGTTGCTTATTAAAACACACACACACTTTTTTATAGGAATAATGATCATGTCTGACAAAGTAAATGGTTATCAAATTCGTACAGATCTTTTACATTTAGCAACTCGTATTGTAGAAGAACAATCTCAAACACAGCTTAAATTATTTGAAGCAAAATTACATATGGCAAAGTCTTTAGAAGATTTAGCCAAGCTAAATGCACCTGCCAATACAATTGAAGAAATTTTATCTGTTGCTGATAAATTAAATCAATTCGTGCAAACTAAGTAGCATCATCAGGCAAACTTGTAGGATTAAGGATAGACTTATAATCTACTAAAATCCCATCATACATAGGAATCCTGCGACCATCTTCTTGAAATCTTAAAGCAAATGCTTTGTGAATCTTAAAAATATCATCACTTGAATATCCATCTTCTGTAAGCATATTGATAAAAACTTGAGTGCCTGCATATTTAGCTTGCACAATTAAATCTTCATCTGAAATTTGTGATACATACAAAATCCATTCTTTTAGTGTCTTTGGATCTTCCATTTTTATTTATTGCCTTTCTTGCTTAGATCAAAAGGATTTAAAACAGGTTTCAAATCACCTCTCAATACTGCAATTTCTTTTTGTGTATTTTCTAAAGTTTTTTCATTTTCTAGTTCTTTAGTAATAGTAGTAAAAAGAGCATCGTCTTGTACTGCTAACATTCCCATTAAACTTTCAGATGATACTTCTTGATCTTCATCTGCATACTTTTTAGATGCTAATTTCATAGATGAAAGTTCAGGATTATTTTCTTTAAACATTTTTAAACTATCTAGAATAGCTACTCTTTCATTCATATTAGCTTTGACAAGAACTTCTTTTAAGTCTTTCATATAAGTTTTTACAAGAGTAGATTTTTCTGATTTTGTTAACTGTGTTAAGATTTGATCTCTAAAGAACAAAAACCAACATTCAGTACTTTTAGTATCAAATGGATCTGTAGGTGCTGATAAATATTCTTCTAAAGTTTCAAAGCCTGCCTCTTTAACTTTTGCATCTACATATTTAGTTAAATGCTTATATGACTTAGAATTGTCATCTAAAGATAAAGTAAGTTTTGTAGTACTACCAAAGAATTTCCATAGTTCTTCACCTGCTTTAACAACATTACCTTCAGAATCTGTAAAAGTGATTGCATAAAGATCTAAAAGACTATAAGTTTGTTGCTTGTAAACATCTGTCATTTCGGAAACAAGATAATAACATTTAGCTAGTTTTAAAAGCCACCAACCTGCACCATCTCTAAGGAAAGTAACAATTTGATGTTTTTGTTGAGAATTAAGTCCTTTAGTATCAGGATTTTTTAGTTTTGAAATTAAATCCAAAACACTTTCTTTATCTACTTTTACATCTACTGCTTTTGTTTTTAAACTTGCATTGTGTTCTTCGACTTTTTCAATATAGTTTTTCAATTCTTCCTGAAAAACCAATTGTGATTGTGCATCATTTCCTGCTGGTAGTGGTGAAACTAGATTAGTTGGATTTAAGAATTTTAATACCAAATCAAAATTCTGTTGTAAAGGAGGATACTGTAGTGTAAGTATTAGCACAGTAGCATCATATCCAAACTTGGGCCAGATATAATAACCAATCATAGGATTATGTCCTTGACCTTTTTTACCAAGTCCTGTTTCAGGATCAAAGCTATTAAAAGAACCACCACCATCTGTTACAAGTTCTTTTTTACCTGCCTTTTTACAAGCTACTAATTGAGAAAACAATGCTTTGTTTCCAATACTCTTTGGGGCACAAGTTGTTGTAAAAAACTCACAATTTTTTACTGAATCAGAATTGACTGCTCTAATTTGTGATGCAATCCAATCGCCTTTTAACCTAATATGCTTTACATCAGGTACAGAAACACTACTTGTAATTTCAGCAGGTGTTACATTCAAAACACCTGATATACCTGAAACATCTAACTTTTCTTTCAATTCAGGTGTCAATACAGTAGTGCCTAATTGTTGTAGTATAGTTTTAATTGATGGATGATTAAAACGATTTGGATCTAAAACTGTATGCTTAACAGGATCTTCCTTCTTATTCTTAAAGTATTCATCAATTTCATTTGATGCTTCTCTTGTAGGCAAAATCGCTCTTGTAAATTCTTCTAAGTTTGGTGTTGTCATTTTATCACTTACAACACCATGTTCAATCGCACTGTAGTTTTCAGATAACTTGATAGCACCACTTTTTTTAATAATGTCATTAAAGAACTTCTGATCTGTTTCATGTACTAGACCTCTCAATTCATCTATTGACACTGTTGGTTTGCCTTTTTCATCATTAGGTGCTACTGCATCTACCATCACTTCAAGAACTTCATTCTCCTGTCCTTGTCTAAATGCTCTTGCTGTTCTTTGCTTAATTTCTTCACTATCCCAACCATCTCTATCTAAATGCACAACAGCTTTAAATTTTTGTAAATTAAATCCTCTTGCATAAGATGAATTACATACCATTGTAACTACTTGATCATTTTCTGCAATAAAGTTCTTAACAATCTTAATTGCCCATGTCATATCTACAGGCATATTTTTTACAGAAGGTTTAGCTACTGCACCTGTCTTTGACATTCTTTCTCTTTCAATCGCTTCAATTTGTTCTTCTGTTAAACGATTGATCTTAAAATTCTCTACATTGGTTTTTTTAGTAGCACGACCTTTCTTTAAAGGAACACCTGCCTGATAAAACACAATCATATTAGATAAACAAAGAGCATGAATTTTTGTACGATGTCTCATAGAAATAGAAATGACTGTTTGTTTTGCTACATCATTATCTTCTGTGAAATAAATTGTTCGTTTAGATTCCTGTAAGAATTTAGTAGCTAAAGCTGTTGCTTGTTCTACCTTTGGATTTACAAAAGTATAAGTTTTTGGCTCAATGCCTTTCATCTTATTATATTTTGCCATTGCTTTATGTGGATTTAAACTAAACAAGTGTAATAAAGCAATCTTATCCTTTAAATTACCAACTGCAATATCTTTTTCTTTTTGCAAGGTTACTGAAATATCTTCAGCATTTTGTGTCAATAAAGCAGAATACCTGTCTTTCATTTCTTTAAGCTGGTTTTTAATGCCACTTGCTACTTCTACATATGCCTTACCTACTTCAGGTGGCATATTTACAGCTGTGTTTAATTTCACTAAAGGTTTAAGTTGTTTTTTACCTACTGCCTCGTAATCCACATCCATCTTATCTGCAAAGTAAGCATTTTGCTTTAACCAAATATTAAATTGATGTCTTGCTTCAGGTTTAATACCTACAAACTTGCCACCAATATTGATTGCATATTTATCTGCAAATGCTTTTTCTTTTGCAGGTTCAATAGGATTACCTGTAGATAAAGATACAAATCTAAATAAATCCATAGGTGATGTTTCTAATGCAGATGCAGTTAGTAAAATCTTTCTTTTATGTTTTACTCCACTAATCGCTTGTGCTTTCTTTCCTGTTAAGGCTTCATTCACTTCATCAAAAATCATGCAGTAATATTCATTTTCAAAATCAAACTTGCTTTCGTACATCTTAACAAATTCGGTATATCCAATTTCTTTTGCACGACTATCAATCTTTTTTTCTACATTCCCAGCTAATCCATCTGCTACATCTTCTGTTAAAAACTTTCTCACTTCACTTAAAAAGTTTCCTCTTAAAGCATCAGGACCCACAATTAAAAACTTTGCATCCTTTTCTTTTTTTGATCCCAATTGCATTGCAGTCACACCTACTAAGGTTTTACCTACACCTGTGTCTAATGCCATCACACCTTTTAAATCATTTGCATCTAACCAAGCTAATGCCTCAACTTGCTTATTGTTAAATACAATGTTATCTTTAAATCCACCTATTGATACAGGTTTATATTTTTCTAAATTCTGTGCATTTAATGCTTTGTCTTTCTGTAAGACAATACCATAATACTTTTCTAATTCTTCATGTGCTTTTCTAGTCATCAAACAAGATCCTAAAGAATCTTTGATTGACTCATAATCATCACCATCAAAATAATAAGTTACTCTTGTACCACTAATATTTTCAATTTCTTCAACTGATGCTCTTGTCTTCTTTAAATTCTTTAAAGCACCTCTTTCACCTTTAAAAGCATCACCTTTTGGTAATGCAATTACAAACCTGCCTTTAAACCATGTGATATATGGTTCTTCCAAAACATTATAATTGATCTTAATATCACCACTCTCTACTTTAATACCTTCATAGATATTAATAATTTTACCATTTGCTCCAACAGAATAACATTTATTTTCGCTTGTTAATCTTCCTGTTGCATTTGCTAAATCTTCCACAGAGAAACCTTTCATTGGTCCCCTTGTGATAATATCTTTAGTAACACCTTTAATAGTAGTAGTCTTTACTTTGACCCAATGTGCAAATCTTAAAGGATTTGATGCCTTTGGTGTTGTATCATCAGATAATTCTACTTCTCTTTCTTCGCCCGGAAGTGCATCTACTACTGAATCAGGTAAATGATCTATCACAATAGGTGGAATATTCATATCCAAATCTTCTGTTAATGGAATAGGATTTCCAATCTCATCAAATTTAAGTGTACCATCTTTTTTGGTTTCATATTTAGGTACAGGCTCACCATTTTTAAAAATTACATTTCCTAATTCATCTTTTTCATAAATCACTCTTCTCTTGATATGCTTAAAGATTAATTGCTTTTGTTGTACTTCTTCACCATTTTGGTTTGTTACTGTAATCGTTCTGATTTCAGGAAAAGCATCTCTTAAAACCTTTGACTTAATTTGGACATCAAATTTCTTTTGTTGATAAACTTCATATGCAGATAAACCATTTTCGGATTCAATCACACCTAGCTTTTCACTATAAATGGTATGTGCTTTATCTAAAAAGTTCTTTTGTTCTTCTTTGATAGCTACCTTTAAAGTTTTACCTTTGACAATAGAATTTGGTTTTTCAAGTTCTTTAAGCTGTCCATATAATTGCTTTACTGCTCGCTTATTGATTTGCATATCTGAATCAATAATTTCTTTTTCCATATTATATTCATCTAAAACATATTTAAATGAAGGCACATCCACTAAAGACACTAATTTTTCAAACATCTCTTTATATGGATCTTGATCAATATCCCAACCTTGACTCAGAAAATAGTTTTGGCAAATTTGAGATAGCTTAAGATTACTATCAATCTTAAATTGCTTAAATTTTGTGATCAATGGTTTTAAAGATAGACCAATTGGTACAATATTGTTTTTTGCTATCATATATTCCATAAGATTAGCAAAGGTCAAATCCATATCTGTTTGAGATAAAATCTTTTTAATTACATCTTCTGTTGTACCTACGACTGATGTACTTAATAATTTGGCACTTAACTTCTTTTTAGCTAATTGATCCATTTTTACTAAGTAATCTTCTTCTTTGACTTCCGACATCGTATCAATGTCTAAATCAACAGGCAAATTCATTGTCTGTAAAAAGTCTAGTTTTCTTTTTTTAATAACACCTGCAATCGTAGGCATATTTTTTGGATCATTTAAATATAAATCAAGACGATCACCATCTTCTAATTTAACTTCTGTAAATGCTCCGATTCCTGATAACTTAGTCTTTAATTGAGCTTTTTCATACTCAACATATTTCTTCTTAATCGTATTTGCATTTTCTGCAATCACAACAGCAGGTATTGCTCCTGATACTTCTTTAAACACATCGTATTTTACACCTGTGCTTGTTACTTTTTGTGTGATCTCATATTGCAAACCTTTTGCTTTGCAAATTAAAGCAATCCATCCTGATAATGACTTCAAACTTTCTTTGAAAAATGCTTGCTTACCTAAACGATTTGCCACATCAAAAGCACCTGCCATTAAAACAACTTTAGCTTTCTTAAAGACTTCTTCTTGTGAATTACTTGTTGGATTTCCTTGTCTCACAATGAACTCTAAATATCCTTCCCATACCTTTTGTAAATTCGTTTCAATGAAAGCATCTACTTTTTGAATATTTACTTTCAAGTCAATCCAAAGGTTTTTCAATTCCTCATCTTGTTCTTTTTCTCTGAAAAATCCCAAATAATACAGATATGCTTTTTCCATATCTTCATCTAAAGACCACTTAACTAAAGACTTATCTTTCGCTACCTGTGATACTCGATCATTAATATAATCGATTAAGTAATCTTCAAACTCTACCAATTGCTGGTAGTGATTAAAAACATAATTGCCATTTCCTTCGATCTTGCCTCTAGTAGTATCTCTACTAGACAATTGTGGAACTTTAAAAGCTAATAGAAAATTAGATTTAAATGGATTGGCACTGCGATTTGGATTGTTTATCAATTTCACAACAGGCATTTTGCTTATCCTTTGTTTTAAGTGAAAATATGCTCTTTTATAATTATGCTTGTAAATATAGATTTAATATTAAATTTTCTCAATCTCATTCGTAATAGATAACTTGTCTGTACGATCCATCATAAACCATTCCACACTCACAGGTTCAAATTGTGCAAACTTTGCAAACACTGTTTCTTTGTCAAATTCCTTGCATGAATATACATCCAATTGAATTAAGCCGGGCACTGCTTCATCCCACACATGAATCGCAATATGTGATGTTTCAATAATAGTCACTGCTGTTAAACCTCTATTGCCTGCCTTGTCAAGATACACAGCATGGGGTCCACTTAAAATCTTCATGTCAATCGCTTGGATCAAATCCTTTAACCATGATTCAATCACATCTGTTGCCATAGGTGGCTTATTTACATAAGCACGGATTACAATATGTTGGTGTTGTAGCATTTTACTACGACCTTTCTTTTTCTATTAAAAAAAATGAGTTTTTGCTTTATACAAATTTCTTTTAATCATTATTAAAATTCTAACATCCGAACCACTATATATCCCATTCGCCATGCTTGTATTAAATTCCTCTTTACCATACTCACATCACCATCTACACTAAAACACTCAGGACAATCCTTATTCCTAAAATCACATTTTACTGTATATGATGGACATCCTTTCTTATCTGCACATACACTATTCTTTATCGGTATTAACTTTAAACATCCTTTCGGATCTCTTAATCCCTGCGACTGCATTAATGTTTTCGCATCACCTCTTAATGCTCTGTCTATCACTTCCTCTGATATGACAGGCAATAATCTTTCCCATTCACTATCTTTTAATTCTATATACTCACCCCAATTGTCTACATTCTCTTTTGGTATTATTCTAGCTACCTTTGGATTACCATATCTCTCATCTGTTATCACACAAAAGATCATTCCATTTTCTCTATACATTTTTAATTATATCCTTTTTTCTTATCTTCTATTGCCTTTACTGACTGCTCTACCATGTCTTGATCAAATATATCATGATCTGTGATCTGCTCTAATACCTTTTTACTTGCACATAAAATATAAGATAAGATTTTGGTTTGACCTTCTTCATTATTCACTATTAACTTATGATGTGGCAAAACATGAAATATATTTAAAAGCTGTCCTATCTTAATCCATACATTTAATAATTCCTGTTCACCTTCAAAATCATTTTGTCCAAAGTAATATGTCTGTGCTAACTGTGATATTAAAAACTCAAATCCTTCTTGATTAAATACATCACTCGGTAGTAGTTCTTTATCTTCTTCATTGTTGTCTGTCATTTTCAAGTTTCCTGTATATCTTTATCCATAGTTCAGGTTCTGTCTTTTTGGCAAACAATAAAAAATCTACTGCTTCCCATAACTTTAAACATTCCTTTAAAGATAATACTTTTTCTTTTGTAATCCTTGACAACTTATTTATTGTTTTCGCCTGCCAATCAATTTCACTATCTTCTATATCCACATCTTTAAACACATCAGGTTTCTCATATTCCTGCCATTCGCTTAAACCATATTTCTTTTCTATCATCCTGCAAGCTACATTAAATTCCACACCTTCTTTTTCCATTACTGTTGATACTACATCTCTTACCTTGCCACAAGCAAAGCAATACCATGTCTTTGTATTATGGTAATATCTTGCACTAGGTTTTGTATCTACACCACTACCATGTAAATCACATGAAAATTGTTGATCAGATCCATTCGTTCTTACATTATATCCATAAGCACCTAACACTTGATCTAAAGGTACTTGGTTTTTAATACGATCTGATCTTTTACTCATTTTTCTATATCACATCTGTTAATGGATCTGCTTTTGCATTACCTGTTAATGGCAATAATGACAAATTATCACTGTTTGTGATTTTACCTGCAGGAAACAAAATGTTTGCATTAAATGTAGGAAAGCCTGCTTGATCTCTACTCTTTAAACATTGATACTTAATTTGTTTCTGTTCTCTCACATCATTACCAAACCAATTTGCTATCACTATATCTGCTGATCGTTCTGCTTCATTTGCATAAGACAAGTGTGTTAATTGATACTCACCATTCTTTTTAAGAGCATCATTATAGCCATCACGACTAATCTGAAATAAACATAACACAGGAATACCTTGACCACGATTAAAATTCATTGCCATTCTCTTTAAATCTCTAATGACTTCATTTAATCTTTCTGTGGTTGATCCATATTTAGTTCTACTTGCTAGTAACAAAGCATGGTCTACTACGATCAAATCTATCTTTTCTTTTTGACTTAATAACTCTGCTTTTGCTCTTAAATCTTCTACTGTGAAATCAAAGCTATCAGGATTATCTCCTTCTATATGAATTGCTCCATATTCACCATTTTCTCTACATTTCTTTAAATCAGGTACTACATAATTAAAAAAGAAATCTTTCTCTTCTGCTGTTAGCTTGCCACCACGAACTTTAGATGGATCAATCCCTTCATATAATTCTACATTAGGTTTCTGTAATCCTAATGCTAAACGAATATTCTTAAATTTAGAATGACAAGAATGAATACAATAAATTGATCTTCTTACTTGTGGATAGTGCATTTCTAATGAGAAATATAAAGTATTGGTCTTATCCCAAGTAGCTTGTGAATATGCCCAATTTAATGCTGTCTTTGATTTAGCATGACCTGTAAAGCCAGCTAAAATATATAACTCTTTTTTTCTAAATCCACCTATCGCATCATCTATAATCTTAATACCTGTTGTAGGAATGACTTCTCTACCTGCCTCTTCTGCTTTTTGATATTCTTCTGCAAGGTCTTCTACATCTGTTAATACTTCACCACCTAGCTTTGATCCAAATGTAGGTGTCATCACTTCTACTAACTTATTAGATAAGAAACGACCTGCATCTCTTGCTCCTTTAAGAATAGTTTTATGGTTGCCTTTTTCTTTGACTTCTAAACCACTTTTAATAATTGTCTTAACATCTGTAATGGTATTTGACAATTTAATGATACGAGCCTCTTCTACAAGGTTTTCAATTTCACTTAGGAAATTACCTTTATAGATAGGTGTAATAGATGCTAATGCACGAACACGATCTGAACATTCAAATTCATTTTGTGTTTCAAAGTGTTGTGTAATAGTAGCATGATCAGGTAAATGTCCGTGATTTGACATAAAACCTTTTACATAAGACCAAATCGCATTATCTTCTTTTGTTTCAAAGTTAAAAATGCTTTCTCTTAATGCCATGTAATTCATCTGCATTTGATTAATATCATCACCTAATCTTTGATCAGGCAATATACTTCTTAAAATCTTCATGTTTTCTTATCTCTTAAATTTTAAGTGTTGGTACTTTTTTGTTTTCAACTTCTTGTTGCTCTACAAGTCTTATATTATTCCATCCTAATAATACATCTTCTACACCTCTTGACCATGCAATATGTCCTTCACATAATGGTCTGTTTGGATCAACTACAATCCAAGTAGGTTTATTAAGATGTTGTCTTAATTCTATTGTTTCTATTAAGACTTCAGGCATAGCTGAATTTCTTGCCATCTTAACACCTAATCTCACTATTAAAAGACTTGGTGCTTCAGCCATATCTTCTAAACCACGAACTGTAATTTCTCTAGTGAAATCAGGATCAATAATATCACTTTGTGCTAATGAGATATTAGAAAGCCATGCACTCATTAAATTTGCATCAGATACAACTTTAATAAAAAAGCTAGGATTCTTTTCTAAAAAGATTGCTCCTTTCAGATGAGAACATAATTCTGTTTTCTCTGCATGAACAATAATGTTTTCTTTTAGTTTACCTTTTAAAGGTGTAGCTTTTTTCGCTGGAAATTGACTTAAACCTGTCCAAGCTCTTTCACATTGATTTTTCAAATGTTCTTTTAATACACATGAACATTGAGCCATGATAGGTTCATTTCTATAATATTGACCACTAGGTACTAAACCTATGCCACCACATTTTTCACAAACTTTAGCCATTGTCTTTTGCATCCTCTAGTAAGCCATTGAAAATATCTTTGAGTTCTGTATCAGATACTCCTTCTATCTTATCTGATTCTTCATCGTTTTTCAGTCTTTTACCTAAAACATTTTCAATTAAATCCATTTTACTTGCTAAGGCTTTCATTACACGATCATCAATAGTCTTTGGACAAACTAAATGATAACAAAATACACGATCATGAATACTACCGATACGAATCATTCTACCAATGATTTGAAGATAATCACCTGCACTCCATGGGGAGTCATAAAAGATAACTGCTTTAGCTAACTGTAAATTAATACCTTCTGCCGCCGCCATTGTAATCAAGACGACCTTTACATCAGAATTTTCATCTTGAAATGCCTCTTGTGATTTCTTTCTCTCATCATCCTTTTCACCACCTGTAATTCTTACACTCTTAATTTTCTTTGCTGTTAGTTCTCTTTCCAAAACATCTATCATCTTCCTAAACCTTGAAAAGATAATTACCTTTTCTCCATCTAGTTCATCTTCTAGTAACTCAAATAAAGCATCCATTTTGCCACTATCACCTGTCGCATCTACAAGTTCTAAATGGTTTACAATCTGTTGACAATACATAACTGCTGTGAGTTTTGTTACTTCCTTTTGTTTGATCTCACCTGATTCAGCATCATATTTTTCTAATAGACCACTTAATGCTTCTTTATATTTTGATCTTTGTTGATCAGATAATTCACATTCAATTCTCTTAGTAGTCAATGGTGGCAATTCACTCGCTACTTCATGTTTTGGTCTACCTACAAAGAAAGGATCAATCTTTTCTTTAAATGCTTCAATATCAGATTTCCTATGACCTACTACAAACTTAATTCTCTTTCTACCTATTTGCTTATCTACACATACACAGTAATTAGACATGAATACATTCTTGCTAGGCATAAGTCCGGGGACAGTTACTTTATAGATTGCCCATGCTTCCATAAGTCTATTTTTAATAATAGTAGCTGATAAAGACCATACCTTTTCTGCACTACCAGATAAATGAGAACAAACTTGATGGATTTGAGAAGTATCGTTTTTAAAAGCAGTTGCCTCGTCAAAGACCATAACATTACCTGTGATAGGTTGAATAATATCAAAATCAATCACACCTGTTCTATAACCTAAAATAAGAACTTTAGTAGTAGTACAGGCAAAGTAAGCATCATAAACCTTTTGTCTTTTCTTTTTATCTCCACTGACAACAAAACAAGAGATACTACCATTGGTAAATTTCTCAAATTCACTTGCCCATTGGTTTAGAGCAGATTTAGTAGTCATAATGACAGCAGGCATATCAGGTCTTTTTTCCCATACATAGCATAGAGATGCTATGGTTTGAATCGTTTTACCTAACCCCGTGTCATCGCCAAGTACAAATCGTGGCATTGCAAGTAAATGCAGAATGCCTTGTAATTGATAGTTTCTTAATGTTAAAGGTTTGCCATTTGCCAAATGAGTTCTCAAGAATGAGTTTGCAGGCATTTTGATTTCTTGTTTAACACGAACTTCTCTTAATTTTTCAATAGTAGCAAGTAGCTTTGGATCTTTTAAATAATTCATTTTTAAGTAGTCATCTTTCAAAGTGATAATGAATGATCTACTTATAAGATATTTATCTATGCTTTACATCTATTAAAGCACTTGTTTTTTTACAACACCTGTCATTGGTTTCCAAGTCAAAATAATATTAAACAGGATAGCATATTCAGTAGCTAGTGGTCTATTAGAATGTAAAAGTTTAAATGTTTGTTCTTGAATATAATCTGACTTGATATTAATTTGTTTTTGTTTTTCTTTAAGCCATGTTTTTTGAATCCATTTAATAATTTTACGAACAGCTGTGATTGCTCTTAAATAGATATCACCTGTATAGACAGGTTTTCTCTTAATAGTACCATATTTAAGTTTAGCTATTCTAGTTAGCATAATATATGCTTGTGTTTGCTCGGATTTACCAACCTTTCTTTTAATAAAGAAGTACCAAGCAACATTTGCTGAATCGGCATCACGACCAAAAAACTCTAAAATAAACTTAAACAGTTCATCTGTTTCAACATCTGTAAATTTAAAAATATCCATTTTAACCTACCATCCTTAGTCCAAGTTTGTTAATAAGTCTAATGTATAAATTCTTTACTTCGATTGCGACTTCTTTGCTTTTTGGATGATCTGCTTGATCTAAAGCACCTTCCCAATCACCTGCTAATAAAAGTTGAATGACTACATCACCATTCATTGGTTCATGAATCATGATCTTATTTCTTCTTTTTTCATTTAGAATTGTAGCAATAATTCTATCTCTTGCTTGTTTTACTCTTGCACTATGCTTTTGAATATTGCCTATCAATATTCTACAGGTTTCATTTGATGCCATCTTAATAGCTGTATCATAATCATTTGCCATTAAGACATCTACAATCTTTGGATCATCAAACTTTTCAATCGTAGCATATATATCTAATAAGGTTGCTATATTGTCTTCAGCATTTCTTGTAGGTAAAGAATGTGTTGAATATCCACCATAGGCTTTTTCTGATCTGTTCATTTTAAAACTCCTTTATGCAAAAGTAGTTTTCAATAAATATTTTATTATTTTCTTAAGTATTAAATACTCTAATTTCAGAAAAAAGGATAGATCACCATGTCTAAGAATCCAGATCAAAATCCACAAAATGTGGGTGGCTTTGATATGCAAGGTACTAGCGAACTTTACAAATTTAATACATCACCAAATACTCGTGTTGCTCTTTCTCAAAAGGTAAGAATCCTAGCACCTACTTATGGTAAAACAGGACAAACTGCTTTAAAGAAATATCAGTTAGGTGTTGTAGAAACTTTTTCTTATGAAGGTAATAGTAGATCTACAGAAGCTAGAAGAGGTATTGGTTTTGGTGATCAGATTGCAGAACTTGTACCCGGGCTCACTGATCCACCAACCATTTCTTTCACTCGTGCTTTATTTTATTTATCTAATGCTTTCCAAACGATTGGTTTTGCAGGTGGTGTAGACGGACCCGTAAGAAGTGTTAAGCATACTCGCTGGCCCTTTGATGTTGAAGAACAACTTGTGTTTAGTGATATTGCAGATAATGAATCAGATGGTACAGATGGCAATACATATACTCAAGGTATTGTTAATGTAGATTACTCTGCTCAAAATGTTACTGAACCTGATGTCTCAGCATTTAGATATTCTAAAAAAGTACACAAAGCTATTTTAACTTATTTTGAAACCTGTTGGTTGCACTCTATTGATCACTCTGTTGATATTAGTTCTGCACATATTATGGAAAATGTTGCTTGTGGTGTTACAGATGTACACGATGGTCTTTCTACTTATGGTGAGTTCTTATCTACAGGTAATAATCCTTATCTTGGTCAAGTTGCATCTAAACGATTCCCTGCATCTCGTTGATAATTTTATTGTATGATATAGATGACGATCTATAAAGGGAGAATATAAATATGTTTTTAAATGAAATCGCATCTGCATTTGATGATCTTATTAAAATTGGTAATCTCGAAAGACAAGTTACTATTGGCAATATTTCTTTAGTGCTTAAAACACTCACACCAGCTGATGAAATTGAAATCCAAAAAGTCATTAGTGCTTTTAGAAATGATGATACACTCGCAGTTGAGTTTATTGATGTGTTTAGAAAAGAAACTCTTTCAAGAGCAATCATTGAAGTGAATGGTAAAAATCTAAGAAATCTCACAGTCATTGAAACTGAAGAAAATTTAGATAATGGTGTTTCCATTAAGATCACCAAACAAGAAGCTATTATGAAAATGCTTGATAAATTACCTAAAGGTATTCTTGCACACCTGTTTAATGAAATGACTGCTTTAACAGAGCAATCTGAAAAACAAGTGGAAAGTTTATTGCAGGTTAAAGAAAAAGATAATCTTGTTGAGGCAGATTTATTAGAAAATAGAGCAAATACTTTAAGACAACAAGAAATTCAGAAAAAGAATGAAGAAAAGACCAAGCAAAGTTTGGCAACTTTAAATAATATTAAGCAACCAAATTTTAGTGATGCTTTAAAGGAAATCGGATCTGTTGAATAAAAATGATAGATCATTATCAAGATTTAAGACAAGTCATTGAATATGGCTTTCTTTCTTTTAAAATACTTATCAATCACAGATATATTACTTTCAGATCACCATCTCTTAAAGATTTTGAATTGATGGAATCTTATTCTTTAAGATCTGTAAGAGATATTATTCTTATCGCAAGGTGTATCTATTCTATTGGTTATGTCAAAATCAATCAAGACAGAGATTTCTATCAAATGATAGAATTTTGTAAAACCATTCCTATGTCATGTTTTAATAAGATTGTGCTTTATATATATGCAATCACTAATCGTTTAAGAAATGCAGGTATTTTACTTGAAGGATTTTGCTATGAAACTGAATCAAGACAGCTTTGGAAAACTTGGATGTCTAAAAATAGATTTCAAAAAGAAGTATCTGATGGTGCTTTTGATACTTTGCAACTCGCTTGGATTATATGGAATGAAAGTGAAGATTTAAAAGCTATAGAAGATTCACATTGGCAAAGGTCATTATTTGTAGCTAGTGCTATGGCATCAGGTGTAGATAAAATTAAAGCCAAATGGAAAAATCAAGAAGAATTGGAAAACAAGAGAAGAGAAGAAGTAAAGAAATATGCTCGCATGGGAAAACCTATGCCTAAAGATGCTAAAGGAGCTGTCCTAGATCAAAATGAAAAATTGATTGAAGAAATGAGAAGGTGGTTAGCTGGTGAAGAAGATGAACATGATAAAGTGATTAGAGAACATAAAGAATTTATGAAAGAGCAAATCACTAAAGCTAAAACCTATGCAGAAGAACAAAGACAAATTGCTATTGAGAAAAAGGAAGAAATACAAGCTATACCATTGGTTGGTTATTCCTTAGATGATATAAAACAAAAGACAGGTGGAATAACACAATCAACAACAATAGGTGTGCATTTAAGTAAAGACAATGAAAAAGTATTAAATAAAATTATGGCAGATGCTCTTGTACCTGAGCCTTTAAATCCTGAACAAGATTCAATTTTCAATCAATCAAAAACATCATTAATGGATAAAATTACACAAAGGCAACCAAAGATATAGGTAAAGAACATGGCAATTCCAAAGATGCAAATGACAATGGATCAGCTGAAAGATCTAACCAAAAAAATTTCTGATACCGATAAAAGTCTTTTAGGTGTGATGAATACTATTGTGCATCAAGCAGAACTTGTGAAAAAAGCATCTGCTAATTTTAATGATACTCTTGCTAAAGTGAATAGTAGAACTTTAGGTGATTATGAAGCTCAAAAGAAAAAACTAAAAGAAATCAATAAAATCAATAAGGATTTCCAAAAATCCGAAATGGAAATTTTAAATAATATCAAAAACCTTCAAGCAGTAGGATCTAAAGAATCAAGAAAACAAATCATTGAACAAAGACTTGAATTAAAGAATTTACAAAAAGAACATGAAAAAATGTTTAATACTCAAAGGAGAGCATATGAAGAAATTGCCAAACAGAATTTAAAGATCATTAAAGACTTTGAAGATGGTATTGAAGAAATTAATCAAAATTTAGATAGTGCTTTTAAAGATGGAAATCTTTTCAAACAAATTTCTTCAATAGGTAGCGAATTACAAGAAGTTATAGAAACTGCTATGGATGGTGGTATTGCAGGAATGGAAAAAATCCTATCATCTTCTTTAGGTGGCATCACTAAAGTCTTTCAAATAAGAGCATTAAAACTAGCTGAACAAGGTAAAAAAGATTTAGCTAGAATTACTGAATTAAAAAAAAGAGGTGCTAAATCAGGTGGTTCATCCGATGATGATAAAGAACTTACTACATTAGAATCAAGTAGAGTTAGTTCTGAAAAAGATGCTACAGGTATGTTAGCTATGAGTAAAGGTATGCAGATGCTTTCTGTAGGTGTAATGGGTGTTGTCACTGCCTTTAAAATGATGATTGATGCTGAATCTAAAGTTAAAGAATTTAATAAAGATATGTTGAACGATGCAGGTGGTTCTTTATCTTTTCTTAAACATAGTCAAGAAGGTTTAGCTAGTAGTTTAAATACCTATCGTGAAGGTTTTGCTAAAATGGCAAACACTGTAGGTATGAAAGCTGATGAGATCAAATCTCAATTTATTGCTCTACAAGACACTACTTTCTTCAATAAAGAAACACTTAAAGATTTTGATGGTTTTGAAAGAGCATTTAAAACACTATCTACTTATTCTAAAGGTCTTGGTCTTTCTATTTCTGAAACAACAGAAATTGCTGAATCTTTTGTTGATAGTATGGCTATCGATACATCTACACAAGATGGTATGGAAACTTTATCTTCTGCTTTTCAAAGTATTGGTTTCTTTGCAAGCAAATCTAATATCTCTACCAAAGCATTTACCAACCAGCTTAAAGAGGCTAATGCTAAATCTACTAGCTTTAATAAGTCTATTGTTCAAACTGCATCTGTTATGTTTAAAGTTAATAAAGCATTAGGTGCAAATCGAGCAAAAGACTTCTTTGAAGGATTTGAGGATCAAAAAGAAAAAGAATATGCAGATCTTATTAAAAACCTTGCAATGGCTGGAGGTCCCGCAAGCGAAACGATGCAAAAAATTATGCGACAAAATGCTATTACAAGTGCAGGTGGTCTTCAAAAAGCAATTAGCAGTGATGAAGAAAAAAAAGCATTTGAAAAAGCATCTAAAGAATCAGGTTTAAATCTCGATCTCACTAAAAGTAATGAAGAAATTATGACACAATTACAAGGTGTTGATCTAACAAGCGATGCTTTTGTTAAATTCATAAGTACTTTAGAAGATTCAGGTATTGGTAATGCCTCTGCTTTAATTGAAAAAGTACAAGCAGGTGTTAGATCTGCTCAAGGTGTTGGTAAAGATAAAGGATTTGAAGAACAATCATTAGCTTTAAGAGAACTTTCTATGGGTGGTCAATATGCAATGAAATTTGCTGAAGCAAAAGCTATTATTGAAACAGGTGCAGGTAAAGGTAAAACAATTAGTCAATTAGATGAAAAAGTTTTAGAAACAGTTAAAACTGCTCTCAAAGGTCAAGGCAAAACTGAAAAAGAAATCAATACTTTAATTTCTTTAGATCAAAGAGCAAGAGGTGATTTTAGCAAAGCACAAGAAATCCAAGCTAAATATGCAAGTGCTAGTGCTGAGGACAAACAAAAAATGGATGAAGATTTAGCTAAAATGGGTTTAATGATGAATGCTCAAGGTGAACTTGTTACTAAAAATACACAGCAACTCGTTAAATCTACTGAAGATATGTATGTCGCAACAGGTGAAATTTTTAGTGAGGAACAAAAAGCAAGAGAACCTAAAGTTAAATCTGAACAGGATCTTATGAAAGATCAAATAGATGCTACTTGGGGTATGGGTGATCGTCTTGAAGCTACCTTCGGTGTTTATCTTGAACAGCTTAATACTTATGTTGCTAAAATCTTATCTTATATTTCATCTTGGTTTGGCACTCAAACAAATCAAGAAATGAAAACTCAACAAAGACTACAAGAAGAAAAAATTGACCAACAAAAGCGATACGATAAACAAATTAAAGAAGAAACAGATAAAATCGCTCAACTTAAAAAGACAGGTGGCAGTGCAGATGAAGTTGCGAAAAGTGAAAAAAGAATTGCTGAACTTTCTAAACTTAAAGAATCTAGTCAAAGCGAACTAGAACTTCTACAAAAAGGTGCTACTTTATTAGGAAATAAAAAACAACAAGAACTCCAACTTGCTACTACTAAAAGAGATGTTGCTAGTAAAGCATTTGGTGCTGGCACAGCAGGTGCTAAATTAGGTGCTTTAAAAGAAAGTTTAGGCAAATCTACAGATCAAGAAGTTTTAGATTTATTAGATGAAATGAGAGATATTTATGAAAACAAAGATGATGAAGATGCTACTGAAGAAGAATTAAAAAAACTTGCTGACTTTGAAGAAAAAGTTAAAGCATCAGGTCTACAATTACAACTCGATTCTACTTTAGGTACTGAATATGCTAAAATCTTTGATGATCAAGGTAGAGCTTTATTTGAATCTATTGAAGGTTATATGAGTGATACAAATAAAGTGAACACGGATGTTTTACATAAAGAACTTCTTAGTTCACAAAATAATCAAAAAGAAATTTCAGGTTTCTTTGAAGAAATTGGTGCTAAAACTCAAGAGGATGCTCTAAAAATATTAGAGTCTTATCGTAGTGATATTTTAGAGCAAGAAAATGATCCTTACTTTAATAAACTTACTAAAGAACAGGAAGAACAAAAAAAGAAAATTGAAGATGCTATGAAAAAGCATGGCATCCAAACTAATTTTGAATCCGATTATCTAACTTCAAATTTATCCTTATCTAAAGGCGATGAAAAGTTTCTTCGAACAAGTCATGGTGAAGGTCAATATGTATCAGACACAATGAAAGATGTTTTTAATCCAGCTTTATTTGCTAAAGCACAAACAGAAGAAAATAAAAAAAATAGAAAAGAAACTGTCGATACTACTGCTGAAGGTATTCAACAAGGTTTAGAAAAACACGAACTTAGTAAAACTCAATTTGATGCAAGTGGCAATCCTATACCTGCTCTACCTATGCAGGATTTTATTTGGCGAGAAAAAGGTGGTCTACAATCATTCTCACCTCAAGATAATGTCATTGGTTTTAAAGATCAAGGTAAAATGGGTTCTGCTATCAATTCTATGATGGCAGGCAATACTACTAATAATAACAATAATGCTCGTGCTATGTTTAATATCAATATCAATGGTGGTAATAAAGATGAAGTTCTTAAAACTATTACTGATGCTCTTAAAAGAGCAGGTGTTGTTACTGAACGAACTTCTTATGCTTAATAGAAAGAAAGGATATGTTTAAATGCCTAGCTTAAATGATCTTAATAATGGATCAGGTGTTAGACCTGTCATTTTTGATATTGTTGCTCCTGATGGATACACTTCTCTCTTAAATGATGGTCAATCTGATCTTAGACTTGTTCTTCAAGTCAATCCATCCAATCTTAAATTCTCTTACACTAAAAAAATCACTCGTACTCAAACCTTTGGTGGATTTATTGAAACTCATTGGGGCGATGAACCTATCACCACTAATATCGAAACTGCTACAGGTGGTTTTATCCGTGTAGGTACAGGTACATCTGCTATCACAGGTGCTGTTCCTAGTGTAGGTGGTTCTAATTTAGATACAGGTACTCGAATGGATACTCTTGCCTATGATAAATATTTAGATTTCCTTGCTCTATTCCATAACAATGGTGCTTTATATGATGCCTTTGGCAATATTGTTGTGCATGGTAGAATTAAAATGTCTTTTAATGGTGGTACATGGTTTGGTTGGTTTCAAACCTTTACTGTTACTGATAGTATTGAAACTCCATATAGCTTTGCTTTAAGTGCAGGCTTTCAAATCGAAAGAGAAGTACATGAAATCCGAACTCAAATGGGAGGTTTTTAAAATATGAAACCTACTCTTGATATTAGTCAATTTTCCCAATTGGCAACAGGTGAACTCTTTCAAATGTATAGCAATGAAGTATCTAATGGTGGTTATCCTGTAGATACTGCTGATCCTGTTGCTCGTTCTTATTCACCTTTTGTTATGTATATCGAACCACCTGCTATTATCTTTCCTAAAACAATAAGAAAACAAAGTGAAATCTCTTCTACTAAAATCCCACCTTTTGCATCACCTTTAAGAAATAGAGCATATCTAGCTACTAATGTTAATAGTCTTAATGGTGCATCTATTTCTTCTAATGCTAAAAATCCTATTTACTCTTTTAATAGTCAAGTTACTGAAAATAATACTTCTCAAGCTGGTCTTTCAGATCGTTTAATGGCTTTAGATATTGTAGATCAATTTAAACAATTAAGAGATTTGCCACCACTCGTCTTTCTTTCTAATCCACAATCACTAGGCTTAACCTTTACTAAAGTCCAACAATATTCCGAACGAACTAGATTTGGTTATGTTTTTCAAGCATGGGGTGAAGATTTACCTGATCTCGATATTCAATGCAAATCAGGTGCTTTTATTGCCTATGGTGATCCAAGTAAAACTGCCACAGGTTTGCAATTCGCATCTATGAGAGATAGTGCCAGCTTTAGACAAATACTTGCTATCCTTGCCATGTATCGTAATGGTGCTACCATCCGTGATCGTGTTGGTAGATCTGAAATGATACATGAAGTTGGTCGCTTTGTTATTGAATATGATGGTACTAGATATAAAGGCAGTCTTGAATCCTTTGACTATGGTTATGATGAAGCACAAATGCTTGGTGGTATGGATTTTAACTTTAAAATGAAAGTTCATGAAATGACTTATTTTGAGCCTACTAAAGCACAAAATACTGCCACACCTAAAACAAATCTTGATGCTGATAAAATAGAACTTACTCAAAACGATATTATTGAGGATAACCAAACTACTAAACCTGTTGGATCAGGTGTTTTACTTCCTACAGAGCAAAGCCAACAAACTCAAGTCAATGCTTTGTTTACTTCATCCCAACAAGGACAATAACATGAGTACTACTACTAAAGGCACTAGCTTTGTTAATACTTCAAGAATTGAAAATAGACCTTATGCAGGATCATGGAAACCTAATTTTAGAAAAGTACATACATGGTCACCCGATGCTCTTGTCTATATTAATGGTGATACTGCTTTAATAGGCTGTCAAGAATGTAAAAATAAAATAGATTTCCAACCTTTTATTACATCTGTTAATGTTGAAGCAGGTAATACATCTTCATCATCATCATCTTCTATTAATTTTTCTATACCTAAACATCATGGTGATAGCATCTTTAAAGATGGTACTTTTATTTTATGTGTAGGCTTAGAGATCAATGTCTATTATCGTGGTTTTTTTAATGTCCAGAATTTAGTTGAATCAGAAATCATTGATTATGGTGATGAAGAATATGATTTAGCTGATCTACAAATGAAACCTTATTATCCTGTCTTTCATGGTGTTGTTACAAGTGTAAATTACACATATAGTGGTGGCTTTTATTCAGGCAGTTTATCGTGTAATGGTTTATTACATTTTTGGCAATATCAACATATCATCACACAATCAGCATCACTTGAATCTGTACCTAATGCTCAAATGCAACCTACAGGTCATGTGTTCACAGGCTGGACACCACATCAAATTATTAAATATCTATTTAAAGATCGTGGTGGGGCTCAAAAAAATGATTTAGGTTATGTAATCAATGGTGTTAGTAATTTATCTTCTCAAGGTGGTGATGAACTTTGGCAACAAGCATTACAATATTGGGAAACTAGATTTTCTCAAGGTCTTTATAATTTAAGAATGTATGGTGCATCAGGCAATCTTCTTACTAATGGTGCAGATGCTTATATAGATCAGCTTATTGTTAATAGTGGTTCTTTAAGTCCTAGATCTCAAAATGGTTTACCTACAATGAACTCTCAACAAAGAGTAGATAACACTCTTGATCCTAGAGTTCTTAGACAATATGATTTAATTGAAGTACCTTTGACAGGTACAGACACAGAACAAATACAACCTTTTACTTTAGATGTTGGCAGTGTTGGTCAATTTGATTCTTATCAATCTACTTATGAAACTAAATTAGGTATTGCAGATACTGTCGTTGAAAAAACAAATTGGGAATTTTTTCAAGATGTAGATGGTGATCTTGTTTTTAAACCACCTATGTTTAATCTTAATGTTAAAGGTAATCGTGTCTATACTATTAAACCTGAAGATATTGTAGATTTAGGTTTTACTCAAAAAGAACCTAATGCTACCTATGTTGTCTGTAAAGGTAGTATGTTTGGCAATATGACAGGTCTTGTAGATAACCAACAAATTGCACCTCAAGCACAATATGTAGATTATCGTTTAGTTGCTAAATTTGGATGGCGAGAAAATCAATTTGATGCCACTCATATTAAAGATCCTAAATCTGCTTTCTATATGGCATCTGCTAAACTTGATCTTCTTAATAAAGATGTTGAAGGCTGTACACTCACTATTCCTTTAAGACCTGAATTAAAAGCAGGTTATCCTATCTATATTGAACATATAGATTGCTTTTATTATGTAGAAGCTGTTAGTCATTCTTTTTCTTTTGGTGGTGATTGCACTACTTCTTTAACTCTTGTTTGCAGAAGAAAGAAATTTATCCTGCCCGGCAGTTCTAACACTTCTTATGCACAAGACAGTAGTAAAGCTGTCGATCTAGCTAATATCTCTCAGCCTAATAAATATCTCAATTCTTTAGACACGGAAGGCAATGTTCGTGTCTGTGGTTTTCCTAATGTAGTTATGGCTATTGACCAAACTAAAATCAATCCTACTTCTTTACCATCAGGTCAAGATAATATTGAAATCTCTACACCTGAACATCTTAATATGCTTATCCTTGAAGCACATAATGCAGGTATTTTACAAATTGCACCTCAAGCATCTAGTGATTTAAATAAAGGTAATCCTCTATTTAATGGACCCTTCTTTGTTAGAAATCCTGCTAGTACAGATGGTGAAGGTGAAATCATAGGTATTCTTGATGTTAAAGATGCTACAAGTCAATTAGGAACACAAGCTAGTATATCACCTAATAACTCTACTAATGCAGTCCAACCTAAAGATAATTCTATTAAAGGTAATGATTTGAGCCAAGATCAAATTGCTAGTAATGAACTTAATGTACAAAACCAATCTCTACCTGATGAAATACCTACTACATCTGTAGATATTGGACAACAACAATCTATTGCAGATAAGAAAGTCACTTTAAGTCAATTGGTAGATCTTGTTAAATCATATAGATCATCAAATACAACAGCTTTTGGTCAAGGCAGTAAAGCAAATATCCTTGCAAATTTAGCTACAAGAAAATCTACCTTTGGTGGTGCTGTCGCTGGACATTATAGATATTATAGTTGCTCTCATCCTGATGTTCAAATGCAAGGTGCAATTGAAATATCAGTAAAGAAAGGCAAAGTAGATTTTAAGCAACCACCTAGAATAGAGGCTAATCCCAATCTTAAAAATGTAAATGTTGTAATGCCTGATCCTACTAATGCTAATACTGATGGTAATCTTATTGAATTTGTAGATGATCCTAATTTTGTTAAGACAGGTATTCGTATCTTTAAGAACATTGGACAACCACAGGAAATTGTACCTACAAGTGAAATCAAAGGTCTTGCTTTTCAAAAGATAGATTTAGAGATACCTACTACTGTTATTACAGAGCAAACTCAAGGCACACCTATGGGAAAAATGACAGGTATTTCTTATTCTCAAATTGCCAAAATTATCCGTGATCAATTATTTAGTAATGGTAGACCTTTATTAAGAGAAAAGAAGATTGGTGCTAATGATCCACAAATCAATAAGAATATTTGCGAAGTTTTATTTGATAAAGATAAAATAGATGATATAAATGAGGATATTTTCCAAGCATATGCAAATGGTTCTTTATGTGATGGTGATGGCAAATCTCTTGTAGGTGATTATATAGAAATTAATGGTGAAGGTATCCAAAGGATTCTAGGTGTTGCGATTAGAGAATGGTCAAGAGATATTTATGATGCACCTGTATCACCTGATAAAATAGGTGTTGCAAATGCTCGTCTTGATCCTGCTAATCAAAGATGGTGTGCAACACCAAGTAAAACATATTTAGATATATATACAGGACGAGATTATCGTTATGATTGTCAAGTCGCATGGTGTGGTCTTTTTGCTCAATATTGCATTAAAGAAAGTGGTGCAATTAAACCTAGTGTTTATGATGGTGGATTTTTAGGTGGATGTGGTGGCATTTTTAGTAAATGGGGAAATACTCCTAGATTTATCGATTACTATAAAAATAAAAATGCAGAAATCAAAGTAGGTGATATTGTTATCTTTAATGGTATTGATAGTGAAACAGGTGCACCCACTAATAAATCTGCTGAACATGGTAAACATATTGCTCTTTGTGCTGAAATCCATCAAGATTATATTATCTGTGTAGATGGTAATTCGTTTGGACTACATCCAGATGGTAAAGAAGGTACAGGTGTTGTTAAAACTAAACGAAAAAAAGATATTATTTGGTATCTTTATCGTTTCCTTCCTGAAGATTTTATTCCACCTGCTCAAACTCCAAAAGCTAATCCTAATGACAGTGTCTATAAAATTAAACTTAATAACATTGTTACTAACCTTATGGCTAAACTAGAAAAAAAACATTCTGTACTTACTGATCTTAAAAAAGCTAAAGAAAATCCACAAGCTGTCCAAAATGTCTTTAATACTCAAGGTGAAAATATTGATAAACTTCAAAAAGATTTAAAAATCCTTTTAAGTCTTACAGGTGGTTTTAATCTCACTCCAAGTAATAGTCTTGCTAGTGGTGCAGGTGCTTATAATAATGATCCTACTGTTATGCCTGTTTTCCCTGTATCTGATGAATATGGTTATGAAGTATTTGGTAGTTATCCTTATGGCAGAGGATTGACTTTAAGAAAAAATGGATCTTTTGAAAAACTATTAAAGAAAGATAAAACATCTTCTGTAAATTTAGAGGACACTAAAGAAGATGTTGCAGGCAGTGAACTTGCTAATGTCACTATTCAAGAAGGTAGCAATACAATTAAAAATGCAGTCAATTCAGATGCGAATTTAAATAAAGAAATGTCTACAAATATTATTGATAGTGGTCTTGCTAACCAGCCTGTAAATCAAACTTCTGTTGATCAAGGTCTTATTATTGAATCCGTGCCAAAGAAACTTCAAGATATTACTCCAAACTTTGATCAAAAAGGTAATGTCTGTGATTGTAGATCTTATGATAGAGATTTACAGCTTTTAGGTATAAGTCTTGATGGTGCATATAACTATGTCAATGTTGGTCAAGAACAACTTGTTAAGAAAATGGCTAACGATAACTTCTCTAAAGCTGAAGTTTGGCAATCTAACCAAAGCAAATTAATAGGTGGTGGCAAATGAGTAATACTACTCTCACTAATAATTTAAGAAATGAACTTGCTCCTAAATCATCTTCTCAAGGATGGTCTAAACTTTCTATCTCTCTCGCAAGCATTATTAAAGTTTATGCTGAAGAACTTAGATGTGATATTAAAGTTGTGCAAGGTGAAAAAGATGAACCTATTTATTCAGGTGTTGAAATTATCCTGCCTGCTTTTGGTGCTAGACATTTCTTAGGTGCTATTCCTGATATTAATGATCTTTGTATTGTAGGCTGGATGTCTGCTGATCAAGATGGGAAAAGAAAACCTGCTATTTTAGGTTGGTTTCCCAAATCACCTTTTCTAGGACATGATTGGTTGCCTACTCAATCTACTACTACTGAAGAAGGTATGCTCAATACACCTAAAGATAGAATTGAACTTAAAGGTATTAGTCATCGTATTAGAAATAAATTAAGACACTTTCAAGCTGGCAATATTGGTGCATCTTCATCTCAAGGCTCTGATCTTGTTTTAGATGAAAGTGTTTTATTATCTAATAGGCGAGCAAATGAAATTAGATTGAGAGATCAAGATCAAGCATTTGTTGTAAGATCCCAACAACAATTCCATACAATGAGTGGTGCTAGAATTTATGGTGGCATTGTTCAAAGAGATGCTAGAACTTTACCTAAAGAACTTATCTCTGATGGTAGTGATTGGTCTGATCCATATCAATTAGATGTAGATGGCAAACCTAAAAGAAATTTTAAAAATGATACTGTTTCACAGGATAACTATAAACCACACCATCTTTTTAGAAAAGAAAGTCTTAATGAAAAAAACAACTTTGAGAAAGATGATGGTTTCATCACTGTTGATCCATATAAATTCGTTTACAATGCTAACCTTGTTAATGAGTTTTTTGAAAATGAAAGTGAAACTAGAAGTCTTGTTTATGGTGGCAAAGCTATTCTTAGATTAAATACAGAAGGCAAAGCATCTTTTAATACTAACATGGCTACTGAATATCGTATCGAACTTAATCACTTAACTGATGGCACTTTACCTGTATCTGAACAGACAGATGGTTTTGATTCTGATAGACTGCCTGATGTTAAAGAAAGCAAAGATAAATTACCTTTTGTTGAATTTGTTTTAGGTTCTGTAGTCGGTAATGAAGCATTTACTTTAACAGGTAAAGATTTATATGGTAAACCTTTATCACCTAAAATTGAATTTGGTGCAGGTTCTTCTCTTGTAGATGCTTCTACTTTAGATTTACAAGAACATTCTGCTACTTTATTAAAAGTACAACCTGTTGTTGGTGGTGATCCTGCATCTTTTATTTCTTTTACCAAAGGTGGTGCTTTAAGAGCATTTATAGGTAATGCTACTACTGAATATGGCATTAAGGCTAAAGTCAATAGTGGTGTTGGTCTATCTGCTCAAAAAGTAAATGTTCAAACTACAGGTAATTTGGATATGAACTTAGGTGGACAGGTTTCTCTTAATGCTGGCAACAATGTAGATTTAAAATCCAATAAAGTTATTAATATTAATGCAGTCAATACGATCAATCTTAGCTCTAATGAAAGAATAAACTTATCTGCTCCTGTTGTAAATTTAGCTGATGCAGGTCAAGTTGTACTTAAATCTCAAAGTGCTTTAAATTTTGGTAGTGCTGAATCAATCAATATTTCAGCTAAAGGTAAAAATGAAACCATTATGGGTGGTTCAAGTACTACCATTAGTGGACCCAAAGACTTTAATATGTTAAGTGGACCGCCACGATCTACAAAGATTTTGGCATCACCTGCAACAGGTCAAGTCGCAGGTATTGTAGATGAAAAGGTTGTTGCTTTTGGTGATGAACTTAATACTTATTTGACTACTAGCAATATTACCGATCTCATTACATCAGGTACTAAAAATACTGTCATTGGTGCAGGTGCTTTAAATATGACTGTTGGAGCAAATGCTATTAATCTTACACCTGCAAGTGCAATAATAAATGCTACTGCAGGTGTAGCTACTGTGAATGCTTTAAGTGGTATTGCTACTCTCAATGGTGTTGCTAGTGCAGTAGTTAATAGTGAAGTTGTTACTACCATTCGTGGTGGTGGTGCTTTAGTTTTATCTAGTAAAGGTACAAGTGTTGGTTTTATTATGTGTGGATCAGATAGAGATACTGTCACAGGCTTGCCATATGTAGCATTAGGTTTAATCCCAAGAGGTCATGTTTTAGCTATTGGTTGATCTTAATAATTTATTTATATCTTTGTGATTAACAAAAACCAATTCTTTTTTAAAGGACATAACAAATGGTAATCAATGAAATCTATCGTATTGCAAAACAAACCAAAGGCAGTAGTGCTTTACAAAAGGCTTGTTTAAGAGCATTAACAGCTAAACCAAATATGAGAAGAAAAGCTAATGTTGGCAATATTGATGGTCAACTACAAGCATTAACAGAACTTCCTGCAAATGAACAAAAAGAAGTCAAAGTAGGTGTTTTAAGTGAAATCGTAAATAAAGTTAAAGTCCAAATGCAATCTCATATAGATGCAGGTGCTTTAGATACCTTTAAAGATCTAATCAAAGAAACAGGTCTTGCGAATAAAATTCGTAGAGGTGAAAAGATTATTACTGCACCTTCAAATCCACTTGAAAAAAAGATTAGTGAAAAAGCTAAAAGTTTTGCAGATGTTTCAGATAGCATTGCTTTTCTAGGTCGTATTACTCAAGCAGAATCACCTGAAGAAATTGTTAAAGCACTTGATATTTCTATGGATGAATTTGAAGGATACCTTTCTGTACTTTTAGGTAAAAAAGTCACAGGTCTTATTGGTGGTGGTTGGAGAAAGTTTTACTCTGCTATTGCTGAAATTAAAGAAGTATATAAGTTATTTACTGTTGAACTTGCAATGACACTTTTAGAAGCTAGTGTTTTTAGTTTTGTAGTTATGGCTTTTGGTGGTGGTTCTTTTATGGATATTCTTCATAGTATCGGAC